TTCTTAACCCCATTTTGAATGGTGTCTTCAACTGCGTTCATTATTGCAAATTTAAACGCACTGGTGTTCTTAACCCCATTTTGAATGGTGTCTTCAACGCCATCACCTACGGACGACGCTACGCAATGGGTGTTCTTAACCCCATTTTGAATGGTGTCTTCAACTTCCTGCAGGGGTTTTTCGAAGTCAAAATAGGTGTTCTTAACCCCATTTTGAATGGTGTCTTCAACGTAGGAGACGTGATATATCACGTCTGAATAGGTGTTCTTAACCCCATTTTGAATGGTGTCTTCAACGTAACCTTCAGGCTCGTAGTTTTTATTTCTGGTGTTCTTAACCCCATTTTGAATGGTGTCTTCAACATTCCCTGCTGCGAATCGCTCACCACAAACGGTGTTCTTAACCCCATTTTGAATGGTGTCTTCAACTCCAATTTCACGGCACCCACTGGTTTGGTGGGTGTTCTTAACCCCATTTTGAATGGTGTCTTCAACTCGCTTCGTGGAAAACCTGAACGGCAAGTAGGTGTTCTTAACCCCATTTTGAATGGTGTCTTCAACCCACTTTGTTATATATGGTGTAAAATCAGGGTATTCCATTGCTACATACCTAAAAATACCCGAAAAAAAATGATAGTTATACCACAAAGTTCCTTTTTTATCTAATTCTATTAACCACTTTCTATCTTCGGTTAAAATAAACCACATGGAACCATTATGATGATATATATCATAACCTTTTGTGAAGTCATTAAGAAATTCTAATATTATTTGTTTTTCCATTTTAAAAATTAGGATTTGTGATTCTCATATCATAATCATTAAAATCCATAAAATCAATTTCATCAGCGTCTATTCTTCTTAATAAACTATCTCCAGGCATTTCTCTTTCTGATAAACGATTCATTCGTGTTTGTCTATCTATATCAGTATAAATAATAAAAGAACTCTCTCTATCTTCAGGTTTGATTTTAGATATCCCTTTTGGTGTCATAATGAATAAATCGTCACGATAGAACTGTTCTTTGGTTGTACCATATAACCATCCATTAAAGTATATACATTCATAAAATAACCCATCTTCAATCATTTTATTTGATTCTTCTTCAGTTAAGAAATAATAATCTTTTCCTTCCTCTTCACCCTTTCTTTTTGGTCTTGTTGTGTAACTAACACCAAATGTGAAACCACGACTCTCAAACTTTTTTCTTAAAAAATCTTTACCTGAAGCCGCTTTTCCAACCAAAATTATTCTTTTTGTCTTAGAATTAATCATTATTTTGTTCCGTTACTTTTTTGTAGATTTTTTTAAAACACTCTGAACATAATTGACCCGCACCTTCAACATATCCATATCTTAAATCGATATTTTGTCTTATTGGTATTTCGGTGTCTATTCCACAATTGATACACTTTTCTGTATTCTCTGAATTAGTCATTAATATAATCTTTTAAAAGTTCTTCATTTGAAATCATACCATATTTGTTTGTAATGTCATCAAGATTAACATTAGCATACATCATATGTCTAACATTATTGGTTGTTTCTGAAAGTTTTAGAGATTCGGAAATCACCTTAATAATTCTATAAGGGTCTGCATTTGATGCTGGCCTTCTATCTTCGACATATCCTTTCCATTCTTTTGAGGTACTTAAAGGAACTCTTATGGATGCTCCTCTGTCAGAAATTCCCCAACTAAACTTGTCAATTGATTGTGTTTCATGCTTTCCAGTCAATCTTAGGTTATTATCTGAACCATAATTTTCAATGTGTTCTATATGTCTTGAATCAAAAGTAGAAAATATACTTTTGAAGTATTCTTCCCCACCAATATCCCTCATTTTCCCATTTGAAAAATTGCAGTGTAGACCAGAGCCATTCCAGTCTCCGCTTACAGGTTTTGGATGGAACTCAATGGTAAAACCATAATCTTCGGACATTTGTTGTAGAATATATCTAGAAATCCAAAGGTCGTCACCAGCTTTCAATTTACCTTTTGAAAAAACTTGGTATTCCCATTGTCCCAAAAGAACTTCCGCATTTGTTCCTGTAATGTCAATTCCTGCACCAATACAATATTCCATATGTTTTTGAACAAATTCACGTCCATTTACCTGTCCGTTTCCAACACCACAATAATATTTTCCTTGCGGTTCAGGATACCCATTAATCGGAAAACCAAGTGGTCTACCATCTTTAATAATTGTATATTCCTGTTCAAACCCAAACCATAAATCTTCATCTTCTTCACTGATTAATTCTCCTTCGTTTGAACTGCTCGGTGTTATTTTTTCAAATGAGTCTGATAATGGAACCGTTGACCTAATTGATGCCCTTGTATTTGAACTATGCGGTGTTCCGTCTGGATTCATAACTTCACAAAAAACAAAAAATGATGGTTTTTTGCTAGTGTTTAATGGGTTTGGATAAATTTTAACAGGTTTTAAAATGCAATCTGAAAAATGTCCTTCCGCTTGTTTTGTCGATGAACCATCAAATGACCATTCGGGACAATCATCTAATTTAATATTATATTGATTATGGTCAATTACTTTTACCTTACTTCTAAGATTTGGTTCTGGTTTATAACCATCCAACCAAATATATTCTAAAAAAACTTTCATATTATTTATTTTTTATTACGTAATATCCTTTTGCAACTTCTCTGTTGTATTCAACAACAATATCGTTTTTTTCCAATTCTTGAATAATTTCAGTCGCTTTTTCAATGTCACATTTGAGAATATGTGCAATGTAACTAATATGGAGAGGACTCCTTAATTTCGACATCAAAAGTTTTTCCTCTTTCTGATTCATATTATTTTTTAAGTTTGGGATTATTCTTTTTAACAGATTCTGTTCTTGTTTCATTTTTCCAAATCTGTTTTGGTACATACTCCCAACCTAAATAAGTTGTTACAATCATTTTGTGGGCTTCTCTGTCGTTTAGACGTTTTAGTTCTCCTGTTTTTTTATTCCTAATTGTCTTCATATTTTAAATTATAGGTTTTAATTATTTTTTTATCAATATTACATCAAGAAATTAATTATTTTTTCTTTTACCCCACTTTGTTTAATTCCTTCATTTGAAAGTGGTGTATGGACAAAATTATCAAGTCCCCAATCATGTTCAAACTTTATGCTGTAACTCATTCCTGTTTTACCCATATTCAAATCATCTACCGCAACCCAATGTGTTACTTGTGGGTTATTTTGAAGATATTGTTTGATTTCAAGTGAACGACTTTGTTCCAAGTCCCATTGACGGCTCCAAGGAAATGTTTCATTATCATAATTGGTACATTCACTCAGCCTTGGTGTAAATGCGATTGGTTTTTTAATAATACCTTGTGATAGGTAATATTCCCCCATTTCTTCAACATTTGCCCAATTTTTCCAATCTGAAGATACAACAATTTCAACATCTGTTACTTCCAAAATTTTATTAAGGATTTTGATTGCCTTTTTATCAAAATTATCAAATCTACAATCAACAGGCAGTACATAGTCAGGTGAACTCAAATTTCTTGATATTCCTGTCTTTTCTCTAAGCTTCGTTTCCTTTTTAAATCTACTTCCCCATTGGTCTCTGAGACAAATAACACCATCATGGTCCAAAAAAAGAGCTTTCATAACTACAAATCTATGCAAAAGATTTTAAAAAAACAAATCAGTTATAAAACTGTCCTTTTTTTTGTGTTTCTTTGGTTTGAAAAGTTGCAATTCTTCTTTTAATAAGAGGTAATATTGTTTCATTTAAAGGAACAATATTTTCTGTGTTTTTTCTAATTTTAATAAAAAATATTGGATGTCCTGGTTTTTTTATTTCATATTTGTCTTCCGATATTAAGTCACTAATATTTAAATTATCAGCAGATATTTTGATTGGAGTTAAAACTATTTTTGTCTCTTTTTTATTTCTTTTTAATTTCTTTTTCTCGTACCTGTATAGATAATTAATATCCCCATATTGAAAGAATAAGAATCCTTTTCCTCGTTTTAATTCGTTTTCATTTTCAAGTACATCAATCCAAAGTGATTCATATATTATCGTCCAAATTGATTTGGCGATTAAAAAATAGTCTTTAAATTTTGATTCTCCGAAATCTATTATTGTTCTGTATTCAGAATAATCTTTTGGTGACATTTGTGGTACGTCATAATATTCTAAATCAGTAATTAAAATTTCCTCATCAATATCATCTAATTTACTAATTAATTTTATATATTTGTCCTTTGATTTTAAATTTGAAAAATTTGCGTAGTTTAATGAAATATCTCTAAAGTGTGGATATAATTTAAAGTTATCCAAATCATTACTAACTTTTTGAAAATACGCCATCATCTTATATTCTTGATATTCAAAATCAATCGGTTCACATAACATCCAATTTGTATTCATATTTTTTTTTTTAATTAACTCTTATAATGTAATAATTAACGTTTTCAATTTCTTCTGTATAGTAATCCCCATCATAACTACTTAAAACATTACCATATCCATCTGATTCTATGTAGTCTTTAATTAAACTTTCAATGTCTATTAACCTGTTATTTACCATCCATTTTGTAAAATCATTATCACCCCAAAAATTGTCATAGAAGTTTTTTGCATTTCCACCATAATAATCTACTTGAGATTCTATTTCTCCTTCAATTTTTTCATCTGAAAAGTCCCCTTCTGGGTTAGATGTTATACTTTCAATTTCATCTTCAATTTCTGAAATTCTATCTTCCATCTCGGTTATATTATCATTCATTTCATCATAGTCTACTTCCCAAGTATCTTCTTCCATGTTTAATTGTTTTTTTTCTTGTTCTAACATTTTAATCTTTACTTGGAGAGTAGTTTTTTCTTTTTGAAGTTCGTTAATTTCTCTCATCTGAGATTTACTTAGTTCTCTATCACTATCATCTAAATAAGCACTAGGTTCTTCATATACCATATCATAGAAAAAATCTTTAATATAATCTTTAACTTTTTTATCGTCTATATGTCCTTCAACAAATGATGAATTAAATGATTCAATCCCAAGTTCATCTATCAATGATTTAGCAGATTCATAAGCGGCTTCATCAAATTCATCTTCAGTTCCTACCACCCATTGTTCATCGTTATAATCAAACATTTGTAATCCATAATGTGGATACTGTTCAGGTATTAAATAATAAACATCTATTTTTTCTTCAAGTTCATTTATTTCATTCTCAATTACTTCAATATTCGACACTAAATCAGTGTTTTCATCTGCGTTTTCAGTTTCATTATATATTTCTTGTAATCTTTCTAATTCTTGTTTTAAATCACGTAACCTTTGTTTTTCTTCATCTGTCATATAATCAATATTATTTTCAGTGACAAGAAATTTAAATAACGCATTTGCTTTGAGAGCCTCCTCATCGTCAGTTGGTAATTTCCACAAATCTTCTTCTCTCCTTTGTTGTTGTTCTGCCATTCTTTCCCTCATTTTACGAGCTTCTTCTTCACGACGGATTCTATTTTCTTCTCTTATTCGTTCATACTCTTCACCAAAATTTGTTTGAATATATACAACCACTCTATCCAAAATATTTTTTAACTTTTTTGAACCAAAAATCCAACCTGATTTTATAACGTCATCAGTTGCATTATAAAACTTCATATTATCATCAAAAGTGTAATATAACGCCACTTTATAAAGTGGGTCTGATGTTGGTTTCTTTTTATCAATGAAATAAAATAATTTACCATTTTTATTATGATTATCAAAATGGGATTTGGTTGAGGTCGTACACCATTTTGTACCAGCACCATATTTACAAGACGCCTCATAAGTTTTTGGTTGAATTACAACCATATCGTCATCTTCATATACTAAATCAGATTGCTCATCACTTTTTACCTCTCTTCTTATTTTATTGTTATATTCGTCTATAACATTTTTTAACTGTTCTATTGTTTTATATTGGTTGATATCTTTTATTGGTAAGTTAGGACCTATTGTTGAAAATCTTTCTAATAAACTTTCTAATTTAGACATATCAGTGTCAAAATTATTAGGGTTAACTACGTTACCAATAAAATTTAAATACTTGTTTTGTCCTGGTAATGATTCAGAAACGTTAATTATTTGTTGTAATTGAGTTTCATTAAATTTTTTTGAAAACCTTGCAACAAAATCTTCTTTTCTACCTTCTGTTAATATTTGCAATAGACTCATTTCTTTATTTTATTTATAAATATACTATCGTTTCTATATTTATACATTATTCACATATTTATAATAATAAACTAATTTAAAAACTACAATTATGTCAGGATGCGGATGCAAAAAACCTCAACAACCAACACAACCAGTTCAAACAACTAATGAATCAGTTGTAAACGCTGTTAAAAAAACAGTTCAGAAGTATTACCAAAAAACTGTTAAAAAATAAATTTATCTTTAGTGTTGGATTAAAAGGGGATTTTTCCCCTTTTTTTATATTTATTAATATGGATTTAGAAGAAATAATAAGTAATGGAGACCGTGATGAACTAACAGATATAATTAGTAAGTACTTCTTCAAACATTTTGATATTTTTTTCAATCATCTAATTGATGAGGGTATTATTAGTGGCGAACATTTAGATGATTCGATGATTGACCTTTTACCTAACGAATATTTTGATTTTTGGATTAAAGAAAAATCAATAAAGGATGTTCTTAACTTTTTTGCGGAACAATTACCTGATGTTAAATACGAGAATAATAAATATTATTTAATGTTAAGTGAAATTGGTGATTTATCCGATTTATTTAGCAGTTCAAGAAATAGTGCCAGTGAAGAATTTATTAGAAATATATTAGAAGGTAATTTAGATTATGGTTTTTATTATGAAAATTATGAGTCATCAATAATAGATGATTTATCTAATGATAACTTTAAAAAACTCATTGAAATAATTAAAGAAAATGGTCTTAATAAAGAATTATATTATAATGGTAGTAGTGGAGTTATACTTGATTTTATTGAGTCTGATAATGACGATAATACGTTTATACTGACCACTGATAGGTTAAATAAGATAGTTGAATCTAAAGAGATTTACGATTTAATAAAAAATTGTGATGAATTTAATGACTTAAAAGTTGATTTGAACTCTTTATATAATCAGGCTTACGAATCGGCCCTTTCAGATGAATACTATAGTTTAGTAACTAATGTCATTAGAAAATTTTTACTTTTATCTAGAGATGAACCTTTATACGAAAATTTTACAAAAACAAAAACTTTAAAAAATGGTGAAAAAGTTAACAACTATGAATATGGTGTAAATATTACAAATGTTTTTGATAATATGGTTAAAGACTCTATTAGTTCTTATTTAGGGAAAATGGAGGATTCAAATGAATTACTTGATTATCATGGTAGATTAGATACTTTTATAAAAGACACATATGAAGGTTTACGTGTATACTTAGATAATACAAGCCCATCTTGGTCTGAAGTTGTTTCAAATTATAATGAATATTTTAAAGATAATATTTAACTAATGATATTTATTTTTTAATATTTTCACATGATTAGTGAAAATATGATTTACAACCCCTATTTTGGTGAAAACCTTTGTAATTTACTGGCAAATTCTATTGTCGAAGAAATAAAATCTGATAACCCGAAACATTTTGTAGATATTAGTGTCTCTAATGTAAGTGAATTTTTAATTGTTTTTGGTAAAACATCATCAACAAAAAAAATAAATTTAACAGAACTGTTTAACAATTTTATGGACACCATACCCGAATCAATGAGGATAATTGTTAAGGTGTTTGATATGGTTTCATATGGTGTTGAAAGAGAAACTACTACTATATTTTATAGTAACACATATAATAAAGAATTTAAAGATTATACAGATTCCTTTGATGAATATCAACAAATATTAAATTGGAATCGTCAAGGATTATATACTAACATTAAAGTGTTTAAAAATAACAAATATGTTAATGTGGTCTTTAATGAATCACATCTTGAAATTCCATCTGAATATACTGAACTACTAAGCACAAATAAAACTTTTAAGTCTGACCCTATTTTTGGTAAGGACATTAGGAGTGTTAAATATTTTCACATGTTATCCAAATATATTGCACACACTCTTTTTGAATCTAATATTTGTAAAGATGTTACCATAAATTTATCAACTGATTCTAGCATTAATGATATAAATTGGGAAACCATTAATCTTTCAATAGAAAGTAATTCATTCTTATATAATAAGAATTGGGTGGAAAGTTTAGTACTTGATATTTTTGATTTTGAACCTGAAAAAGTAATATCTCATTTGAATTTGGATAATTATAACTTTTCAAACGAGATATTACAGGAAAACACTAACTATTCTTGGTTAAAAAGAGATAGACTTAGAGATATAAGATTTGTTTAATCTTTGGTTAAGAAATTCTTAACCATTTCAACCGCTTCGCTTAGTTCCTGAAAATCTCTTTCGGGAACTAAAGCTGCATAGTCTTCAATTTTATTTTGGTCTATTTTGACACATAGAAATGCTGGTACATATTCATTTCCGTCAACAATGGACTTAAATTCTTCATATTCAGAATCATTTTCATCAATGTCTTTTTCAACAAAATCAATATCTTCATCATATAACATTTCTTTTAAATCCAAACAATGTGGACATCCTTTCATTGTAAATAAAAAAATTTTTTTCATTATAGTGTTTCAATTTCTTTTAAAAGTGCAAAATCACTCATTAAACCTTTAAATGTTTTTATGTTTTCTCCATTGGAGTAAAATTTAATTGTTGGTAATACAGATACTGATAAAGATTTCGTTAATTCCATATCTTGGTCTATATCAAACTTATAAATTGACACTTCTGATTTATCTTCTTTTAGTTTTGTGTTAACTCTTTCAAGAATTGGTACAAGTTGTTTACAGGGCATACACCACGTACCATAAAAATCCACAATGAATTTTTCATTTGAATTTAATTTTTCTTTTAGTTGTTCAGGATTTAGTTCCATTTTATTCTTCTATTTTAACTTTATGTTTATTAAATAAATTTGCGGCAATTTGTACAGATTCTTTAACTTCAGAGTCATATAAAAAATATAATTCAAAGGATTCTATTGAATTAATTATGTAAATATCGTATTCAGGAGTACGATAATACGTTTCAAGTATTGAACCGTCACTCATTATCGTTTCATAATAAGGATTTTTTTTTGTTATACTTAAAATTGATTTTTCCACAAAACCAAAATCCCAAATAGATGGGATTGGTTTTTCAGGATGGATATTAGAATAAATATCCAAAATATGTTTAGGTATTAATTGTTTGTTATCCCTGTCCACGATACTTTTTCACATAGTTTTTTGACCTTTTATGGTTTGAAGATTTTGTTTTTGCGTGAACTCCAGGTCTGTTTACTTTAGGTTTAATCTTGTAAATAGATGAGAAGCTTGAACTGGTTTTTGATTTTCCTGCCATTTTATTTTTTTCTTAATTTTAGTTTAATGATAGTTTAAAATAATTAAATTTCAAATTTAATTTAAAAAAATTTTTCCAAAGTTAGTTTCAATTATTGTGTTATCGACAATTTTAGATTTTTTTAAGTCAATTATAATTTCAATCACTTGATTTTTTGTGAGTTCAAACTGTTCACCTTTTTCATGATTTTTAATTACTTTTTCTTCAACTAGTTCAAAAAATTTTTGTTCGTCTGTTTCTCCAATTAATTCTAACAAGTCATTAGGATTTCTTTTAAAGAAATCTTTAAAATTTGATAAATAAATTTCAACGTCTAAATTCATTTTAGAAATTATTAGTTACTGTCGTAAATCTTAATCTTAGATTTTAAATTATCGGATAAAACAAGATTTGGACAACCCCTAATACTCATCAATCTAAGGTTTTTCATATTTGCCATACAGTCTGGAAGTGATTTCAAAGTTGTACTGTTCTGAAGTGATAAGTATTTTAGATTATTCAACTTGCATATTTCATCAGGAACCTCAGAAACAAGCCCTTCAATAAGAATACCTTGTAAATTTTCAAGTTCAGAAATTGTACTAGGTATCGGGAATGCTTTATTGGCTGTACCGCTAATTTCAAGTCTTACAATATCTTTAGGTAACAAATTAAAGAAGTCGTCAAAACCATAAAGAGCAATAAATTTAGCCGTTGGACTTTCAGGGAATTTAATATCAATTGACTTATTATCACCAGTACCTGTAACCAAGCTAACTGCAAATTTTTCTTTCAATGATTCTTTTAATCTTTTCATCATCGGTAGACTTAAAAGTTCTATATCATCCGCAGATAACCTATCAAATGATGTGTTTGCCAATTTTTCTTTTTTCTTATTTATATAATAATTCAAAACTGACTCTGATGCAACTCTAAGTTGTGACCCTGTTAAATCAAATCCTAAAGAAATATATTTCTTTTGAAGTTCTGTTGATAAGTTTTCAAATTGTGTGTCATTTAACTTAGGGCTGTTATATTCCAACCACATCTCAACTGATTGTTCATCCCCTAAAGCGTCATATGGATTGTCACCAACTCTAACACCTGTAACTTTTTTAATTAACTGTCTTTCTTCTTGTGTTAATGGTTTTGGTACAAATAAAGATTCCAAATTAGCCAATTTCGGTAATTTATCTGAAATTTCACTCCAAGGAATATTTTGGTGTCCTGAATATTTGCCAGAATTTGAACCATCGGCCAGAGACTTTCTACCATCAGGGTCAACCAATATAACTACAGCATAATTTAAATCCTTAAATGGTTTGTCTTGGTCAATAACATAATAAAGAGTTCTTTCGTTATTGAGTCTATAGTTATAATATAAGTTTCCTCCACCTTCTCTACTTGTACACCAACTTCTACCATTTTTTAACTTAACACATTGGTCTTTGGTTTTTGGAGCAAAAACCAATAGATTATTTTTGTCATAAACAATATCAATACCTGACAAATCTTCTTTATATTTTTCAGCATTTTCATCACCTTCAGATAGATAACCATCAACCAATTGTTCCAATTCATGAAAAGTCATAAAATAAATTGGTTTAGTACCTCTTGGTACTCTGGCTCTATTTTGAATAAACGCTTGAGTATAAAATAATAGTGTATCAGGGTTTGAACCTGCCTGTACAAAGTCTTGGTCTTTTGACATCTTATCACTAATAACCTTATTCATTATTTTAGCATAATTTTTATTAATGAATTCGGTTAATGATAGATAATCATAATTTTTAATGTCCCTTTCTTTCTCAGAAATAAAAGGATAAATATCATAGAATTTAGTAAGTAAGTTCTTTAAAACAGAACTTTCATATCTGTATGGTCCTTTTTGTTCATCAGGAAGTGATTCTTTTTTTGTATCCCAAGATTTCTTCAATTGGGTAAGTGTTGCGCTTACACTTTTTTCCATTTCTTTACCGACAACCAATGATTTTAAATCATCATAGCCATATCGAGTAATATCTCGTTTATCGGTGTCTAAACCTTCTTTATATTTTTCAAACCCATTGATAATAGCGTCAATTGTTTTTTCATTATCATTTGTTTGTTGTTTAAACTTAGTAATAAGTTCTTTTTTTAGTTTTTGTGAAACTTCTTTTAAAATGACTTTTGTCAATAACGGTGTTAATCTCATCTCTATTGTGTTTTCCATATAAATATTGCGATTCTTACAAATTGTAGTTCATAATTAAAAGTTCTTCGCCCATATTTTGAGTTTTACCTTTTTTTGCTGCCGCGGCTTTAGCAAATTCTTTCTTTTCCCATCTAAAATCAGTTTCAGGGAACCATTGATGTAATAACTCAAAATCATAATACGACATTGCAAACTTACCACTTATTTTTTTCAAAACCAAAGACAATCTTTCATGGTCATCCCTATCAAAATCATGATTTGAATAATATGATTCTGTTTTCCAATATGGTGCATCCACATAATGAAAGGTTTTTTCACCATCATATTTCATAATCAAATCTTCAAAATCTAAGTTTTCCACATCTGTTATTTTCAGAAAATAATCAATCCACTTGGGGTTCGTTAACTTGTCTTTAAATGAAAGATATTTCGCTTTATATTTTCCTTTAAGGTCAATAAATGAAGATGTTTCAGGTTTTGAACCTGAAAATACACTTGTTACAATATATACATATTTTGACGCAACTTCATAATTTGGTGTGGTTGTCGTGAAATCGGTTGAAAATAATTCTTTTTGAAATTGTATGAATTTTTCTTTAAACTGCGGTGGTGTGTTTGTTACACCGAGTTGTTGTACCGTAATTTCATCCATAGCCCTTTTTAATTCTGAAGGATTCTGTATACAAAGAAACAAATTGTAATTAAGAAAGTTTAAATCGTTATATACGATTTTTTTTAAATTTGGAAACTTACTCAAGTCCATATTATAGTATGACCACATCATACCACCAAAACTTTCAGTATATATTTCCATATCTTGTGGGTAATATTCCACTAGCCACCGGCCTATACGTGATTTTCCTCCTATCCAGCTTAACATATTTTCAATTATAGTAAAAAAAAATTAAAAAAGCAATTATTAGTTATAACAATTTTTATATGGTCGACAAGAAGCTTTTTGTGTGAAACCCATTTTATTACAAGGTGTCGATAAACAATACGATTTTTTATATTTTCTATTTTTTTTAAACTTTTTTTGTTCTTTTTCATTTACGTATAGACGTAATACTTCTAAAATTAGATTATTCATAATTATAAATATCATGAGCGATTGTAAGAAATGTAAAAAAAGAACTTTAAAAAGTTATAATCAAATTGTTATTCCTTTTTCAGTTTATTTATTAATAACATCATTGGTTGGTACTGTTTTTATCATAAAGTACATTATGTCTTTATTCTAAAATATTCCTAATTTTTTCAAGTTTTTCTTCGTCTATATTAGATAGACCACCATCAATATCGATTTTAATGATAAAATCTCCCCTTCCTTCTTGGAAATAATATCCCTTACCTCTTAATCTCACAGGTATTGAAGTGTTAAATTTTGTTGGGAATTTAATCATTAATTGTCCTTCAGGATGTTCTAATTTGATGTCTTTTTTCTTAAAAATATCTTCAGGTGATAACATTAAATTATAATAAAGATTTTGACCCATTTTTTGATGTTTTCCGTCATTAATTATCTTAATCTGTACTATCAAGTCACCCACCCCCAAATTAGGTCTAAAATCACCTGAATTTGGAACTCTTAAAAAATCACCGTCATCTACAGATTTTGGGATATCTATAGTTATTGAAGATAAACTATCCTTCACACCTTGTCCTGAACAATTAAAACACACATTAGTTAATGAATAACCAAATCCTTGGCATGATGAACATGTAACGTTTTGGATGTATATCATTCCGCCTACTTGACTCCTACTTTGTTTAACACCGAAACCAGAACAATCATTACATTTAATTCTCTCACCACCTTGGCCATTACAAGTGTTACAAGATTCTTTTCTTTGAAACTTTAAATCTTTCTTTACCCCTAAAAACGATTCAAATGCCGTTAAATTCAATGTTACGACCTTATCTGGTGCTCTTTGTCTTCTTTGTTGGGTAAATGGGTTGAATCCTCTATTAATTAGGTCTGAAAGGTCTCCAAATTCATTATGTGAATATGGATTTTTTCTTTCCTCATCATATTGTTTTCTCTTATTTTCGTCACCAATAATGTTATATGCTTCGGATATTTCCTGAAATTTTTCTTTACCTTCAGGGTTAACATCAGGATGATATTGTTTAGATAAACTTCTGTAAGTTTTTTTTATCTCAGCTTGACTTGTATCCTCTTTAATTCCTAATATTTTATAGTAATCTTTCATTGTGAACTATTTAGTTGTATTGTTTAAAAATAAGAAAAGAAAAAAAATTTTCAAATCTTTTATAACAAAAAAGAAAGCCGAATCGTATTTTAATAAAAAAATAGAAGAATCAAAAAAGGTTAAATTCGGTTTAGAGGTTGAAAATGCAAATGAAGTAAAACACGAATTATTATTATTGTCATTAAACGATAATTTGAACATATTAGAATATAAACAAGATGAATTGGGTCGAAACTTAAAGTTGGAACTTGTTGATTCTGATTATAAGATATTACGTCTTGAAGATTATAATATTCCCGAAAAAATATTTGACTGGAATAAAAATAAAAGAATTACTTTTGAACAATTCATTTCGTTTTATTTTAAAACAAAAGAACTTAAAAGTATATACACCATAAATAATAAAGTTGTCGTTCAAATTGACGACCAGATAAACATTTTTTCAATGAAAAACATAAAAGAATCGGAAAGGTTCCTATATGTTTTACAAGAATATATGGTAAGTGAAAAAAGAAGTGATGGGTTATTTGTTAAGGACCTTGATACGGCTCATAGAAAATATCTATATGAGTTACTTGAAAAGAATGGTGTTGATAAAAAAAGATTATACAGACAAAGTACTACTTTTTCAGAAAGAAAGTAAATTCAACCTTATCGATTACAACCACGATTTCATCGTTAATTTTATCAATATCCCTAAAATTTTTTTGAAATTTTCTGAACTTTTCTTCTTCTAATTCCACAACTATCTTACAATTTTCAGAAATAAAAGTTTTTTCAATAGATTCAACAATAGTCGCCAAATCATTTAACCAATTCCTAGTGTTTTCTTTATTCTCATCCATATTGTAATTTTCTTATCTTCTTTAAGTGTATTTACAATCTCTTCTTTATTTAATTTTCTGATATCATTAATGATTTCAGTCTTATATTTTTTTATTTCAAAAGAATCCGATTCTTTTGATTTTTCATATGTGGTTAACAACCTATCAAGGTATTGGTTCTTCGGCTCCTCCGAGTTTTGGCGTTTCATCTAAATCAAATTTTAAGCTTTTTAATTCATCCAATCCTTCTTTCTCAAAGAGATTTTTAAGCTCGGTTACTTTTAAGTTAAACAATCTTTGTTTTTCCTCTTTTTCTTTATTATATGTAATTATCTTTTCAATTCTGCCAACGGTTTCTGTTACAGATTCTTCATTCAAATCAGATAAAAATGAAACTGTTTTACCTTTTTCATCAGTTTTATGAAAAACGGTTTTTGTTTCATCAACTTGAGTCTTTAAAATTGACCAAGTTGCGGGGAATACGATATCAAAACTTAAATATTTTTCAAGTTTTCTAATTGAGTTGGTGTATTCAATAATATTTTCAATTTCTTTATATAAACTCATACTCTAAAAATATATGTAATAACATAAGACAAACAAATACCATAAAAAATAAGTTCCCTCATTTCTATTGTCATTTTTTCATAGGATACGAGGGAACTTATAAATTTGAAAATAAACCTTATCAATACCAAGAAGGTAAAAACAAAAACAAAAAGACTGATATTTGACAGTAAATTAGTTATCATTTTTTCTTTCTTCCAATATCTCGGTTCTTAATTTCTGCGCAAGAGCCTTCAATTCTTGACATTGTTTTCTTGCTCTTGTTCCTGCGGATTGATTACCTTGATAAAACTTATTGGTGTCTGTTGACAAAGTTTCAATTAGGAGTTTGATTTGTTCTAATGTTTCCATAGTTATTTGTTTGTATTTAAAGTTAAATTTTTATGGTATAATGTAAATAGAATTATTAAATTTGTAAGCTTCTTTCTAATGACTTATACAGCTCCGTAAACATTTCAACATCTGATTTACTTCTTCTTGTATTCTTATCGAAAATTTGAGTGAAAAAACTAGTTAAAGACTTCTTAATCTCGTCCTGTGTTTGGTTATAAAACACCTCCATAAAGAAAACTTTAAAATATTCAAATGTTTCTTTATTATCGATAAAGATAATATTTTCTTTCTCAAAATTATTAATTGTTTTTTTCCAACACCATGTGAAATGCGATAATTTATCTTCTTGTGTTAGACCAATCGTTGTTACATTTTTTTCATTATCTTCATCACCCAAATAAGTTTCCTCTATTAATTTTAAAAGAGAAAAACAAAAGTCTTTAAACAAGTCACTAACCTCAAGAATAATGTTATTTGCTTTATACCAAGCATCAATTTCTTCGGGTGACATTGGTTTGGTTAACCAATTAAAAAATTGGTCCATATTATACTTCATTTCCATTATTATGAAATATAAGTATGGACCAATTAAAGAAAATATTATTTTTACTGTGTTTTTTGATTATAGTTAAACAAGTTTTTCATTTTTTCCATCTCATTAATAACTTTTTTCGCTTTTAATGATTCACTTGTCATTATCTTATTAACTTCCGCATTCTTTGCTCCTGCTAATGAACTTGGAACTGATTCTCCTGCTTCATCAGAATGAACAGGTTGTGGTGATTTATTGTATGCCTGTTTTTTAAGTACCGCCAAAAGATTTTTCTTTCTTTTTTCATTTATTTTCTTATTAACAGGTGTTTCAACCGCATTTGCCCATTCAGGATTATTTCCTGTTCTTGAAGACCCTTCAATATTATCTGTTACCCAATCTTCATTAGGTTTTATATTGTCGTAATCTATATTTTCAAGTCCTGCCGCTGTAAAATTTTCTATATATTCTTCAATACTTGGAGACGCTTTATATGCTTTCTTAACCCCATCAGTTACTTCACCATCTTTTCCTTGTCTTGCCATTTTTTCATTTCCTTTAGGAAAACTTTCAGAGTTTGGATTGTATTCTGTACCCATATTTTTCATATAGTCTTTCATTTTATTAACAACGGAATTTATTGCATCGCTATTAACTTTCTTAGACGTATTTAAACTCTTAGAAGTTTCTTTATCTGTTTTAATCTCAGACTCAACAATTCTTTCAATAAAATCAATTAATTGTGACTCTGTGAATATAACTTTATTTTCTTTCAAATTTTTTCTTTTGAATTTAATAGCGTTTTTAATCTGTTGTAATTCTCTTTTTAATCTTCCTGGTACTTCTTTACCATCTTCCTCATACTTATCAATTTTTGAATTCATTGAAGCCAATTCTCTTTGAAGTTCTTTTAGGTCTTTACCGTGGTAAGAACCTGTTTTAATAACGTCAACGCTATCTTCAGATTTTTCTTCCAATTCTCTTTTTCTTCTTTCAATGATTCTTTCAATTTTTCTATTCACATTTTCTTTTACAGGATATGTTTTATCACCTACCTTAAATGTGTCTTTACCTTCTTTTCTAGCCTTTGCCAATTCACCTGTAAATTCATTACCTTCTTCAGTTTCGGCTTCTTCCATATGTTTACCAGATTTTTTTCTTTTTCTTAACATGTCAAAATCCGCCTTTGTAATTTTTCCTTTTGGTTTTGCGACATCCAACTTGTGTTGTTTACCGTGTAACCTTTCAGTAACTTCTTTAAATGCTTCTTCTGCAGTTTTATCTGTAATATCTACGAAAGATTCATTAATGAATCTGTTTACTAATTTTGAAATTGATTTTTCCATTTTTCTTTTCTATATAAATACTTTTAATTACCAAAAAGTTTTTTCTCAATTTCATTTAAAATGATTGCTCTGATAACATTTTCATGAATTTTTTTACTTTTTGATACGTTTTTTATTGCTTCAGTTAATTTATCGTCTTCCCAAAGTTCTAACGCTTTAATATCTCCTTGGTTACAATATGGAAATGTTTTACATTTCTTCTTAACTCTTACAAATTTTCCGCCTTTATATAGGGGTTTTGCCGCTCCTCTCCAATCTTTTTTATTTTGTGATTTTGCAAGAAATGATGGTCCTGAATATTGACCGGCAGATGCCGCCCCTGTCGCTTCCTTAAATTCACCTTTTTCAATTCTTTTAAGATTGGTATAATAATTTGGGTCTTCATATAGGTGGTCCATTGCAATTTCTTCAGCAATGTTTGTATCTTCAGTATGTTCTTTTTCAATCTTAATACCCATAATAAATTGATTCATAACTGATGATAAAGATACTTTGTGCTTTTTAGCAATATCTTCTAATGTTTTACCATCTGAAACACCTCCTTTTAATTTATTCTCTTTCATTTCAACGAATCCTCCTTTAGGTTTTGTTTTTTTAGGGGCTTCATCGGCAAATAAAGAAAATGCCGGTGCTGTGAATTGTCCTGAGCCAGCAGATGAAGTGGCTTCCTTAGTTTCGTTTTCTATTTTTATTTTCCTTGCGAATTCATTATCAAACGAAACCTTATCTTTTTCTTCCTGAAATTTTTTTGACGTTGGATTTGACATAACTGTGAACTACCCAACCACTAAAGATGGTTGGGCTTCTGAATTATAAATATTCAGAACTTTAAAAGTTTCATCGGTTGTGCCAACTAAAGTTGGTCTTATTTCGCCTCGACTTCTGTTATCGGATGTCCCGTCCGATATTATTTTATATCCTTCATTAAGGATGTTTTGGCTAGCATTTAAATCTCTATCTAATTTTGTATTACAAGATGGACAAGTCCATTCTCTCATATTTAATTTTAGATTTTGATTTATATATCCACAACAATTGCAAGTTTTACTGGAAGGAAAAAATCTATCAATTCTAACAATTTCTTTTTCATTCCATTCCGCTTTATATTTTAAAAGTTCTATGAACTTTGACCAACTGGCATCAGCAATATGTTTTGAAAGTTTATGATTTTTAATTATTCCTTTAATATTTAAGTCTTCTAATACAATTAAATCGTATTTTCGAATCAAATCTGTGGATACTTTGTGCAAATTATCTAAACGAGAATTGGTTATCTTCTTGTGTAGTTTTGCAACTTTCAGTTTTTGTTTTTGATATTTGTTTGAACCTCTTGTTTTTCTACTCAAATGTTGTTGAGCTTTTTTAAGTAATGTTTGATAAGTTTTTGTATAACGATTATTTTTATATTTATAACCATCGCTGGTTGTAAGAAAATCTTTCAGCCCCAAATCAATCCCGATTGATTTTCCGGTTTTGTCCAATTTCTTATGTTTGGTTTCCACAAGGATGGAAACAAAATATTCATTTGTTGGTGTTTTTGATATTGTACAAGATTTAATTTTGCCATTAAAACTTCTATGTAAAATAACATCAATTGCCTTATTAAATTTTGGTATTTTTAACTTGCCTTTTTCCAATTTAACAAACTGTGGAACCTTAAAACTATTTTTTGTGTGTTTTGATTTAAATTTTGGAAAACCTGTTCTTTTTTTAAAAAATCCGTTATATGCATCATCCAAATGTTTTAATGATACTTGTAATGATTGTGAATTAATTTCGTTTAACCAAGAGTATTCTTCTTGTTTTTTTAGTTCGGTTAATGATTTTGCATTATCATAATAATTTAAACTTTGCTTATTTGTTTCATATTCTTTTTTTCTTTCATTAAGAAAATAATTATACGCAAACCTAATAGAACCAAAATGTTTATTTAACAAAACAATTTGCTCCTCATTCGGATTAAGTTTATATTTATATGATTTTAACATTTATACTAAATTACCTTATATAGTATAAATATATATTAAATTACAAAAAGTTTCATTTTTTGAAAAAAAAATAATTTATGTTAAATTAAAATCACCTTACATCCCACAAACTAAAGATTTGTGGGTTTTTCGGTGGTGTCATATAAATATCACAAAAAGAAAATTGAAACTATAAATGTGAACGCTCCTCCACCAATGGCAATCCACTTGTTTCTTTTTTCTTTGTTATAAAGATTTTGGTAATGTTTAATTTCCGTATCTTTATTTATTATAATTTTCTCATAATTTTTATTATTTTCAGATAAAAGTGATATTACCTTATTCTGATTTGAAATGATTGTATCATTATTATTAATAATCTCTTTTTGATTTAAAATACTGTCTCTAACAATACCAAGTTGTTGATTACAATATTTTTTTTCTTCTAGTACTATTAATGCCTTTCTTAATGATGATACTGGAACCATTACCATTGTGTCTTTACTATTAATCGTTGAACTTGTCTGCGAATAGTTTGGCAATATCGTTATCAGACAAATCATTAATGTAGTCAATATCTTTTTCATGTTGTTTTCTATAATTTTCAGATTTTTGGTTTAGAGTTGTTAATCTTTGTTTTAATGAATCATTTTTGGAAAATAAAATTTCATTATTCTTCCCAATACTATCAATAAGATGATTGTTTTGTGAAATAACTAAAAAAAGAGAATCGTTTTGTCTCCTAATTTTTTCAATTTCTATATTAGTTTTACTTCTACCAAAATAAAATTCAAAACTTAAAATGATTAAAAAAACGACAGCTAATGATAAAAATATGTTAAATACTTTCATATTATTTTTTATTTACAACCATAAATTTTATTGTTCTTATATAAATATCAGATATACCGCTTGTATTCAATTCTGATGAGTGTTCTTCAAAAAAAAAACTTTTTAGATGTGTACGAAGAAGAAATGCCATCAAAAACTTATGAATTAGATTATTCAGGCGTTATAAGTAATAAATTATCTTTTCCATTTCAGTTTTCCATCCGTAACAAAAGAATTGACTAATGTTTTTGCATTAATATATCCTTTACCACCAAAGAAACCATCTTCTATATCATCTCTATACCATTCAACTATTTCGTCAATTTCTTTTGATGTTAAATCAAATCTTTTATTAAGTTCATCTACGATATCACCAATATATTCATCAAAAGATAATTTACTACTTCTGACATCATCTTGCTCATTAATAACACGAGTTATCAATTTAATCAATTCTGATTCTGTTAATTTAATTCTTCTTTTCATATTATTTTTGAGTTACTTTAGTTTTTTTCTTAGATGCTATTACTCTAGCCCATTTAGATTTAAACTTATTATAAAAAGTCACCAATTTAGAAATTACATCCATAAACTTTTCATCAAGTTTTAATTGATTCCCATTTATATAAACTCCATTTTCCTCACCAATAGTCATAAAAAACTCAACATCAAAGTCAATAATTTTTCCGCTCCATTCAACAGAGTTTTTATATAAATTTAAAGGTTCAAAATCAACCAAATCAGAAACTTCATTAACAAATTCATCCATTGTTTCCTGAAATGCAATTTTATCATCTGTGGTTAACGTTATTTCAGTTGTTGTGTCACCATATATAGATAAAATACCCCCCGATATTCTGTATTTCTTATTCTTTTCTTTTGGTGTTCCTTCTTCAACCTCAACACTTTGTGTTACGTTTTTTTCAATATCTTTTGCAAGATTAATTGGACCAGGACCTGTTTGTTCGGTCAACATTCTACTTTTCTTTAGTAGATTTTTTATTTCATCATACTCGTTATTCATAGTTAAATCTTTCTAATAAATATACGAAGTTGAAAGATGGCGACAAATCTGTGTAATCTTCTTTTAAATTACTTCTTGTTATTATACCTTTAAAGTTCTCAGCACCCGAAATTAAGGTATTATTCCCAATAAATTTTTTCTCTATTTGATGTCTTTCACAGACTTCATTACATAATTTAATTAATGATTCTGTCTGTTCTTCAGTATATAAATCCCAATATGATTTTAATCTCCACCTTTTTTCTTTAACTTTTTCCACTTTATTTCCAATCCAATTGGAGAACTTATTTGAGTTGGGTATTTTATTTAGCCAACCTAAGTTCTCCAAAGAAATAATTATAGAATTATCGTTAATTTTTTTTAAATCAAAAAAATTGGAGCTTTTACTTTCGTCCAATATTTTTTTAATTTCACCCGTTTTTAAAATAAGATAATGTGGTAACTTATCGTAGTTACCATTATATCTAAAATCGAGAGATTTTAAGTAATCCTCTCCTATTCTTGACGTGTGTGTTAATATAATTTGGGATTTCCCTTGACTTTCATCCTTCATCTTTTGAATAAACCAATCTATTCGATTTATTTTCTTCGTCCATTACCGGTTCATCATCAACAAAATAACTTGGTTCAGGGGTAACTTGTGGGGTATTATCCTCAACCTTTATTTCTTGGTTTTCATTTTTAGGTTCAGTAAATCCAAATTGTTTTTCCATAATATTTTTTAATTTTTCCAAGTCTTCTTGTGATGGAACATATGGTTTTTCTTTATCCATTCTTTCTTTTTCTCTCCTTGCGGTTCTTCTTGATATTCTTTCAATATCTTTTTCGGTCAAATCTTCAACTTTAACCATATCATCGTTTTGTTTATTCTTTTTTGAACGGTTATTCTTTTCAACTTGATTAGTGTCGACTTTCTCAACAACTTCATCTTTTATTTTATTCGAATAAACAATCAACATGTGTGCGAAAGTTAATGAAATGAATGGTAGTAAACCACCTGTTAAAAATCCAAGGACTCTTCTTTGACTAGATAGGTCGGCAGAATCAATACCCATTGGTTCTAAAATTGCCCCTACCATATCAACCCAATCCTTAAATTCTTTAGAGTTAATATTAATCCAAGTATATGAAAAAAAGAAATTACCTATAAACTGTATTAACGTAACAATACCAAAAGGTATATAAATAAATTTTCCAAACTTTGCTGATACACCAGCAAGAGCCGCAAGAGCTGCCACCTCAACTGCAACTGATAGATAAATAGCCCATACAAATGGGTTAGAAAGTTTATAGAAAGTTGTTACGTGCGATATTGATACAAATGCAACCAGTAGAATTGGAATAAGAAAACTTCCAATAATAACAGAATTAAGATTTTTATTTAACCACTTTTTCATTTTTACTTTGATTGTATTTTTTCTATTTCTCTTTCAATTTCATTTTGACGTTCAACATCCATCATAGTTCTGTCTGTTGATTGAATCATTCTTTTTTCAACTTTAAGACCTTCAATCTTAATGTCGTTCTTTGTTGGTAAGTTAACCAATATTTTCCTTTGTGATTCAACTTCTTTTCTTAATCTTGTAACCTCTGAACCAACTCCACAAGTTCTAAATAGAAGAAGAATAAAAAGAAATACCAATATTTGTTGTTGGTTTTTTTTCAAAAAATCTAAAAATTTCATAATGTTTTTAATTTATAAATATAATTTTATTGCAAATAGTCTAAAAGTATAGAACATTCGTTTCTCAACTTTCTCAAAGCTTTTTCTTTAATTTGTCTAACCCTTTCCTTTGTTAGGTTAAAGTCTTCCCCAATATCTTCCAAGGTTCTTGGAGTACCTGTTAGACCAAAATAATCTTCAACAATTGCCCTTTCTCGTTCATCTAAAACTTTCATTGTTGACATAAGTTTGTCTTTAATATTGTGTTCATTATTTAATTCTTCATCTGGTTGAATTGCGTTTGGGTTTTCAATCATGTCCAGCAATGTGTCACCGTCTTCATTAATGGTTGACTCCAAGTTAATCGTTGATGGTAGTATGGAAAACTTGTCATCTAATTCTGACAATCCTTTTTCAACTTCTTTTTTTGCTTTATGCAATTCTTGTACTACGTTAACAGGAAGTCTAATTGTTCTTGCATTTTCATTCAATGATTGAATAATTGACTGTTTAACCCACCATACGGCATATGATATAAACCTAAGTTTCTTTGACCAATCAAAACTCTGAATAGCCTTCATAAGACCCAAATTACCTTCAGCAATTAGGTCTGGTAAATCCAACCCTTGGTTTTGATATTGTTTTGCAACAGTAATTACAAATCTGAGATTACCTTCGAGAAGTTCATTGTAAATTTCTTGTTTTTCTCTTTCACTACATTCACCCGATAACATTCTTTCAGACAGTTCTTTTTCTCGTTCTACTGTCATTACTTTTAGTTTTCTAATGTCTTTAAGGTATGAAGAAATTTCTTCTTGATTGATTACACCTGTGTTTTTTGAAAATGTGTTAGACTCTTTTTGAATATTCATAAAGTATGTTTTTTTCTTTTTTTGTTAAATTTTTAAATCCTTTGGTATGTACCTTCTCCAATAACTCGTTTAATGATATTTTAGGTTCAATTTCTTTTTGGTGGAGCATCGCTGACAATATTTGTTCCATTATCTCTTCATCTTCATCCGTGAAATCATCTACTGACATTATGTCATTCTCAAATTTTGTATTACTATCCAAATCAAGTAAAAAATCTTTAAAATTTGTCGGAAAGGATATAAAGACATCTTTATTATGTGGTATGACCATATAATTTTTTAATGTACCTGACAAAATGATATCACAAAACTCTATTACATCCCTATGTTTTTCATTAGTTTCAAAATGGGCTAATATATAATCATCACCAAAATTAAATTTTAGGAAGTTAGATGCTAATATTGGTTGAAACTGCATAAGTATTTGTGTAAGTAACTCTTTTTTACCACTAAAGTCTCCAAACGCAACTAAAAAGTATTTAGTTTTTTCGTCACTTTTTCTGCTCTTCCGCATATTTATCTGTAAATATTTTTATGAAAACAATTATCGTTAATGAATCTCAGCTTTCAAAATTAGTTAAAAAAATTCAGAAAGACAAACTGAATGAAGGAAATATGTCAGAAATTGAGTACTATATGTTCTTTAGTAATCTTTCTCAAATGCACAGACAAGCGGAGAAATTATTAGAATTAAACCATGATGAAGTGGATGGTATTCTTAATGATGGTCACGATTGGGCTGCAGACCATATTTCTGAAGCCAAGAATAATATGGACCAAGTGTTCGATTTTTTGATGAACGAACTAAAAAGGAAAGATATGGTTCAAGAAAGTGATGAAGATAATTTCACTGTTGAACCTTGGGTATCAAAAATGCCCCGTGAATTTGAATTATCAACTATTTTTGGTAAATATTGGGACCAAGTACCTGATGATGTATTAAGGTACATGAGAAAAAACCCTCAGTCAATTATTGAAACACTATATGTTTTATATGGTGATTCTTTAATTGAGAGGGTTTATAAAGCGGTTGCAAAGATAAACCAAAAAAGAGGTTCCAAAAGTGTAAAAGGTAAGTAAGACCTTACTGAATCACTTTTGATATATTATCTGACTTAGTAATCCTAACAGTATTATCCGCCCAGTTATTTATCAAAGGGTTGTGACTAATAACAAAAATTTTCTCAAAATATTCTTTAATCTTAACGAAAAAGTCACCTACCATATCAAGATTATCATTTGATATTTTCCCGAATACTTCATCCATTACAACTATATTTGGTTTTGGTAATGAACATATCTTACTTAATACCGCTCTTAAAGCCAGTGAAGCAATTGTTCTTTCATAACCCGAACCTGAAGACATCAACTTTTCAACTTGAGTATTATTATCAATCATGATAAATTCAACTTCATTCTTATCGTTAATTCTTACTTCTAATCTAAAAAATGCACTATCCTGTAACAATCTTTGTAGTTCATCATTTATCAGAGGCATCATTGTCTTCATTATTAATTTTGATATTCCATTTTTACCATAGATGTCCAAATAAGTTTTGTAGATTTTTTCTTTTTCAAATTCTTCAGCAATTTTTAAAATCTTATCATTCTTTTGTGCAATATCTTTTTCAAAATTTCCAATCATTGTATTATTTGAAGATATCTTATTATTGTATTGTGTTTTATCTCTTTCAATTTCCTCAATACGTAAGTTAGCCTTGATTAATTTTTCTTCAATCTGTTTGTTTTTTTGAATTTTTTCTTGAACTTCATAATACCTTTCCAATTTGCTTTGATGCTTTTCAAGTTTTAAATTTTCAGACTCAAGACTTAGTTCATACTTTTCTTTGATTAGTTTATTTCTCTCGTATTCATCAAAATCTTTTTTAAGTTGTACATAACCTTTTTCTTGTATTTGCAATTCAGAAATTTCATCCCCAAATATTCTACTTTCATTTCTTAATGAATCCATCTCGGCAAGTTTTGCAGCTGTGATTTGAGCATTCATTAAATCAATGCCACAATGTTCACATTTAATTCCTCCTGAAACAGTTTTAGATAATTGAACTAATCCATCAATTTTAATATCAACCATTGTTTTTTGTTTATGTTTGGTAGATATTTGGTCTTTGATTTCATCATGTTTATCTTCGTGATAAAACTCTTTGGGTTCAATAACTTTTATTTGTTGAATCTGTCTATCTATATCACTAATTTTATTTTTAACCGATTCAATTTCATTATTTAGGTTATTTGGGTTTAAAATTAATAATTCGTGGTCAATGTCATTATACTTTTGAGATAACAATTCTTCTTTAAACTTTTTACCTGTTTCAAGTTTTTGATTACAATCAGATATTTTCTCATTAATGTCATTAATCTCATTTCTATATTTTAGAATACTATTATTTAAATCAAGAATTTCATTCTTCAGTGTTTCTGTATTATAAAGATTTGAAATCATTGATTTACTAAAAGTGGAATATACCTCTTTACCAATTTCTTCTTTTCTTTTTAAGAATTCCAAACCTAAAAATCTTGATAAGACTTGTCCTCTAGCAGTTGGTTTTGATTCAATTAAATCTTCCAAATTTGACGCAGTTGTTAAAATGGTCATTAAGAAATCTTCCATAGTTCCAATTGAAGATTTGATAAAACTTTCAGTTTCTCTTCTTTGTTCTCCCGTAAAATTTTGTAATTCTCCGTTTGGTAATTTCTTAAAGAAATCTAATTCTGTTTTAACATTCCATTCACCAGATTTGGATAGTTTTCTTGTTATTTGTCTTACTAAAATATAATCTTCGCCATCAATTCTAATTTCACCTTTCACATAAACTTTATCTTTATTACTAAATCTGTTAAAAATTTCCTCAGCTTTACTTGTTTTTGTTGTAGTATTAAAAAATAAAAATAAAGGTAAGTCAACGCTTAAAACTGAATTGTGTGATACTATATCATTAGAATAATACTGTCTGACATCATCAACTTCAATATCGAATAAATCTTCGATTAATCCTTCATTAATAACACTCTTAACTTTTATTGAGCCTTCTTTGGTTTGAACATAACTATCTGTATTTAATTCTGAAGATTTAACAAAATCCCCTTTACTTGTTTTTATTTTGTGATTTATAGAACATTCGAGATATTTGTCATTTTCTAACACAACTTTTAAAATATTTGCATTTTTTTCCGTTATCTCACATCCATTAATATTTTTGTATCCATATGGCGTATTAACTTTAAGTCCTATGTTACCATATTTCTCAAATAAATTAAAACACTCTTTAATTGTTATTGTTTTTTTCATTTTTTATTTAAAAAATTAAGACATTTTTCAACTATTTTATTTTTATTTCCCCATCTATATTCGGAATCCCAAATTATTAAAACATCAAAATTATTGTTATTAGCTTCTTTTATTTTTTTTTCATCTTTATTCCATATTTGTTGTGAATTAAGAGTTTTTCTAAATGGATGAGGATAATCGTCTTTTTTATATTTTTTAGGGTTAGCGTGATACATATCCCCATGATACTCAATAATCTTATTATTTATTAAATCGGTAAAATCATAAATAAAAACGCCACCTTCAGGATTTTTTAATTTATATTCGCCATTATGTGTTGCAAAATTAATCATCCTTCTTTCATTAATATCGTATTTTTCCATTAAAATGTAAAATAATTCTTGTGATATTTTAGAAAAACCTTTTTTAAGATTACCATTTTTTACAAGTGTTTCTTGCCATTTAATCTGTCTTCTTGTAAAAATATTTAATCCTTCATCGAACCCATTATTTTGAATACATTTTTCAAGACTAAATTTATTTTGATTGTCTTTTATTTTTTGTCTTGATTCCTCAATTGAATAACCATTTTTAATCCAATATTCAATTCTTCTAGGTGAATGGTATTTACCTTCCTTTTCTTTCTTCAAGAAGAATAATTTTTTACCTTCATCTTCGCCATATTTATGAATATAAGCCCTTTCTGTATTCATTAAATGTAATTCAGTTTGGAATTTAGATTCTTCTAATGAATACCCTTTGTGTAACCAATATTCAATTAAACTTGGTTTTATTATTTTAATTTTTTCTTTGGCCTCATCAAGTGACAATCCTTTCTCCAACCAAAATTTAATATTAAATGCGGAACCTTTCACTATTTTTATTCCTGAGTCTTTTAATCTTTTTTTAATAACTGATGGGTCTACATTGTAGTTTTTTGCAATTAACGATATTGGTTTTAGTTCATCAACATATTTTTTTATCATATCGTTAATTTCTTCATTACTAAAATTATATTTTTTATTCATATAACATATAAATATTTCCATCAAATTAAAAAGTATTTGGTTTTATTATTTTAATTCATCAGGTATAAAACCTAATTTTTTAATAATAAAATCTAAATCATACTCTATATCAATTTTTGTATTATACCTAATACATTTTCCACCAAAATTAGGGGGATTCGACTCAACTACAGTGATACCATTACATTTTTCAAAATCTAATACTTGATTCTCACCATAAGATAAAAAGTTGCTGAACTCTATTTTTTTAATATACCACTTTTTAAATGCTTGAACTTCATCTGATGACATTTTTGAGTCAACGAATTTATCCAATTCCAAAATATCATCTAAAAGTTTTTCCTGTCCTCTTTGTTTCAACACTTCTTTAACCAACTCCAACTGATAATTCCTATCCATAATATTTACGGACACGTCAACTGTTTGTTGAACATCATCAGTCGTTTTTACCTTAGTTAAAACATTTACATTTGTTGAATTATATTTTTTGGAGAAATAACTTCTAACACTTTTAATTCTTTCTTGTGTAAAATTTTCCGCAGTGTCTTCCCACACCACTTGTATGTATGGGTTTTCTAAAGAAGTTATATCTAAATTATGTGTCATAAAATTATAGTTCGGTATTATCGGTGGGTTGAATAAATCCATCATTTTCAGTTTTACCTGAGTTTTCTACATATTCTTCATGCATTTCTTTTAGTTTTTCAACCATTTTTTGTGTATACAAGTCTTGTATTTTCTTTACTTGTTGTTTCTGTGTTTTAGTGCGTTGAGCAGCTTTTTTCTTCTGATTTTTTCTGTTTCTAGATACTGGCATATTATTAAAATTTATTATTTTTTCGCTTCATACCATTCGATTATTGAATTAACTGCCCATACTGAACCTGATGCTAACATTCCATCAAAAAATGTTGAAATTATAACATGAGCATTAAAACAATATTCTATTGGTGAAAATAGAACTAAACTCATAAAAAATCCAATCCATGTAGATACACACATCATGCATTGGATTAAACCCGATATAAACTTACCTATCCCTTGTAGTGGGGCATATTCGTTGTCCCCCCATTTATGAATTTTTTGTCTTGTTGATTCAAATATTGAACCATACACTAAAATTTGGCTCATTCCATAAGCCGCTAAAATCCAAATTATTAACCACATATATTTTTAATCTTTATATAAATTATCTTCTAAATTTGATGAACGTAAATACGTTACTTGTGTTTTTTCGTTATTAATATTAAAATTTTTTATTGTATCTTTCAATTCTTTAATTTCATTTTCTTTTTCACGAATTTTTAATGTTAAATCCTGAATTGTCTGTTGTAATTGTTTTACTTTCAAATCATCATCAGTATTCTCTATTTTTTCAACAGGGATTTCAATTTCTTTTCCTAAAAATCCGTATTTCTCGATGATAAATCCGTTTTTAAAACACTTGGTAACAGTTTCATCGATATTAAAATTATTAATTTCACAGAATTTTTCTATCTCTTGTAATTCAAGTGAGTTGAGTTCAATAATAAGTTGTTCCATTAATAGTTTTTTAACGTTTCAGTTCCTGTTTCAATGACAGAGTAATCGTCGATTTTAAACACTAAAAATGGTTTTGGGTTTTTTAGGTCGACAAACTCATATTTATCTTCCAACACATCATAAATTCCGAATCCATGATTGGTTACTTTTTCCCCAAAATTTTGCTGTATACTTGAACCCACCATATACGCCTTTTTTCCATTAGGTATGTTAAATATCTGTCTTTTGTGGATGTCACCACATAATACAACATCACAACCTGAAAATTTACTACTATCGAACCCGTCTTCAAACTTATATCCAATATCCGTAGATAGCCCCACTACAGGTCCGTGAAATAACCCAATCTTGGTGTTCGTGGAGTTAGGATTAATATCAGGTGGTAGATTATGTTCATATAGTGAATAAACACACCAATCTATATTTGAGTCGGAATAAACCCCACGATTTTTCAAATATATGATATTGTCATTATTTAGTGAATCAATAATTGGACTTAAAGCGTCTAATCTTTCGGTATTGTTCTCAAGAAAATCATGATTTCCAATTATTAAAATTGTTTTTGCAATTTTAGAGCATTCAGTTAACACCCAAGAAACCATATTAATTAATTCGGGTGTCATCTGATTTTTGGAGTGAACTAAATCACCTGTGAAAACAATTCTATCAGGGTTTATTTTTCGGAATTCTGAGAACATATCACTAATAATTTTGCGATATAAATCATGGTCCTTAAATAAACGAATGTGTAAATCTGAAAAATGTACGAGTTTTTTAATCATTTAATATATTTTGATGATTAAATATAACAATTTAATTGGGTTTAATCAATAAATTAATCCCAATTATATCTAACCTTTAAATATTTCTTTAATGTCTTTGTGTACTTTTCAAAATACTTTTTCTTTTTCTTTAGTTTTGCTTTACGAGTTCTTGGTATTTTCATAATCTTCTATCATTAATTTTAATTCAGCATATAAATCCTTACAAGTGAATATCTTATAAGTATCGTTATTTTCATTTATCCACAACAAATAACAGTTACCAATATTTAAATTTGTATTTTTTTGAATAATATGTTTATATAAACCCAACTGAAGTGAATATGTATTCATTTCACACTCATCAAGATGGGAAATTGGATGTAACATTTTATTACCAAAATTGTTACTACTTTTAATTTCTTTATTTGTTTTATAATCCCAAATCTCCAACATTCCTGACTTTTTGTTATAGAATAAACAATCTACCATTCCGGCAATTTCATAGTCATGGTCACAAACAACCAATTCCATTTTTACAGGTATTAGATTTTGTTTTGCATCTTCATAAAATCTATGAAAAATTGTTTCACATTTTCTATAGTTCTCTTCGATTATGTCATAACCAAATTTTTTAATAACTAATGATGAATCGTATGGAAATGATTTATTATTCCACCAATTCTCAGCCATATTATGAAGAAGAGTTCCTTTTACCGTTGATATGTCTTTCTTTAATTCCCATTCTGCAATTACCTCGTTAACGTCTAATCCTCTTTTTTCAGCATATTTTTCAGCCAATAATTGTGTTTGAAATTTTGCCTTGTATTTCCCAATAAAGGTTGTCGCCGAAACATATTCTTTTGTTCCTACATAATATTTGTGTGGTCCGTCAAAATATTTAACATCGTTAAATTTTGATAATTCTATTATTGTTTCCATCATTTTTCTAATTGTATAAAGTATTCAGGTAGTATATTACCTCTTAAATCCGCAATGTCCTTTCCTTCAGGAAGTTTAACAACTTTAATTCTCCCATATAATTTTCCGCCACTTAAATTAAAGTATATTTTTTTGGAATCTTCCCAAGCATCAGAATCCAAAACAATAATTATATCCTTCTTCGTTTTTTCATACAATTCAGTAAACAAGGTATCAGATAATTTTTTACCGAGAAGAGCAATTGAGTTTTCCAAAAAAAGTGAATCGAATGGTCCTTCACAGATATATATGTCTTTTTCCCAATCAATTAGATTTTCATTAAAGATAACTATTTGTTTCTCAGCTTCAGGGTTTTTATATTTTAATTTTGATTTTGGATTCCATGACCTACCTGTAAAATAATTTAATTCCCCATTTTTATCATAAGATGGGATGATAACCCTAAATGCATATTCACCTTCCAAAGAATAACCAATGTTATGTTTTTTAATCATTTCATCTGTTATCCCTCTACTTTTAAGATAATTCCTCATTTCCCTAAACGGGATATGATATTTGTTCCCGTCGGTTGCTAATTTGAAATCTTTCGGTAGTTTTAATTTGTCATATTTCTTTTCTGTTCTTATGAATTCATCTGGTCTAATTAATTTATATAGGTCTTTGTCTTTCTTTTTCCCATATCTATCAATAAGATATCCCAAATGTCCTTGTGTGTTATTTGATTCTCCACAAGCCCAACATTTAAAAACATGCTCCGCATAATTAATCTCTAAGTTGCCCTTACCATCAAGTTTATCTAAACCTTTTATATCATATGAACATACAGGACAATCAACACTTAATTGTCCGTGGTTTGGGTAATGTTTCCTTATTTTACCAAAAACACCTTCAATAAGTTCAACTAAAATTGCGTTATCTTCCACTTTAAGAAAGATAATAAAAAAAATCTTGATATCAAATCACCAAAAAGAATTCATTTTCATATACCCCCTGACACAGGTATATGCGTCAGCTTGGTCAAAACATTCTTTTTTTAATGTCATGTTTTTCGTATACAACCAAACTATTTGTGGTTCTTCTTTTGAAACAAGTTCCCAAACCACTTGTTTTTTGTCAATATCTTTAGGATAACCACCAAATAGAGTTTCCCTATTTTTGTCGTTTTTACTCATAAGTTGTGGCCAAGCATACTTTCTTGAATTATATGTTGAGATATAATTTGGCACGATATTCAATGCATCATGTATTGATTTTGTTATCATTGCATTATATCTCATTAATGTTCCAACCGTATGAACGTTATTTGAACCTAACAATGGTTCCTCAATAATAACTTTAGTAATTCCCATATCTTTGTAATCTTGAAGTTTTTTGATAAAGGCGTTTACCTTCAAAATCATCTCCTCTATTTTATCTTCAGGTTGTGGTTTGATTACAGGCGAAAAGTGTGTTAATTCGAGAAGTTTTTTACTTTGAATGTCGAATAAAGCGAATCCGATAACTTTTGTGCTGATGTCGAGTCCCAACACTTTTGGGGAATTTTTTAATTTTGCAATTTTTTTATCCATTTTGTTAAAAATTTTACAGATTTCTTAAATCTATAAAAATAATTTAACATTATTTAAATAGTAGTAAATAATTATATTTCTATTATAAAATAATTCTCAAAGTTATTAATGTTTTCAAAAATATTTAAATACAGGGTGTTTCTTTTCGGGTCGTTCATATTTAATTTATCTGTACGACTTTTCATTAAAGTTTTTATTATAATTTCAATATAACCCTTATTTTTATCAAAATTTAAAACCTTACATTTAATTTGTAATTCTGATTCTTTTTTGTAGATGAAAAACTCTTGAGCGTCTTTTTTATTTAATTGTCCTGTCTTACTATCTCTAATATATATCATTCCATTGTTAACAGGTCCTACAATATTTCGTTTATGTGTTTTAAACGCTTTATCAACAATCTTAGGAATTGCTTCCTCAATTGCGGATATTAGTTCTTCATATGTTATTTCTGAATAATTATCAACTCTATTTCTTCTTTCATCGGCATGTTTAGATAAAATAAATTTAACATTATAACCATCATAAGTTTTATTAACTAATGTTCCATCTATTTGACCTTCAATTAAAACTTCTTTAAATAATTGGATTAATTTAATCGGTGAACTTTCATTTAAATCCAAACTATTATCTTTTTGAAGGATTCTTTCAACCACTTCAATGAAACGCTCTTCAAAATGTTCGGTGTCTTTAACCTCTTTTTGAAGGATTCTTTCAACCACCTTCCCTAAGAAAAGCGAACTGGATGAGGTGTCTTTAACCTCTTTTTGAAGGATTCTTTCAACCACCGCTGTTGATGTATAGCTGTCCATCCGGGTGTCTTTAACCTCTTTTTGAAGGATTCTTTCAACTGGAGCGGGAAAGTTTCGAAGACCATGAAAGGTGTCTTTAACCTCTTTTTGGAGGATTCTTTCAGCCCACTTTGTTATGTATGGTTCAAAATCAGGGAATTCCATCGATACGTATTTAAAAATTTTGTTAAAAATTGAATAAGAATACCATAAATTTCCTGATTTTTCGAATTCAAATATCCATTTTTTTGTTTTTGGATTTATCATCCATATGGAGTCATATTCATCATCATAATATAACTTTCCATCAGATGTAAAATCATCTAATAACTCAAATATAATTTCTTCTTCCATTTAAAGGTCTTATTACTTATAAATATAACAAAAAAGAAAAAGAGGACTTTTGGCCCTCTTTTTTTGTCTAACTCTAGTTCGCGGTAGACTTGCTAAGAAGATTTTCTTTCGGGTTCATTGGGAGGGTTACCTTCAACCTTTCCAATCAGGTTTTTTATTTTTATGTCCTCAAAACCTTTGGACTTTTTTCATCGATTTCCTATTACAAATATAGGCCAATTTTTTAACATAACCAACTTTTTTTCTCATTATGTTTCTTTAAATCCATTTGTAATTACATCTATTATTTTACCCCCTCTACCCCAGAAAATATCATAAGTTTCTTTAATTTTAATGTTAATTTTTTTTTCAACCCACTTTGTTATATATGGTTCAAAATCAGGGTATTCCATCGAAACGTATTTGAAAATTTTTACAAATATATCTTTGTTATACCATAAATAGTTTTCTTCATCTATTTCTATTAACCAATCTTTCTTATTAGGATTAATAAGAAAAGTATCTCCATTATAAGATTGATACTTATCATAATCATTAGTAAAATCATCTAACAACTCAAATATAATTTCTTCATCAACTGATGATGGTTCTTCGCCATCATTAATGTTTTCATTTAAGTCTAAATTATTATCTTGTTGAAGGATTCTTTCAACTCCAGAGTTTTGCAGATGTTGCACAAAAATGGTGTCTTTAATCTCCTTTTGAAGGATTCTTTCAGCGGCCATCGGCAGCACCCAATACGAGTTTGCGGTGTCTTTAACCTCCTTTTGGAGGATTCTTTCAGCCCACTTTGTTATGTATGGTTCAAAATCAGGATATTCCATCGAAATGTATTTAAAAATACTTTCAAAAACTTTATAATGATACCATAAATCTCCTGATTTTTCGAATTCAAATATCCATTCTTTTGTATCTGGATTTATCATCCATATGGATTCCGTTTTATCATCATAATATAGCTTCCCATCAGATGTAAAATCATCTAATAATTCAAATATAATTTCTTCATCAACTAATGGGGATTCTTCACTTTCATTAATGTTTTCATTTAAGTCTAAATTATTATCTTGCTGAAGGATTCTTTCAACCGTTGGGGCGGCTGAGCCATTAAGTTCAATGGTGTTTTTAACCTCCTTTTGAAGGATTCTTTCAACCCAAAATGTCTCCTGACCCCCCATTGATTGGGTGTTTTTAGCCTCCTTTTGAAGGATTCTTTCAACCCACTTTTTAATATACGGGTTAAAATCAGGATAATCCATCGAAACGTATTTAAAAATTTTGGTAAAAACCGGATAAGAATACCATAAAGTTCCTGTTTTTTTGAATTCAAATATCCATTGTTTTGTATCTGGATTTATCATCCATATTGACTTATATTCATCATCATAATATAACTTCCCACCAGATGTAAAATCATCTAACAATTCAAATATAATTTCTTCTTCCATTTAAAGGTCTTGTTAATGATAAATATAACAAAAAAGAAAAAGAGGACTTTTGGTCCTCTTTATTTTCGTCGTGTTACAGATATGGAACAGTTTTTTTTTGGGGTTACCAGTTTTTCTGTTCTTTCTTTCTGTTGTACACTTTTTTGGACTGTACCACCCTCATTACATTCTTTCTACGAACTATTTGAGCTATGTGTCCATTTGACATTCCCTGTTTCCAATCTTTCTGTTCCATAACAATACAAAGATACTACTATTTTTTTTATTTACCAAATGTTACAATGCATTTTATAAATTAAAAAACCCTCAATATCCCTTAAAATTTGGTTAATTCTATCATAACTACGATGACCTACTTTAACGGATGATGATGTTAGATAAAAAAAATTATTTACTTTTTTATACCTAACAATAAGTCCATTTGATAAATATATTTTTTTTGCGGTTCTTTTTGTACAAATTACATCATTATATCCTTCGCCTTCTTTTAGATTAAAAAGAAAAAAATGAGCATTATCCCACATTGTCATAGCACAAATATACGAATAAATTTTTAAAAATCATACTTTATTGTTATTTGTTGAACCCCTTGTCTTTTTGCGGGACTTTGTAGTTTTGAATATATTAACATATTTTTATCATTATCAAACAGACCAATCTCTGTAAAATACACATTGTCCCCAAAATTCCAAGTTGGATTGGATGAACGGATATATTGACTGTTTGCTAAATTAACCAAATATCTCATTTCATATATTGTTGCCTGAACATCTGTTTCAATATTACCATAAAAATAATATTCTTCACCAAAAGTCATACCTGTATTATAATTTAACAATGGTAAATCAATATAACTTTCTAAACTATATAAACTTGCACTTTCATATGAACTTTTTGTAATTTGGAACGTTGTTCCTGTTAACTCTGCCGCACTTATATTTATTGAACCTGTGTTTGCTGTAATTGCCGATGTAACATCAATTTCAACCCAACTCATTGGGTCTGGTCTTTCACCTGTTGTTACTTTTTGACAAATTAATTTAACTGAATTACAGGTAAACCCTGAAGGTTGTGATGTCATTTCTTCAATTAAAAATGGAAACTCTGAACCGAATCTTACAATAACATCATCAGTTTGTCCTGTGATTGTAGACCCTTTAATTTTGGAGTAATAATTACAATGCATACCATTTGTTGAACCTGTATTACCAAATCTATATGTAACAAACATTGTTTCGGTTTCAGCACTTAAAACCCCATCTGTTGAGGAGATATTCTGATTAAATGTATTGGGAACTACCAATCCTATTCTTGGCGCTGGCAGTGTATAATTTCTATTTGATTTATATGAAAGTGTCACACATAATTCTTCATCATCAATGGTTACAATTTTTAAATCAGGAAATACTTTACCAACTCTATTTGGATAACCATTAGCGTCAGCATTTGTATCCCATAAATGATAGTATCTTAATCCCGGATTATTAAAATTGTCATCATCATTTGATTTCATGAAATATGGTTGAACTAAATCCAAAGATTCAAAATTTGGTGGGTCCACATAGAATGTTTCACCTATTGTGTTATTCTGTGATTTGTGCCACATCAAAGTAGGTAAAGTTAATTTAAAGTTTCTTGCTTGACCTGTAGCACCTGATTGTGTATCATCAAAAGGTTCCATTGCGAATTTTTCGCCATAAAAGTTATCAATACTTTGATTTGTGTAATGAATAATCGATATTACCTTTTGTTCTGATGGAAAAACATCAATTTGTTCTTGGAAAGAGTTTTTATAAAATGTATTTGTCGGATATATTGTTCCTGTTTTATTTTCAAAGGTCTGTCCTGTATCTGATTGATATCCTAAATATTCTTTTGTTCCAATGTAATTTACGGACCCAAATTCGTTATGGTCTTTATATTGTGTATATGTTAACCCTGCCGGTGTTTCACTCCAAGGTTGATTCATATTCCATACTTCAACATCAGAATTTTGGATTTCACAATTTAACTCAAATGAAAAAACTCCGCTATCGTAGTAAGGTTCTGGAGTATAACTGTCATAATATGGTGTCATACCTGATGGATAGAAAATTGCCCTTCCTGAACCTGAAAAAGTATTAAATATTGGAAGATTTCTATCAACTTCAATTGTATTACCTGTAACCCCACATACTTTATACGTTAATATCGGATAAGGAAAATTAACAACCCCACAATTTGCAGAATTATCAAAGAATAGTGTGACAAATTGATTCACTTGTGGTGTACCTGTAACGGTAACGTCACAAGCACCTGATGTAACAACAAATTTGCTAGTACCAGACACTCCTGATAATTTAAAACTATAATTTGATGTTACCGTTAATGCGGAATTTGTAAAAGCGGAGAAATTTCCTGAACCACCTGTAAAGAACCCACGTGGTTTTGGTGTATTAAAAACATCAACAACTTGTGAGTCTTGAAATGGAATTCCAAATGTATTTGTATCCCCCGTTGAACTTGAAAGATATATTGGATATTTAACCCCCAATCTATTACTTTGTGGAACCCCTGTATTATTTTGCGCATTAAATTCAGGTACAAAAACTTGTAAGTTTGATAAATTTTGACCGCTAATACAATTGTAACAAACTTCACTATCTCCTAATTGGAAATAAGAAATATTAAAATTACCTTGTGATAATTTTCTCCTTCCCACATCAGTTATTTGTGTGTTAAGTAACGCTGAAGTATCTTTTAAAATATATGCCATTTTTTATAAATATAATGATTTGTATTTCCGTAATTAGAATAGTTGATATAATTGACTATATAATTGTTCTGTTGATGGTGTCTGAATATTAACAGCATTACAAACTCCGTTTATAGACGCCGCTCCCATACCAGCACTTACCGTAATGTTACCATCTGTGACCGCACCTGAACAATTTAAACTTCCACCACCTTTTGTAATGATTAATGAACTTGGTGTTGTTGCCGTAACCCCACAAGCACATATATTTGATGTTTGACCTGGTTGTAAGAAGTAACCTGTTTCAGTTCCGCCAGTACAATTAGTCCAATTATAATATTGGACTGATGATGATGGGTTTTCAACAGAATACGAACTGCAATTACAAGTTGGTGTTCCATCAGAAACTTTTGTGATTGTAGTATCTACATATCCTGAAACCGTCAAACCATTTTTTAAAATAACATTACTATAATTAACACTGTATGTATAAGCTGTTGTTTCATACGGATAATTAAAGTTATATGGGTTTGGTTTTGTTATTTGTGTATTTATTAATGTGTTTGAACTTGGTGATACTGAAGTGTTTCCACTATACAAATACGGTGTATATGTAACTGTCGTAACACCAGGACTTGAAACTTTTTTCAAAACATTAACAAATATCGGTAACGTTATTTCTGTCCCTGATGGTAATTGAGGTGAAACATTAACATTATATTGAAGTCTTCTACTAACCTCAGTTCCGTAATCAATTTGAGTGTCAATGGTTTTAAAAGTGATAGATAAAGTATATGTTGATACTTTCGCCCCTTTATTAATTGTAAATGTACTTGTAAATGTATTTCCACTACTATCTAAAACTGTATATGTATGTGAACCTGGACATAACGATGTTTTACTTGGTATAACACTATATAAACCATTATCAAACGAATATTGATATGGTGATATTCCACCTGTTGCTGTTACAACTATACTACTTCCGTTACATGTGCTTTCACAATTTGGGTCTGATGTCGCGTGTGTTGCAGTTAACTCTTTAATCGTTGGACAAGTTCCTGAAACTGCAGTCCAAACTTGTTGAGTTCCATTTAAAGTCCAACTACCAAGAGGATTATAGGTATCGTTTCCGTTTGTTAATGTATTGTCTTCTTTTCCAATAACTTTCCATTCATTTGTAAACCCTGTCGTCCATTGAATGGAATAACTTAAACTGTTTAAAGATGTTCCTGTATATGCTGGTCTTTCATTTACATAACCATAAAATAAGAATTGATATGTCGTATATGGATTCTCTGTATATAAACATAAAGAATTTGGAAAATACGGTTGTTCGGTTGGCGGGTCACATTCTTCACAAGTATCATAAGGACCTTCCAAAATATTATCAAAATTTAAAGTATATGTACCACTTAAAACTTTACCCGAATATTCCCAACAACCCGTATTTGCACTTAACCTATAGATAGAACCCTCGGTATATGTGTCTGTCAACCCTGTTAAATATAGATTATATGTTTGTGAACAATCTTTAAAATAATCCACATAAATTTGTTCGGTCCCAACTGTACAAGTTGTTGTTGCGGTATAGTCTCCATAAAAATCAACAACAGTTGCTGTATAAGTACCAGCAGATACTGAATATAAATTTTGTGAATTTGACCCATTATCCCAAGTAATTAAATATGGAGATGTACCACCTGTAATATTTAAGTATATTGTTCCATCTAATGACACCGGTGTTGTCGCATCAACCACAAAACAATCAATACCTAACGGTAAAATTGTTTGAACTCCACATTCGTTTTTAACTATTACACTCATGAAAACGATTTAGTTATTGTGCATCCATTTATGTCCACAATTTTTATAATAAATGAACTCATTGTATCAAAAGGTGCTGGTATATCTTGTGTGTATGGAATATCATAATTTGTTATTGTCGCAAGATAAACACAATTTAAACCTGTATTATCACAAACATACACATTATATTCAGGTGTACCTGTTATGTAGTTTATTATGTATTGTTTTCCCATATTAATATTTAGTTACAATCACATGTTGCGTGAACCGAGATTATTGTTGTTGATGGAACACTTAATGTATAGTTAATTACTTCCCAACAACCTTCATATCCTGTACCTGAAAGTTTAACTTTATCACCAATATTAATTGTTAATCCACCTAAATTACTTACATACGCAATGTTACTTTCAGTACAATTTTGAACTAAATAATTAATTGGTTGTTGTGATGGTGTTGGAGTTAAAGTAGATGTTGGTGTTGGCGTTAATGTCGGTGTCGGAGTGACTGTTGATGTCACTGATGGTGTAGGTGTCGGTGTTTTTGTTGGTGTTCTCGTTGGTGTTGGTGTTATCGTGTTAGTCGGTGTGTTAGTCGGTGTTGGAGTTGGTGTCTTAGTCGGTGTTGGAGTAGGTGTTGCTGAAGAATTTATTGAAGGTGTTGGTGTTACTGTCTTAGTCGGTGTCGGAGTTAATGTCGGAGTTAATGTTGGAGTAACTGATGGAGTAACTGATGGTGTAACTGATGGTGTAACTGATGGTGTAACACTTATTGTAGGTGTTACAGTTGCTGTTGGTGTCGGAGTTGGTGTTAATGAGTTTGTACAAGCTGTACAAGCTGTAAATGAATTGGTAATAGAATTTAGTGTTAGAGTAGCACTTTGGTCATATACTATTCCTAAATATGTGAAACATTTATAAACACCGTCAACATAAGCACTAAAGGTTTGTCCTGTTGATACTATTGTGTTATTAATAGTTCTTATACCTTGTGAAACGTAATGTATTTCACTTGTATCACAATCTTGTATTTTTCTAACGAAATTACACATAAATTCTGTATCAACTAATGTGTATGTGGTTGCCCCTGACACATTAACACTTCTAACTAATGAAGGTGTGGGTGTTACTGTTGGAGTAGGTGTTGGAGTAGGTGAGGTATTAATGATATCAATATCGGCATCAACTCCAATACAAGGATTTATTGTGGGTGTTACACTTGGAGTAGGTGTTGGTGTTTCACACGTTACCGTTACATCAGGTGTATAATCGCAATCAAATAACGCATTAAAGTCTACTGTTACACAAATATTTGGTGTTGGAGTAGGTGTTGGTGTCGGACAAACTCCTACGGTCCAAATTTCTTCATCAATGTCAGGACAGTTAGAAAAACAAGGTGTCTTACCATATAAAACACAACTACCACCTAAAGTATTTGATAAACACCATTGTGTTCCATCATAATATACTGTTCCTGTTGTTGAACCTGTATAATATGGTCTTGAGTTATATGTCCCACCACTTGTATATTGTCCGTCATAATTACTAAATTGTGAATATTCAGTTCTTAAACAAAACTGTTCACTACAAGCGCTATAAGTTGGTGTTGCAGTTGGTGTTGGTGTTACTGTTGGTGTAGGTGTAGGTGTTTGAGTTTCAAAAGTACAATCGCCTAAATCGGTTAAAATAACTCCAGGTGGAACTAATACGGTATCTTCACAAGCACAAATTTCAAGACTATTTCCTGCCGGTAGTGTAATTGTAAGTTCATTACCATAACAATCAAAAAATGAAACATAGGTATCAACTTCTTGTGTATTATTTAATAAATAATTTTTACAAACACAATAACAAGGATAATCATCCATACAAGATGCACAATCATCATAAGGACCTGTTAATGAAGTTGCATCATATCTTTCACCTAAACCTGTATATGGTATTACTTCGGCACAACCTGTGAAACCTGTACTTATAATATAATAAACTTCACCCGATGTTAATTCCGCAACATAATCATTTATAATAAATGTAACGGTTGGGTCACAACATGACCTGAATTGGAAGTCACTTGCAGGTGGACAAGGTGTTTCTGCAACACATAAAGAACAATTTGCATATGATACTCCTGTTGATGTTAAGTTTATACTTGTTCCCGCACCTGAATATGTTACAACAGTTGTACAACCTGTAAATAAATCACTCTCAATGTAATAAGAAGTTCCTGCTGAGAAAGTCGAAAATGAGGTTGTTTTATATAATGCCCCATTACAACAAGCAGAAAATTGATAATTAGTTGGAGTACACTCTACTTCTGATTGCGTTATGTTAATAGGTAAATACCCCGATATAGGATTTGGGTCATAACAAACTGACAACCCAATAGTATCCCCTGATTGAAAATTTCCAACACAGTCCACATAAGACCATCCTGAACCGCTAGTAACACCGCTTAAACACGCCATATTAAATATAAATAATCATTAGTTTGTTTTTTTACGATTCTTTTCTTAAATTAGCGTCGTAATATTCAAATCTATTATGTTCTGTTGGTGTAATTAATAAAACACCTGGGTTTATTAAATTTTTAATGGTTTCTTGAAAAGAATAACTCATTAAAGTCTGTTCATAAGGATGTTGAAATTTTGTTTCCAAATAACATTTATAATTACCTTGTTTTGTTAAAACTATTGGCCAGTTCGACAAATAGATTTCACCTTTTGCGTATGGCACATTATTATATGATTTTATTTCATTAAATTTTGTTCTCGGAGCATTTGGGTCTAACCCTCTTACGGGTAAATTTGGTTTATCAGGCCAATGTTTTTTTCTAAATCCACTTGGTACATTATACCATGCAAATTGTACACCATTATCTCCATAAAATTCGGTATAGTTTAACTTCAGAAAATCAAAATCTTCTTTTTTAATTATATCCAAAGATGTCTCATATAAATTTGATATATATCTGTTAAAACCATTTTTACATACTTCACCTTTTTTTGGATAAAAATTCATATCATCTTCAAACCAAAAATAAAAATCAAGTCCTGTTTCATCGAAATGTTCTGCAACAAATACTCTACCACCCATAATTCCAATGTTGTCTTTCTTAATATGTTCAAACCCATATTCTTTACATAATTCTTCATATCTAGGTGTTGTTGTTAAATCCGTTGAATTATCCAATAAAAATTTTTTAGGCTTTTTAATAAAATTTTCATCATATTCTAACATTGATTTTATTAATGTTTCAAATTGATTTGAACTATTAAAAGTAATTACGTATAATGCGGTTTTTGTTATATCTAAGTTCTGGTTTTTAATCCGTTTTCCTTTTATATTTTTAACTTCGTATGTATCGTTTTTTAAATCTTCACAAAACTTAGATATCAATCCATTCTCTTCAATCTCCACATAATCAATTATATCTGAATGTCTATACAACATAATACTGAATATGGATTCTTCTGTTCCCATATATCCTTGATTTATTGTATCATTTAAGATATTATAATAAATTGTATTTATGTCGGATATTATTTCTTTCCTACCGCCAAATAACCCTCCCCTACATACTAAATTCACATCAGAATCAGCAAAAGTATTTATCTTTGGATAGGAAAACCCATGTATTTCATTATTTGCAATATATGGAAATGTGACAAATCCAAACTTATCAAACACTTTTGGTAACTTTTCTTGAATTTTATCGTGGGTAAAATATCCTGGATGAACTGTATTTGTTATCCCCGCATCTACCCAAAATAAATGGGTAGAATTAAATTTATCCAAAATTTTTGCATCATGTAATAAAAAAACCTTGGACATTACAAGTGGATTATACCACTCTAATTTTGCTTGTGTTGAATCTTTTAACCATCCTGCCTGATTATACCAATTCGGATTGTTTCGTATTTCTTGTATTTTTTCAAATGGAACTGTTTGTTTAAACCATTCCTTTTCTCTTAAAATAAATTGTGTGTTTTCGTTACTTCTTATTTGATTAACAAATTCTTCTAATTTTTTATCACCAAAAATTATAAAATTAATATCTGTTTTTAAAAGTTGTTCAAGTTTATTTAAATAATGTTCATAACTTCTTGACCAACCTTCAGATAGTTCATCCCTACCTATATCCCATAAACCTGTTACAAATGTCATCATATTATTTAATCCAAAGATAAATTATCAATATATTTAAATTCTTCAGGAAGAAAAAACTTAGGTTCAAACATATTTGGATGATTTGCCCCCGTATTATCAGGACTATTTGCGTGTCGTAAAACAGGAAATGTACAAACACCATGATATGCATACCACTCATCAAATGATTGGATATTACCAATATCTTCTTTAAAGGGTACGACAAACATCTTTATCTTTTTATATTTAAAATAATAGGACATTAATACATCGTCCGACATTGTTTTACCTACAAATTTTTCAAAAAAATCTTCTTCGAAGTAATTAACAAAATAAGATACTGATTTATAATGTTGTAAATTTTTTACTCTTAAAACTTCTTTAACAGTTAACACCCAAAAATCTCGTAAATCACCATATTTTGGTTCAACCAAATTTCTACCGTCATATAGAATTACATTACCTTTTAATTCTTTCTGCCATTTAAGATGCTCATTAATCATGTCAGGATGATATATTAAATCATCGTCAACCACAATTAATAATGTATCTTTACTTTCACGTTTAATTGTCGGAATTACTTTTGTCACGGGTCCAATATCTTCAGTTCTAAAAATTTTTAGATGCTGATATTCGTTTAAATATTCATCCAACCATTTTGGAATTATATATTCTTCACCCGTTACTTTATAAATTAAAGGTAAATTTATATGAACTTCATAATTTTTATGGTTTTGTTCACAAAGTGATTTAATTACCTCGTTAAAACCGTCTGTTACTTGATGGTTTAATCTTTCGGGTACAGTACTTAAAGTTATAACTACTTTATTCATAAATTACCTGTTAGTCTTTCACACCAACCTTTAGATTCTGAGTGTGGCCAAACCACCCAATATTTTGGTTTATGTATTGTTTGAAATTCTCTCCAAATTTTACAATACCCATCAGGGTCATTTCTCATATTATTAATTTCATTCTTATCGGCATCTTTTCTAAAGATTGTTTCATCACTTTCATTGTGAAATGCAACAACCCAAAAATCATAATCATTTTCAGGTACACTTGAAAAGTGAATGTCAATACAATGTTTAAATATGGTTGCAAAACTATTTAACCATTCTTCTTCTGTTTCATAATTAACAGGATTTGGTGGATATTTTTTATCCAAGGTGTATTGTTGAACTGCTCTTTTTTCAAATAATAATCCTGAATATTTTTCATAATCCCTTAGCGTTCTGACTGGTCCGAAACCAAAAGGTCCATCATGTCCTTCTTGTTTAAGACCATCCATACCAAATAATTTTCTATTTAAAAGATGTGATTGGTTGTTCATTGTACCCCAACGCTTATTATCATCCCAATGTTTGGTTCTACCCTTTCTTGTATATTCGTGCCAAATTAATACTTTATGTGGGTGAAATAAATCATAACCCCAAGTATATGCTCTTGCGGATATCGATATTTCTTCACCATGAAAATAATATTCATGATTATGTTGTACTTCGTTGGCGAAATCACCTAAAGTAAAACAATAATGGGCGGAATAAAATCTTGCCGGAACAGGTTCTTTTAATTCTCTCCAATTTGGTATTACTTCAGGAAGAAAGAAAACCGCACCTTCAGGAATGAACCTATCAAATGCCATTCTCCAAGGTTCATTAGTCCGACCATTTGGGTCGTTATCAGGGTCAAATGATGATACATAACCTGTCAATAATGGTTTTTTATGTCCTTTCTTTTGTAATTGTTTTATCATTGATATCATTTCTTCGTCCCAATTTGGTGCGAATCTCATATGTGAATCTATTTGTAATGTATATTCTTCACCATTATATAATTGTTGGGTTAAATGTCTCGCCCAACAAACTCCTTTAGATTCGGTATATGGTATGTTTAATATTTTAAATCTTTTATCTGAAAAATATTCGGACAAATCATCAAACCCGTCTTCTTCACTAAATTGTCTTGCAATACCAATAACTAACTTATCAGGTCTTTTTGCGTTTTCCAACATATTTTTAATTGTTGGTATTAATTGTGGGTCTCTATATGATGCAATTTGAACAAAAATTTTTGAATTTCTTATCTTTCTCATTATTAACATTTTTTTTATAAATTATAAGTTTTACACTTATTAAGTGAAGAAATCTTTTTTTTATTTAAGTAGATAATATTTATCATTGATGAAACTATTAAAAACAATCGAAAAATTAATTAAGGAGTCGGAAGAGGCGTACAACCGCGCATGTGAAAATATGGTTAATGAAAAAGAATTAGAACGACTCGAAAAAAACTATAAGGATAGTCTCAAACTAATGAAGACGTATTATAAAATTAATAACAAGAAAAAATAATTCTTGTTTTTACAAAAGTTCAATGTAATTTTTTATTTCTCGAATTTCTTTTTCATAAACAATATGATTATTATCGTATAAAATCATATGCGTTATTTCTTCATCGATATAATTAATAAACCAATCACCTAAATTATTAATTTGATAATCAAAAATAATTTCAGAATTTTTAGTTTTTAAAACTACTTTTCTACTCATTCTTCCATCTGAATTACTTCTACTATACAGTATAAGTCTATTGTCATTTTTTACTTTATATAAATCAGTTTGACATTTTTTCATATGTTCATCTAAATGAGCGTTAGATGTTGACTGATTCCAAACGGTATCAGTCAGAACTAAAATTAAATCATCTTCTATTATAACGTCATCATTTGGTATTTTTTTGATAGAATCAAACATTAGTTTTTCGACAGTAATAAAATCATTATTACCATAATTTTGATTAATAAAGTAAAGATAATCTTCTTCTTTCTTTATCTTTGTAAAATTTTTCAAGAAAGTGTTTATTTCACCACCAAAAAATTGAAATGAATGTGAATTAGTATTTTCATTCAGATAAAATTTCAACTTCTTATTGTTAACTTTTAGTTCATTAAAGAAATTCTTAAACTCTTGGATTGTTTTTTCCCCTAAAATTGCATCTCCTTCCAATCTAATAAAATGAGTATATTCTAACTCTTTTGCAAATTCTAAAGACCTAAACAGATTTATCAAAACCGACAACCCGTGTTTTTGTTTGTGTTCTGCATGTGTGAAAATTTTGAACCTGTCTAATGTATACCACATATAAAAACCTTCATAATTATCATACTCATTTTTGAATAAATTATTTTTTTTATCATAAAAAAAGTAATTAACTTTATCCAAAATATCTTGACTTATTTTCGTATTACTTATTAAGAATATATCATATATTCCACATATAGAATTTAAAAAATTATCAAGTAGATTTTCTTGTTTTTTATTTTCTATAAAAGCATCAATTATTACTACAGGTTTCATCTTTTTACCGCCAATGTATCAATACCATATTCAATGATTTCATATTTCAAATCAGATAGATATTCATATACTTTACTATACGTATTAATGAATTTAGAATGTTCATTTTCAAAAATGATGAATTTAGGTAAATATTTTAACCCCATTATGAATTCAGCATCATATCCCTCGATATCAGTATGTAACCAATCATAATCTTGATATCCATGTTTTTCAATTAAATCATTAATTGAAACACTTTTTCTTAACTCTGTTTTTATTTCTTCTTCTTTAAGAAACCTTTGGTTAACCTGTTTTATTATTGAATCAGTATATCCTTCTCCACCTGTATACCATTCAACATCACTACCGTCTATTGTTACAATTTCATTTATCAATGTACAATTATGATATTTTTCATAGTTTTTCACTAACTTATCGAATTGCGGTTTAGAACCTTCAATAATAAGACATTCTGTATCTTTATCTAATACGGGTTGTGTCCAATGTCCCCATTCTCCATTATGAGCGCCAACAACAATTCCTTTTGTGTTTTTATTTAATTTACAATATAAACTAAAAACTTTATCTAAATCACTACCATCATAAAGTGAATTATATTCTCTGGTGAATAAAATATTACGGTTACTATCCATAACAATTATATTCCATCTACTACAACCTCCACCATTCCAACTTGCCCAATTACCTGGGTTCAATTTTATTTCCCACCCTCCATCATTAGATATTGTGGAAAATTTAACAATTAAAGGTTCTTTTATTATTGTATTTAATTTTTCATCCAATTCTACTTTAAAAGTAAATAATTCAGGATTTTGTTGGTTGTGTAATTCAAATTTAATCATCTTTATAAAATTAAAATAAATTTTATAATTCTAAACATGAATAGAGTTAAAATTTTTGGTCATGGTTCATACATTGGAACTACAGGATATAACTATCACACAAGACATTTTTTTAGAGAATTATACAAACACTTTGATGTAAAATTTAGGAACTTTACAATTGGTAATTCTTGGAAGGGTTATAATTCGACACCTCATAATGGTGAACCATACTTAAATGATGTTGATAAAGATATTTTACATCAACAGATTTTATTCGGACCTAATAATTCAAGAAGTGATTATCCGATATATCCTGATGGTAAAGACCATACTTCTCACGATTTAAATATTGTGTTATGTGAAACCAATCATTACGTATTTTATGATAATTACGTTGGTCCAAAAATTGCATATAATGTTTGGGAATCTACATTACAACCTCAAGATTTTTTTAATAAGTTACTTGAATTTGATGAATTATGGGTTCCGTCAAAATGGCAAAAAGATGTAACGATTAAACAAGGATACCCTTCAGATAAAATTAAAGTTGTTCCTGAAGGTGTTGGTCATGAGTTTTTCCCAAATCCACAAGTGAAACATAAATTAACTTCTGATGGTAGGTTTAAATTCTTTCTTGCAGGCCGTTGGGATTATAGAAAATCAACCAAAGAAATTATCAAATCTTTTATAGAAACTTTTGATAAGGACGAACCTGTTGATTTAATTATTTCTGTTGATAACCCTTTTTCAAATGACGGATTAAAAACAACAGAGGAAAGATTAAAACGTTATGGTTTGACTGACAAACGAATTAAGGTTTTACATTTTCCATCAAGGAATGATTATATCGACATTTTAAAGTCTTGTGATGCGTTTGTATCTTGTGCCAGGTCCGAAGGATGGAATATTCCGTTGATGGAGGCAATGGCGTGTGGTGTTCCATCAATTTATTCGAATTGTTCAGGTCAGTTGGAATTTGCGGAAGGTCTTGGTATTCCTGTTAGTATTATTGGTGAAAAACCTGTTAGCGATTCTGATTACAACCATTTTAACACTTCTGTTGGAAATTATTATGAACCTGACTTTAACGATTTAAAACTTAAATTAAGAGATGTTTATACAAACCATAAAAAATATAAACAAAAATCATTAAAAGAATCAAAAATAATTAGAGATAATTTCAGTTGGGAGAAAGTCGGTGAAATTGCCGTTGATACCATAAATGATTTTATGAAAAGAAAACCCTTGTTGGTTGATAACAAGAAAAACGATGTTTTTATTTCATATTTAGATGGTCCAAAAGTTGAAATTTTAGGTGAAAAAAATGAAGAATATTTTGTTGAATTTATTGATTCTTCAACAAATAAAATTTGTCATTCGGGGTTTATTAAAAACAATATGTGGATAGCATGTGGATTAAAATATTACGTTCCTTGGATAATAAAAATTAATGGTCAAGTTATTGAAAATTTTTCATTAGAAAATCAAAGGGTTCTTATATCAATGGAATCTGGTTCGATTGGTGATACAATTGCGTGGGTTCCTTATGTTGTAGATTTTTCCAAAAAACATAAATGTAAAGTTATTTTGTCCACATTTCACAATAAATTATTTTCGGGTTTGGATTCATATAAAGATATTGAATTTGTTGAACCTGGCTCAACCGTTAATTGCAAAGCAGTATATCGTTTAGGTTGGTTTAAGAAAGACGGTAAATGGAATGATACCGATAGAAATAAAAACCAAGTAAATATTATTCCTTTACAACAAACAGCGACAGACATTTTGGGTTTGGATTTTTATGAACTAAATTATGGTCTTAATTTACCCAAACTTAAAAGACCTATTTCTGAAAAATATGTTGTGTTTGGTCCAAATGCAACTATGGGATGTAAAGAATGGACCTATGAAAATTGGGTTTCATTATCAAAAATGATTATGGAGTTGGGGTATAAAGTTGTCACATTAACAAAACATAAATTTGAAATTCCCAATACCATTAATGTGTGGGGAGAATCGTTTCAAACTGTTGCAAATTATTTACACCATGCCGAAGCATTTGTTGGGTTGGGTTCAGGTTTATCTTGGTTAAATTGGGCGTTAGGAAAACACACATTTATGATAAATGGTTTTTCTAAAGAAGGTCACGAATTTACAACTAACGTTACAAGAATATACAATAATAATACTTGTATATTTTGTTGGAATGATGAAGAATTTGTGTTTGAAACCAAAGATTGGGATTGGTGTCCTGTATATAAAGGAACAAAAAAACAACACATTTGTCAGAAATCGATTAACCCGATTGCCGTTTTTGATAAAATTAGTAATATGATTAATTAAATGTGTTTGGGTCTAAAGGTATTATTCCACTTTTACTACACGCCCATTCAGCAATGATTGTAAAATCTAAAAAACCTGCCTTTTGTGGTTCTTTTTCCGCAATTCTTCTCCATTCTAAAATAACACTTTCATCTACAACCAAAGGAATGTCATACAAATACACATACTCTTCATTAAACAATGAAATTGATATTTGAGGTAAGATGTTATCAAACTGATATGTTGCGTAAATTTCAGCGTATTTCGCTACCGCACCTGTATATGTCATATAATATTGAATTATCATTTCCAATTACCCCCTATTTTATAAAATGGTGTTGCAATTTTCCAAACACCACTAACATTAACCCATGTTATTGCTTGTTTCCAAACACCACTAACTTTAACCCAAAATTTACTACCTCCTGTTGTAACACCTTGAATTGGAATTGCCTTTATTTCTACGGTTGCAGAATCGTTAAAAAATCTATTTAGTCTCATGCTTCTGCAATTATTAAATTACCCATTGAGTTTCCAATGTAAGTTGATGATATCGCTAGTCGTATCGGCGCAGGTGATTGGGGTCTCATGATAGCCAAACAAGCGTTTTCATTAATAATAGGAAGACCCCCGTTTAATCCTCCATTGATTAAATTTGGTATTGATGATTGGGATGAGGTTTGAGGTCCATATCCGGTTATTACACATAAAGGTTTTACAATAGATAATTGTAAATCTGCCGCCCCATTTATTGTTATTGATTGAACACTTAGAACTCCGGTATCACCTGATTGTAAATTCGCGAATGTCCCATAATTAACATTCGCTAATGAAATCACATTAAGGTCTGCAATTTGTCCAGACCCAATTCTATTTGCAACCCCATCTTGATTTGTATAATTAATAGTAAATGTTTTTCTGGCTGTAAAACTACTTGCGTTATTTTCAACAAAAAATAAAAGTCTCTTATCGGTACTATATCTTGTTGTTGCACTTAATCCATTCAATGTTGTTGCGGTACTTGTCGTCGGATTATATCTAAACATTACCAACCTATCATAAACAATAACAGGATTATTAGATATTACACCTAAATCCGCACCACATATATACAGATAATTAGAGCTGTTAGATAGTTGAGGTATGGGTATTGCTCCCATAGAATTTTTATCTAACGTAGTTGCTGGTGTTAACGTTCTACTTGGTGAGTTACCGACGGGATAAACTTGGTTAAAAAAATCATTAAATAACCCTCTAGTATCTCCATTAATTTCCCCCCCTCTAAAATAGTATTTATTAACAGGATTAATTATTGAGTTATAATATTGTGTATATGATGTAAATGCCATATTAATAAATATTCACTTATTTACAAAACCAACATATCCGAATGAACCTGTTAAGTTGTTTAGTGATGTTGTCAAATCGGTATAATTTAAAAATAATAAAGATAAACAAGCACCTGATAATACCTCAGTTACATTTGGTACACCTATTATTGTATCTCTAAAACCATTTGTTGATGTCAACATGCTTTGTGACTGTTCTATAGGTCTTATAATAGCTAACCCAAAAACAACTCCAGAACCCCCACCTAATGTTCCACTTAAAACCCTAAAAGTTTCAACACTTCTAACACCCGTATCTCCACTAGATAAAGGCGGTAAACTTGTTTGTGTTACGTATCTTAAATAGTTACCATTTGTTGATATTTGAGCAGTTAATGTTCTATTCGCAACACCGTCTTGATTAGTATACTCTATTTCAACCGTTAGAGGGTTAGATATTGTTGTTGCACTTAATATTTCTAAAATAACTCTATTCCCTACTGATGATGTTCCGCTATATCTGCTTAGAGTTGGTGTATTAATATTTTGAGTTGTTGTTGATGTAACGGTTAACCCCCCAACATGACATAATCTATCATATAATATTGTTATACCATTAGTGTTTGGATAAGTATAATTAAAATTAAGTAACCATTTTTGTTGCCCTTCAGGTGGATTTGTAATTACTATTCTGCCTTCTGTTGTATTATTACATAAAGTAGGAGTCGACGTTGGTACTTCACCTGAAGTTGGTTGACCATCATAAAACCATAAATCATACCATGATGCTACTCTAAAACCTAATGTGTTTCTTATTGTTGAAGGTAAACTATTTGTCTTATAAATAAAAATATTTTCAGGATTACTTGATTGATATCCTGTTCTTCTACTTGTGATGTCCGATAAATCTGTAAGTACTCCCATTCTTTTATCTCTGAACTAAACTTAAAAAACCATATTGATACCATAATGTTGAAGAATTATCAACGGTAGGTTGAGCATTAAACGGCGTAAATAACATAGATAAACATGCGTTGTTCTCAATTTTTGGAATTCCTGGTAGTCCTGTAATCCAATCTCGGTCATTTACCACCGCACCAACTCCAACTCCAGATACTGCAATTGGTCTTGCAATTGTAATACCAAAATTACCTTGTAATGTACTAGCACTTACCGCCTGTATTGATTCAACACTTCTAACTCCAGTGTCTCCACTTGCTAAGGGTACATAAATCGTCATACCTCTACCATATAATTGATTGACCGCTCTTGGATTTTGAACTGTCGTAACACGAGAACCTACTCCGTTTTGATTCGTGTATGTAATATTAAATGAATTACCTGACATAGTTTCATATACCTCAATATAAATAGAATTACCACTTGAGCTGTTTCCGCTATATCTCGTTAATGCTGGCGTATTTATTGTTTGAACATTAGTTGTATTCCCCGATAAACCTGATACGTGACATAATCTATCATACAATGACATTACACCAATAAAAGTACCAAAACAAGTAAAATTTGTTAAATATAATTCTTTACCTGATGTTGGATTTTCTTGTTTTATTGCTCCAGCCGTATCTCTTGTACAGATTTCTGCAGTTGTTGGTGGGTATCCTGGTGAACCAGGTATTCCATCCCAACACCATAAAGAAGTTGTTAATGTAGCAGAAAGAGATATACCCGTAGTTCCCGTATTAACCCAAAAATTCATTTTTTGATATAACACGGTTTCTACATTACCACTTGTTGATACTGTGTTTATAAAATCTGTTAACCCTGTAAAGCTTCCCATATAAATATTATAACTTTATGCTGTATATTGTAAATACACATCTCCATCATTTCCCGTTCCATTATCAGGAGCGGCAGTCCCGTATGTTATGTTTACACTACTTGTTCCACTACTTCCTGAAGTACCTGATGTTCCTGAACTTCCGCTAATACCACTACTTCCTGAAGTACCTGATGTTCCTGAACCTCCTCCACCTGAACCAGCGGTAAAGCCTGTTACTGAAATAGTTCCACCTGTAGAATCATATAATTCTAAGGTTGTTGTTGCGCTAAAATAAGTACCACCTGTAATATAGTTACCTGTAACACCAGAAATAACTACACTACTATTATCATTATTATTTAAAGTTAATGTTACTGTTTGTGAATTAAAGGTTCCTCCTGTTACTGATTTTCCTGAAGAACCTGATGTTCCTGAACTTCCACTAACCCCACTACTTCCTGAAGTACCACTACTTCCTGAAGAACCTGATGTTCCTGAAGAACCTGATGTTCCTGAACTTCCACTAACCCCACTACTACCTGAAGAACCTGATGTTCCTGAACTTCCACTAACCCCACTACTACCTGAAGAACCTGATGTTCCTGAACTTCCACTAGAACCATTAGTTCCATCCACACCTGAAATACCCGATGTTCCTGAACTTCCGCTACTTCCTGAAGAGCCTGAACTTCCTGAAGTACCACTACTTCCCGAAGAGCCTGATGTTCCTGAACTTCCGCTAATACCACTACTTCCTGAAGTACCACTACTTCCCGAAGAGCCTGATGTTCCTGAACTTCCACTAGAACCACTACTTCCTGAAGTACCCGACGTACCTGAACTTGTCGTAAAACCTGTTATTACCACAGTTCCACCATAGTTATCTCTTAACGTTAAACTTTGTGTACCAGTGTTATATGTTCCACCTGTAATGTAAGTGTCAGTAAGTCCTGATATTGTAATTGTTCCACCTGTTACATCGTAGAGGTAAAGATTTCTTGCATTATAATCAAAAGTTCCACCTGTAATCCCCGCTCCCTGACCTGACGTAATTCCCGTGATTTGAATTTCAGTACCTGTATTTGTTGTTAATACAATTGTATTTGCCGAATACGTTCCACCTGTAATTGCAGGATATGAACCGTTGAATATTACCCAATTTGCGTTTGTTCTTGTAATACCATTTTGTCCTTCAATTGTTGAACCCGTCCACGCAGTTATTAAATCAATACCTTGTTGTGTTGTCGACCTAACGTTTGCACCATAATCAGTAAATATTACTGTGTTAGTCGCCCCTGTAGCTGCGTTCCAAAGTGATTCATAATTATCAATATTATATTGATATATTTTGTCGGTTTCATACACATAAACCAACATTCCAATTCTTCTTCTACCTGAAGAAAAATAATCAGAATTTAATGTTATTACATCAGGAATAAATCCTGAACCTTTAAAAAATTGAATTGGAATTGTTGACCCTGTTATATTTCCCGTTTGACCTGAAAATGTCCATTCCAAATCAGATAGATTTGCAACTTCCATATAACCACCTGTATTTGAAACAGAAAACGTAACTCCGAAATTAGATTGTCTATTTACGGATAATTGTGAATTTTGTCTTGTTGCGGTTTGCGGATTATTATATGGAAAACTCATTGGTAATAAATACTTTCAATAAATAAATATTGAAGTTTTTATTTTTTTTTTAATTAAAAAACAATTTTAACAGATTGGGTCGTTGTTATTCACAATAATTTGAACACCATCAATCATTTGTGTTCTTGTTTTACCTGAAAAAATTGCAGTGGTTGATGTTGACCCTGTATACACGTTAAACGGTCCTTGAGCATCTGAATATTGACTGATTCTAATTAAAAATTCTTCAGTGCATGCGGTTGTCACAATTTGTGAACTAATTGTTGTATTTGTACAACCCGAATCGGTATTAACAACAAAAATATTTAATGTATATGCTGATGCCATTATTATTCGTAATAACTTAAATTAATAGCGGCTCTATAATCCTGATTACCAGTATTTGATTTAATACACAACCAAACTTCATCAAAAGTACCATTTACATTAATTCCAGGTCTTAACATATTATCCATAAATTCGAAAGAATCTACTTGCGTACCAGTTCCTGAACCTAAAAACGATGTTATAATGTGTCCTTCAGTTGTTATTGTTTGCCCTGTTGACAACGCATATTCAATTGGTGTATTAGGTATAGTTCTCCAAGTTACACCTGAACTTAATGTAGGATTTAATTGAACTGTTGTTATGTAGTCACCCTTTGATGGATTGGTTATGTTTAATGTTTGAATATCACTTAATGTAATATTTGCACCATTATAAGACGCTCCAATTCTATATCCTAATATTGGATATGTGACATATGCGGTTGGTTTAGTTTGTGCGGTAAATGCTTGAATTGTGGTTGATTTATTTAATGAATTTATTGTACCTTCCAAAGATACTTGAGCACAAATCATATTAAAACTACCTGAATTACCTGAACCTAAACTTCTTATTTCATACCTAATAGGTTGATTTGGTGACTTCATATAAACCGTTGTTAAATTATTTGCCGCCGTGTTTGTTACAAAAAATTTAACTTCGCCATCTATAACCAATCCAAATCTAAGTCTACCAACACCTAACCATTGAAAATCAACAAACATTAATTGTGTTTTTGTCCAATCAATATTTGAAACATTGTAGTCTGTTGTTGACCAAGTAGATGTTGTCGCACTTAAAACCGTCGTACCACTATGCCATATCTGAAAGGATATCGTATTGTTTTGACCATTTGATTCAAGAAAAAATCCATCAAAAACCGAATTATATGGTGAACCAGTTGTTGAAGTAAAATAACCAACTCTTTTAATTACATTTGTCTGTAATTGAAAATTTGAAAAACTTGCTTCAACAAGTTGTCCTTTTCCTGGTTGATATATGCCTCTTGACTTACCTTGTCTTATAACCAAATCATTGGTTGTTGATACACTCATAACAACTTGTGAATTAGTTTTATCATATACAGATGTTGCCGTTCCTGCGGTTAATTCTGATACAGTTAGAGGTAACTTATCGTGTATGTGCATGTACTCCAACAATGAAGTAACATTACTTGTTCTTAATCTACCAAATGCATCCAAATTTGGACTATCGGAATATTTTATTGAGTTATTATATATAAATGACATATTAAATTAAATACCAATTACCACCTCTAACCAAACAAGTCAGAGACATATAATTTATGTTCATATCAACATATGAACTTCCATCAATCGTACCTGATGATGGTGTTAACCTTATTCTATATGAACCGCAACTTCCCGCTTCATCTTTTATAATTAAAAAATAACCTTCTTTCCCTGTTGTACTCGGTAATGTTAAATCAACATTTGTTGTTGCACTTATCCCCCAATATGTTTTATCCCAAGTTAAGGTATGTGAAGAAGTTACACCTGTAACCAAATAATCCGTATTATTGGTTATGGATGAATACGCCATCGAACTTGTTGTTCCTGATGGTTCAACAGTATAATCTACCACAACAAATAATGAATTTTTTGTTGCTGAAGTAATAAACGGTAGTTGCGATATTCTTAAATCTGGCATATTATTTTAATTTATATTATATAAGTATCTTGTCACCATTTTCTTGTAAGATAAAAAATCCATTTTCTTGTAAAATTGAAACTTTAGATAGACAAGAATATGTTTCATAATCATATATTATAATATCAAACGTACAATTTGAATCGCAATCTAATACTTTAAAAATTTCACAATTGTTTGCATCAATCATTTTTAAAATTACTTGTGATGCTCCCGCAAAAATTGTTGCTGGTAAAAATGTTAATGTTGGTGTCGTGGTACTTCCCGTTCCAAGAAATGTACAATTTTCCAAATTAATTCCACACATATAAAATGAATATGGCGATGAACCTGAAACTGATGTTATGTATATTTTTGAGTTCATTTAGTTATAGTCCATATTTTGATTTGGTTGTGTTGTAATTTGTGGAAACTTCATCAGAAGTTAATCCTTTCGTATAAAAATAACATGCACCTATTTTACCATTAAGATAAAGAGAACCAACTCCAGTCCCTATAAACCCTAAATATAAAGGATTTGATTCATTATAGGTATCTGAACCATGTGCTGTTGTAATATATTCAATATCATTTATATATACTTTAGTTGTATTTGATGTTGATGTTATTTGAGAAATAAATGTAATTAAATACCACGTATTTATTGTTACAGTGAGTGTTGAATTGGATACTCTTTGTATTGCAGTACCATTTGTTACACACCTGATAACACCTCCATTTGAAAATAATCCTCCCCAATATCCATCAAATCCAAAGCTTGATGATAGTTTTCCAAAAACAGGAATTTGTTGACTTAATCCACCCAAAGTATCAAATTTAACCCAAACTTGAATTGTTTTTTGAGTTGTTGTCGATAGCGATAACGATGAGTTATGTGGGATGAGAATATTATCATTAATACCATCCAAATCAAAAATGCCTCCATCTGTTGATACCCATGTCGCCCCATTAATTGTTGCGTTATTACCATTTCCTGTTTCATCAACCCATTCACCACTAACATAATTTGACGCATCTAATTCCATAAATAAGTCGTCTTGAATGATATTACCTTCAGTTGAAAATGATGTCCAATATCCATTACTATTTAACCATATTTTCGCTTGGTCTCCTGTTGTAAATGCGGTGGTTCCGGCTGCGACCCAATTTGACAAACCAATAAAACTTTGTTCGGTTTTTTCTGAAGTTCTCCAAAAACCAACATATGCTGGTACACCTAAAGGATTTGGTTGATTACCACTTACAGTTTGGTGAACAATAACATACCCCAAATCTTCATCAGGTCCCATCCACCATTTCACACCCCCAATATTTGATGAATAATCTTGAGCTTGAAGACCTATCGCAAGATTTCCTACTTGTTCTGTTCCTGATATTGTTGAACCTGTGTTGTATGCAAAAGGTCTTGTTGTTGGCATATATAATAAATATGGTTATTATTTTTTTTTAATAACCGTATCTTGTTTTTAATGCGTCGTAATTTTGAGTTAACTCAGCACCTGTTAGAGCTTTATTATAGAAATGCATTTCACCGATGTTACCCGTAAAAATATTTCTTGCGGCGGTTGAAATTTGACCATCACCCCATACCGCACCAACAACTAATAAGTTAGCGTTTATTACAGGAACATTCCCCCCACTTGAATTAACAACCGTTCTAAGTATATTGTTGATATAAATATCATATCTTGATGAACCACTATTCCAATTACATGTTACGTTATACCAAGTATTTGCACTAAATTGGGTAAATGCTGATGACATTACTGCAGTTCTAGGATATGTATTTCCTGGTTGAAGATAATCCCCCAATATTGTAACAATTTCACCGTTTAACACTGAAGGTCCTGTTACATTACCAAGACCTAAGTATTGAATTCCACTAGCATTAGGATACGTTCTAAGTTCTAATAGATTATTTGCAGATGTTGCACTTGTAATATTATTAAATGGGTAAAACCATATTGAGAATGAATATGCACTGTATCCATATGGATTCACTTGTTCGTAAAAATACCCTGTTGATGCACTAATAGTTAGCGAACCCCCACCAATGTTACTATAAATTGAGGTGCCAGTATATAATGTTGATGTACTAGTTGTTGGTCTTACATAAGCCCTCAAGTCAAAATTATCCCCACTAAAATTACCCGTGGCATCTTCTAATGTGTTTGTCGCTTGTGTAAAACCATTACAAATTGCAGGGTCCAAATATGCAACCAACCCATCACTAACTATCGATGCCGCTGCTGGACAAGTAGGTGATGGTGTCGGTGTGATTGTTGGAGTAACCGTTGGTGTAGGTGTTATAGATGTTGTTGGAGTAACTGTTGGTGTTACAGATGGTGTTGGTGTTATTGATGGTGTGATTGTTGGAGTAACCGTTGGTGTAGGTGTTGGAGAAGCCAAACATATATTATCATCTACGCTGTATATTTCCAATTGGAAAGTACAATTTTCATCACACGAAATATCTTTTTTTACTTCGCAACCATTATTATCGATTAATTTAACTCTAATTATCGGTGCTGTGTCATATAATGAAGATAGAGTGAAAGTTCTACCCAAAGTTGTTCCTGTTAACACTCCGAGATATTCACATAATGTTTCAAACACATCACATACATACACATAATAAGGTGTTGTTCCTGTTATATTTTGTATTATTAATCTAGACGCCATTAAGTTTCACAATTAATATTATAATCAATAGTTAATCCTATTACAAACTCTGAATCACTTAAATCATCTTCAGTACCATTACAAACTGATTTAACTGTTACAACATTATTAACGGTATCAAAAGTATATGTGCTAACACCCGTAACCCCTGACAATATTGTTTCAAGTGCTTGTATCCATTGTGACTCTGTTGGGACTCCACTTAATGTCGTTCCTGTGAAGAATGGTTGTGTATATGTTGTTCCACTTACTTCAACAAATGCTGTATATGTCGCAGAAGATAAAATACAATTTGTATTACCTGTTGTTAAATCGTAAAAACCTTCAGATACCATAGATGAAAAATCTCTTTCAGAATTTGGTGTTACCGTAAATCCATCTGATAAAACTGATAAATAAACATAACCTGAAACAAGTGGTGTACAAGGTACAATAACACTTTTAGTTAAACTACATCCTGAATAATCTGTTATTGTTAAAGTATATGTCCCACCACTTAATCCTGTTAGATTCTGTGTGGTAGCGTTATTTGCGTTTTCAGACCATTGATAAGTATAAGGTGGTGTTCCGTTAAATATTGTGGTAGTTATCGTTCCTTCGTTGTTGTTATTACCACAACTTGTTGGAACCAAAATATATTCTAAACTATTTGATGATTGAATTGTTATGTTTCTATAAACCGAACAATTATCCTCGTCTCTAATTTGTATTTTATAATTTCCTGAAGATAAATTGTTAAACGTTACTGATGAAAATGCAACATCAACATATTGGATTAACGGTATGTCATTTCTTGTTATAATAAAATCAAGTAGTCCTGTATATCCGCTTCCAACTTCAAGATAACATATACCATTGTTTAATCCACAAGTCGTTCCAGTTACAAAAGTTGTTGCGGAAAATTTATCTTGAGTGTAAACATTAAATGTCTGACTATATTGACATCCTGTCGTATTTTCAATTACAATTGTATATTCGCCTTCATCTAAATTGTCATATACTATTGTTGGTGAAACTTGAGTTACTACATTTGTTGTTGAGTCAGGATATATTAAAGTATATGTAAATGGACCATTCCCAACCACATTTACTGTAACACTTCCACCTTCTACTGAACATGTAGAATTTTTAACAAGTATGTTAGTTACTGTGAATCCCGCATCTGCTTGTAAATAAACCGAGCTAGTTGTATTACATAAAGTAGCGTCAGTAACAAGAAAAGTTGCAACACCAGGTGTGAAACCTGAAAATGTTACTTGTGTTGCATATGAAATTAATGTTGTACCATTACTACCTGAATAGAAGAAAGGTCCCGTACCTCCCGTAAGTATTAATGTAACCGTCCCATTACCCGAAAAACAAGTTGGATTTGTTGCGGTTATTGAGGCAATTGTTAATGGGTCAGCATTATTTACAGTTGCACTTTTCGTTTTTTGACAACCATAATAATCTGTTATTGTGACAGAGTATGTATCTGCTGTTAATCCAGTTATTGTTGTTCCTGTCTGACCGTTATTCCATAAGTATGTATATGGAGCAGTACCCGTAAGTCCTGTTATTTGTAACTTACCAACATTACCATAACAACTAGTATTGTCTACAACATAAAATCCCCAATCAAGTTCACTTGATGGTTGGACGATAATCGATTCTGAATACCCACTACAACCACCATAATCTTGGTAATACGCTCTGAATACACCTGAAGGTACATTTGTAAAACTTAACACACCATTATATGTTATACCTGATAATACTTCTGTCGTACCACTAAATAATTTAATTGTAATTGGATATGCATTTGAAGTTCCACTTAAAGTAACAACTCCGTTATTTTCTCCACAAGTTGTTCCTGAAACTGTTGATACATTTAAACATCCTCCACTTGAAACAATTATATTAATATAAAACTCATTATTTGTATCCCCTAATGAATCGTTTACACGAACAACATATGTCCCTGAATTTAATCCTGTTTTTGTGCTACCTGAACCTAAGTTAGGATTTACCCAATCTACTGTATATGGTGCAACACCACCCGATAAAGATATATTAATGGCTCCTGAGCCTGAATTATTACAATCACCAGTTACTGAAAAATTATATAAAAAATTAGCCATTAATTACAATTGATTGATACGTTTATACCTACATTTAATGATAAGGTCTTGTTTGTAAATAGTTCCATACAACCTGAATTTGATAATATGACTCTTTCAGCGTTTACATTATAATTTAATCCGTATTGATAAAGATACATAAGTTTGTTTTCAAGAGCGGTCAACCAATCACTATCACTTGGAATATCATTTATACCATACCCTGTATAAAACGGTTCTTGAACCAAAACAGTATTGTCTAATCTCAAATCAACATACCATATTGAAGTTAAAGATTCTTTTACACATTCTGATAATGTATAACCACTTGATGATAAAACTTGATTAACAGATTTAATTAATGCGTCTGAAAATGACTCTATTGTTGATGATGTTCCACTCCAAGGATATGTTGCCCCTGAAATTGTTTCATCAATACAATCATTCATAAATATCGGTCCTATTGCTTGACATGGAGTACATGGAACCGCAGTAAAGATACATCCTCTTTGTCTTCTATAAACATATTTTTGTCTGTGAAAAGCGGAATTCTCATATTTTATACCTCCATTCCATATTGTTGTTGATGGTACTGTTTGTTCCACCAATTTTGTCCAATAGTCACCAATACCTATAGTATAATCAATCATTTTTTGATAGGTGTAATGACTAATGTCAATACCCGCCTTTTCTAATGATTGTAAGTAATTCCAATAAACAGATTGTAATGTTGGATAACCCGATGATTTACCATCTGTGGTATACCATCTGTTTCTTACATTTATCATGTTTTTATAGAATGTTTGTGCAAATTCTGCGAAAGTTTCAATTTGTGGTTGTGGATTTATAACCGTCCAATCTAAATTTCCTGGTGTTGGATATGGATTTGAAAGTCCTGAATATGGTATTGGATATTCTTCGTCTCGTGAATTTTCCCATACACTATATGTAATACCTTGTCCAACATTTAAAAATAAATCAACATTTTTTGTATTAACAACCAATGTATTTGAATCAAATGAACTTGATGTTGTGTATGTTGATTTATCATTTGTTTTAACTTGTCTTAGATTAAAACCAAGACCATCCATATTTGGAAAGTTTATAAACCTATTTAAATAATCTGTCCCATATGACGGTGGTATTGTTTGAAGTTGTGAGTTTGGACTTTCACCTGTGAAATTTTGGTTAGTTACAACCGCTTGTTGTCCTGAATTATGAAACTTTGTTTGTTGATACCATCCTCCTCCTTTTTGGAAAAAGAAGTCATCAGTTGCTTGTGGCATTATAGGATACCCATCTTCATTTATTGGATAATCATTTAATGTAAATTGAGAATTTGTAATACTTTGACTTGTTGTAAAGGCGGTATATGTTTGTCCTTTAAACTTATATTCACTTCCTACCAAATATCCTGGTATGTTCTGAACATATGTACCTCCAGATATTTTAGCATATTTAGTTAAAAAATCTGAATATTTAATGGTTCTATCCGCAACATAAATTGTTTCATTATATTCGACAAGTGCTTGTGGAGCGCCAATAGTTTTCATTAAGAATTCAATTGAACGTCTTGTTCCTTTTGAACGATATAAGTGAGCGGAATTTAAAATTAATTTATTATAATATTTAAAATTTAATTCTGTTGGTGTTTGGTCTCTTGTCCAACCTTCATAAATTGATTTATTTTTAACCCCATAAACCGATTTTAGAAAATCTTCATTTGAAATTGGAGATATGTTTGTATCCCATCCTAATGTTTTTGCCAAATATATCAATAATGCCGATGGAATGTCATCACCTGATACATATGAAACAGAAGTCATTGTTGCCAATGCGTCAATGAATTTTTTTGTTTCATCGAAACTTCTTGAATAAATTTGAAGAACCTTTTCAATTTTTTGGTCAGGAGTATCAAATTCATGAAACGCTCCTGTTGTTAAAAACCTACTTATTAAGTTTGTTTTAAAATCATCTATTTCAGCACCAAATTGTGCCAATTGTTCAACATATGAATCATATGCCGCAGTTAGGATATCAATATTCCAGATACCAAATAACGGCCAAGTAAGATATTCATATGCAGTATAATAAGTTCCATTATCTGTTTGACGAGGTATTTTAAATTGTGATGTATATTTTGGTGTAACAAATCTATTTAATAAGAATTTTTCAACCTCATCAAAATCATTTGCAAAAACCATTTCAGTTTTTAACTTACTAGGTCTAATAACAAGTGAATCAATAATTGATGTTTGACTCGAAAACGGATTACCTGAAACAGTAAATGTTATTGTTCCTGTTGTTAAACTATCACTAGGTTCAAATAAAATTACTCTATATTCTGTACTTCCAGTTGAAATGAATAATGAATAGTCTTGATATCTTGTTGTAAGTGCCCTTAACGGACTTACAGGTGTTGGTCTTAATAATATATTTCTTTCAGCATTAACAGAATAATCAATATCGAAAATATTTTTTATTCTTGTTACATCAATATCAAATGTTGTAAAATCTTCATTCTGATTATAAATTACATTTGTTGCGGTATAACCTGTTGTGTAATCATAATACACTTGGTCAACTTCAAGTGCTGCGGGAAAGAAATTGATAATTTGTGTTAACGATACTTCAAGTCTTTTTGTTAATGAACCATATAGTGTGAAGTTTGTTACTTCCGTTAAATCAAAATTTGGATATACTTTTAAATCTTTGGATGCAGTAACTCTTGCTTCCTCAATTGTTTCAATGTTTAACGTAGAAAGTGTAATAGGTTCTGAAAATACACCTGTTTGATATTCTTGATTTATCTTTTCAGTAATACCATAATCAAATGTGAAGTTTGTATTTGTCAAACCACCACCTTGCACTGACTGAAAACCTACTAAATTTTCAGTAGGACTATTAAATCCCGCACCTGTATTTGGAACAACTATTCTAGTCATTATTGAACTATATTATCAAAACTTTGACTTGTATCGATATTATTACCCCTATCTTGACGAACTTCATATAATGTATCATTAAAGTCGCTTCTGATTTCAAATAGGTTATATTGTTTATAGATTCTACTTTGTGAATCATAAATGGTATATAATCCAGGTTCAACCGCCTTAACCTGATTACCATAAAGAGCAATAGCAACTGAATTTAGGTCATATTCCGCCATTTCAATTTCTATCATAAACGGATTAAAGAATGTATTTGTTAGAATAACTTGTTGACCAGGCTGACCTATATATGGTATTGCTGCAGGATTATTAGATGGTGAACTTGATGGTGTCACTGTCATAAAAACCAAATTTCTTGCTGCTGGTGAATCAATGTACCTATATCTTACACTATTCACATTAGCACCTGTTGGTTGAGTGTTAACAGTATCCACATAAAATGATGATGTGATAACTCTGTAAAAATTAGGTATTTTTGTACCGTCACTATTTAAATATTCAACTCTATATCCAACAAGTCCTTGAGATATAAATCTTGACCTGAATGTTACAGGAACATTATTTAAATCAACAATTAAACCTTTAACAGAAGGAAGTGATGCCAATACACCACAATCAGTTAATGTTGTTCTGATTTCTGCGGGCCTAATCATTAATGAATAGATTCCAATATTATTAAATTCATTTGAAGGTAGTCTTAAATTATACATACCCCCCAGAATTTCATTTGCTCCTCCACCCGTACTAGAGTTGTTAAAGTAAGGTGTTAGTATTTGTGCTGCGTTTAATTTCTTGATAACAGGAGTTGCAGTATAATCTCTTGAAGGTGTATAAATCATTATGATTTCCACATCTTCAGGTGACATGTCAGCAGGTCTTGTTATCCCATAGGTTCCTAAAGCCATTAGATTTCCGTTATTTTAAAGTATCCATATCCATAATTTATGAGGTCATTCATACTATCAACTTCTCCAAGTCTTAACAGACTTTCGGTTACCGATAATTTTCCTCTATCTATAAATACATTTGATTGTATTTCTGTATCACTTACCATACCTAATAATATTTCTTCTTTTACAATTGGTATTAATGTTATCATTTCTTGTGTTAATCCTGATGTAATTGGTACTATTTTATCAGGATTTGTTGGGTCTGAATATCCTGTAATGAATAATGTATACCCTTCAGGATAATCATAATAAAGTTGGTCATTATATGTATATGCCGTATAATTAGGTGCGATTCTATTTACCAACCCAACGATTTTTCCTTGTTTTATTACAGGAACACCTTCAACATATGGTTTTGGTCCATAAAGTCTTAATTGGTTTAATTGTGAATTTGTAAATCCTGTAACAAAAAAAGGTGTTTTCTTAAAATTAGGATATGATGAACTTACCTGAGCAGGATAGTTATTGTAACTATCACCTGTAAATATCCACTTATATGATATTGGTGTTCCTGACCAATATGTTCCCATAGGTATAAAAAATGATTCTCCCTCTTCATTTGGTACTCCTAATTGAGTATAAGGAATTGTTATATTTTTTTTGGTTACTGTTATACCCCAAGGACCTGAACCACTCATTGATACTGAATATGTTTTTAATTCTCCAATATTTGGATTGAACGGATATGTGTGTACTGTATAATCAGGCGCCTTTGTTTTAATAACTTCAAAAGGTGACCCATCACCCCAATCTACTGTATATACAATATCTTGAGCATATTCTTGAGATGTATTAAATAGATACAAATTGTAATTTTGTGGTGAACCTGTAGTCCCACTATAAATAAAATTGTTATTAATATCTTTTTGATATATCGCACCGTCAAACCCTGAATAATATCCAATGTCTTTATAGGATTGTTGAAACATTACAGGGATTGTTAGTCCTGTTAAAAGTGACGTACCATTTGTACCACCTGTTAACAGATAAGTCATACCAGTATACATCGGAACCGTTTTTCCACTCACCTCCAAATTAACTTTGGCAGATTGTAAAAATTCTTGGGATATTGAAACTTTGAAAATATCTGTATTCATTTATATTATTTTTGTGGTGGATTTACGTATTCAAACCATTTTATTGGATTATCTTTTGTCCCAACTCTTTTATCTATTACTGTTGGATTTGTTAGATAAACCTCATATGTATAATTATCATAATTTAAATTAAGTGTATAATAAAAATAATCTTCGTTATTAAAATTAAACTTGTTACTCATTGACCCTTGTGGTTCTGTCATCATTCTCTTGAATTGTCCTATATTTGCATCATAGAACTTTGCACTCATATATAGAGTAGATAAATTAACAAATTGAGTATCCTTTAACCAATAAATAAAATACCCTTCTTTATCTCCCAAGAAATCCAATTCATATACAGGTTTTTTTATTTCAACATTACTTACACCATAAGGTACAATCATTGTTTTACCTTGTCTTGTGGGTATAATAATTGTTAGATATATTTGTTGATTACTTGTATTTTTAGTATCATAAAAATCTAACTTAAAAAATGATTTTTTAAAAACCTCTTTTTGGAATAAAATATCAATTGTTGAAATGTTATTTGCTCTATAATCTGTTACCCAATTTACGTTAGTTGTTTCATTAACAATATCCGCATTTGTGGTTGCACTATAAAAATAAAACTCATAGTTTGTAGATGTTTGTGTTTTATTTGTTATCGATTCGTTCCAAGGATTATGTGAATATCTTGTTGTTTCGAAATTATCAATTGGATTAATTACTTGTCTGATAACCTCATCTTCGTATAAATCAATACTTTCATTTATTCCATTAACATCCCAACTAACTGTAATTGGAATTTCAATACCTTTATCTTGTTGTTCTAATCTAAATCTATAATTATTCACAGTCGTCAGAAATTGGGTCAATTAATACCGGTACGGTTATATTTGTATTCCTAAATGGTGTTGTTAATCTAAATGTAAATTGTGTAAATGGATAATGAGCACCATTTAAAAATGGATAATTAAGACCATTTATATCATCTTCTATTTCACCTGGTTCTAAAATATTTCTCCATTTCCATAAATTATCAGATTGAGAAAAATACGCCCAATTAGGTATAATAGTTGTTTGGTCATCAAAAGCCACACTTATTTCATTTGAATATACTTTTAATGGTATTTCATAATGTGGTTGATAAAAATATCCTTCAGGGATTGCGTTATTTTGTGACTCTATCTGATACAAAGTATCATTAAAAGTTAATTTGTGATTACATTCAGATACAATAAATTCTAACTGTTCACTTTGGTTATACTCACAGAAATCCCCAAATATTGTATCCCCAGTATTTAAGGAAGAATTATAATAAAAAACATACGTACCACTATCAGTTGTACGAGAATATGAGTTTACAGGTATATTTTCAAAACTATCTATATTATTAACGGACCACCAATCATCAATATTTTCACCTTGAAAATTTAAATTCCATCCGTACTGAATTGCCGTGTTTGTATTTAGATTTGGTTTATTGAACCACCCTGAATATCCTTTATTTACGATTGTTAAAAATAGACTAGTTACAGGTTTATTAAAGTTTGTCTTTAAATTTGTAACATCAAAATCTTTTACTACGGTGAAACCATAGGATTGTGAACCTTCCAATAACGAAACTCTTTGTGTTAAATTAGGTGTTAGAGCAGAATATTCCAATTTTTCTTTCTTTAAAAACGGATTATATTCAAAGGCTAACTTATTAACAACAATACCTGTGTCATCAGTTAATAATTTATGTAACCTCACATAATATTGTGATTTTGTTTCAGCAGAATTTGCAATGTCTGTAATTCTTTTAAAAGTCCCTGATACACCATTTGCAAATGTACTACCCGTATATCCGTAATTGGTAATTGAGAAACTTGTGTCTTCATTATCGTACCCTGCTTCCCCAATAACATCGACCTGAAATAAATTATTTCCATCATAATCTATAGATAATTCAACATATTGAGCGGGTGTTAAATTATGTTTTCCAGCACACCTGAATGTAATATAGTTAGTTCCATTTGATACTGTATTAACGATGGTAAAAGGTATTCCATCAGATGCAATAAAATTTACAGGATTACCATTTAATTGTTTATTCACATAACTCATTTTCTGAGTTGTACTAGCAGAATAAACATAACTTAAATAGTAGGACCAATTATATGTTGAAGAACTTTTAGGTTGGAAATCAATTTGAGGGTTGTCAATATCATTCCTAATAAAACTAAATTCGTGATATTGTGGATAACCATCCCATTTTACACCAAAAGTATCCACAACTCTTTGTCCATTATTATCAAATAAAACATTATTGTTTGTTAGAACATCAATCGGATTTGTTAAATACATATAGTTCTTAAAATTCTCATAATTTGTTGTTCCTTGTAATGTATTTGAAAAAAGTTCTGTTATTTTACCACAAATTCGATAAGTTTGTGATTCGTTTCTTTCGACAACCGATTGTTGATATGCGTCAACATTTCTAACTCGATTAGAATCAATTAACTCTTTTCTATTACCATCCAAAGTTATTGGAATGGACAATAATCTATCTGTAGATAATTTATATTCTAATCTAGGTAATACTATTAATTTATCGTTATTAACTTTACTCATTATATTTCAATTGCATAATCTTGGATAAATTTATCGAGAGCGGTTTTTCCTATTTTCAAACCAAAATAAAAATGATTTGGAGCACCAACTAAGAAGGTTGAATCAGCAGATGGATTATAAAACCCATCATATGTAAATCCTGTTATATTATTATTTGAATCAACTGATGGTTTTGATGCATATATATAACCAGGTCTTTGAGTTGTTGGTTTTGATATTGGACTTGCGAAATATGTATTACCATTTAACCTATCAATACCCTGATATTTTATCTCATAAAACTTACCGCTTTCCCTATCAGTAAACCAATCATTTTGGTCAGACCCAAATAATAAAGGTTTAGAATCTTTCTGTGGACTTAAATCTAAACTCCATTGATACATTGGAACAATTTGTGATTTTTTTCCAAAGTTATTTACACCTACCTTTGTTGTGGTATCAATAAATATCTCTCTTCCTGGTGATACATAATCTCTATCTGCCGTGTCACCTGTGAAGAAAACACCAACAATTGGTTTTTTAGAAACATTAAAAAATGTACTTTGGCTCGAATATCCTTCAGGTGTAAATGGTACAACACCAAACTCTGAATTTATACTTATCAATTGAGCAAAATCACCATCTATTTTATCACCTCTTCTTGAGAAAAGTCCTTGTACTGAAGCATTTCCTCCAACACCTAAAAGTTTACCCAACCAAGATGAATTTGATAATCTACTCATTGTAAACAATTGTAATAAATCTGAAACTGAGTTATATGATGTTGCTGGTAATTTACCTGCTACATACCCCTGAAATTCAGGTTGAGTACAAATGTTTTTTATAATATTATCTTTTGGTCCTAAATCAACAACTGTTGTTGGATTACCCAAATAATATTTGTTCCCCTTTTCACTTTCATTTGTATCCGCCGGCATTCCAACAAAACCAATCGAGGAATTATATGGTGATGAACGATAAAAGAAACTATTGTTTTCAATTCTAAAAACAATTTTATCTTTACAATATTTGTACGTTGGGTTTGAAACATTTAACGGTCCTGAATAAATTTTATCATTTTGGAATCCTGGCATATATAGTGAACCATTTATCCATTGGTTTGTAAATGTTAATCCAAAGACATTCCTACAAATTGCAAACCCAAGTAAAAACCTCGATTTCCATTCTGCAAGATTTTTTAAGTCAGCACCGAATGTTAAATCTTCTGCACAGAACTGATAACAACCATTAACAACTCTTTTGTTTTTACGACTATCAGTTATCCAATAAACATCATCTGTTTCTGGTAATAATTCTAAAGTTCCATTATCGTTTTGTTTATAAGCACCGATTGGAACCATCTTATTACAGCTAAACGTACTTAACGCACTTGTTGTTTCTTCCCCGTAGGCTTCTTCAAAATCTATTGAATTATCGGTACTAAAATCATTAATATTAGATATTGAACCTATTGGTATATTAACAAATCCTGTTTCAGGTACAACATAAATAGCAAATGATTTATTTTGAGCCAAAACAAAGTTGTTATCAAAATTGTCTGAACGAGGTAACCTATCACTTCTCATCACAATATTTAAATTGGATGTTAATGACATTGTTGTTGCGGTATAATTATAAACGCTCCTATAAAATTGATAGTTACCAATTTCTCTTTCAACTCCACCGCTTCCGTTTCTTTTTGGTAGGATTGTTTGTTTTTTGGTTGTTCTTACCATCAAACTTCCACCTTGGATGTATTCATTATTAAAGTATCCATCGGACGAATTATTTACAATATTATTTGATGTGGAACTATTACCCACGTTAGAAGTATCAAAAGAACTGTATAATAAATGATTGTTTGTTGTAAATGATGAATATCTCCATTCTTTTTCTGTTGTTTGAACAGATGGTGTAAAATAATAAGAAGGATAAAACAAGTTTGTATTTTGGTTTGTTGTGTAATTTGAGTAGTTATCAAGATTAAGACCTGATTGTATTGGTATGTTAAGTTTGTACCTTGAGTCAGCCATTAAACTACCTTCTTGTAAACCAAAAATTCTTGATACATCTACTTTTGTCTTTTGTCTTGTAGAATACGGGTCAACACCTTTCATTAATACAACAACCGATAACTCTTTTCTAATATCATCAGGTATTCTATCCATTACATAACTAATTCCTTCACAAGTACTGTAATCGATATACCTATCATTATCCTCATCTCTAAATCCCCAACCAATATTCATTTGTCCTCTAATAATTCTGTTATAAAAACTATTATCATAAAATGAATTATCTTTTGTGTTGTTTTGAACAACAGTATCTAAGTCATTTAAAGTATAGCCAGTAACAACTTGATAGTATTCAATATCTGCAGGATAACTATAGGTTGTTAATCCTGTATATCCATTATTAACAATAAATGTTTTTGTAATACTTGAATTATCGTTGTTTGGATTTGCATATGTTACTGTGATTGAGATTGAGTCATTATTTGGTGTTGTACCCGTAACATTATAACTTCCTAACCCATTTTTATTTTGTGTTGTACCTGTAATATTACTATCTTTTGTACTTCCCGCAGATGCAAATGATAAGATTGTTCCTGCACTATAGTTTAGTAGAAAATTTGGGTCCATAATGACAACCAAGGGTTGGTCCTCGTAATATGCATCAGTACTCTTATTAATAGTATAGTTTGGATAAACTTTAATCCTATTTGAACCTCCTCCAGGTTGAGTATTAAAATAATGTCCTTTTGTATTATATAAATTAATTCTTTCGGGTATTGTTAAACTATTAAAACCACTTGCTCCACAAGTACCTGAATTTAAAGGATTAACTTCTGTTGAGCTCCAATATTCACTATCCAACAATTTATATCTTGGTGTTCTCGCCTCACTAACATCACTATCGTCATCTTTATCATCACGTCCTGCAACTACTTGTCCATATCCTTGATTTATTAAGTTTTGAACAACGTCAGGGTCGTTTTGATACGGCTTAAACGTTGACGGTATGTTAATATCTGCCAAAGGACTTGTATTAAATTCATTGTCTCCAGGCCCTTCAGAAACATCAAATTCACCACAATCACATGATGAACAATCAGGATAAGTTAACATTGGTAGTCTTAAAGGTGGTAAATTTAATTTTGTAATTCTTTTAAAGAATGTTGTTATTACGGCCCCTAAACCTCCCCAAAGTAATAATTCCCCTGCCTCCCTAAGAATACCTCCAAGTACAGGTCCGCCAGCATTGATATAACCAGCAATTACAATTGCCGAAGATGCTACCCTATATACGGTATACGCAATAAAGAAAGCGGCAAGAATTACCGCAAATCTATTCCACAAAAATTTAACTAAACTATATACAGGAATTAAAACTGTGAATGTAATACTTAAAATATTGAAAAGAGTTGAAATAATAAAATATAACAAATCAAAGTTTCTAACTCCGTCATTAACAGGGAACTTATTTGTTTCTGATTGACAATTTCTTTGCAGGACTTCTTTAATTGAAAGGAATCTTGCTCTATTTGTTCCTTTCCTATATTCATCTATTAATTGTGAAACCGTGTAAACTTTATTATATTTAAATTCATAAAAAGTATCATTACAATTTACAGCATCTTCATAATTTGGATAATCGTCCCAATCTAAACTGAATGAATATGATTTTTGAAATTGGACATAATCATAATCGTATTCATTTAATACCAATTTAACTTTTTCAGGGACTTCAACATTAACACCACCAACGTTTTCAATATTGGTTTTTTTAATTGTTGTTATACTTATTGTTCCACCATTTTTAGTTTCCAACCATTTAGAGTTATCTAAAACATTATCAACTCTAAATTGTACTCCTGTTGCTCCTGATATATAATCAACACGATATGCGGTATTTGATGGTGTAACAAATGTTTTTATTTCTTCAATTTGACTACTTGAAAATTCTAATGTTATTGTTCTTTTTACACCTTCTTTTGTTACAGGGTCAACATCATTAACCCAACCGTATTCTTTAATATTAGGTATTAAATAATTACCTCTTAATACCGAACCTCTAGGTGCTAACGCCCCCAAATTTAATAAATTAGGATTAATAATTTGTGTTGGATTTGATAGTGTCGCAATGTCTCTTACACTACTATTATATTTTACTTTAAATCTATATTTCGCCTTTGATGGTATACCTACTTTTGGGTCCTGTGAAACAACCAAATTTCCATATTCATCGGTGATTAAATAATCCAAATTCATTGGTAAATCAAGGACAAATGCCCCATTTTCGTCAATTACTTTTCCACCTGATGGTAATGGATATTGTTCAAGAATTGGTCTACCAAATTGGTCCAAATTCACACTTTGTCTAACAGCTAATAAGGTTCCTGGTCCTGTAACTAAACCACATAAATCACCTTGTTCTGCTTTTGGTTTACAATTATTTTTTAAGTAGTCTTCATCATTTGATGAAAATATCGAACCCATAAAAACCGCTGTCGGTTCTATATTAATACCTTGGTCTCGTAAATCAAAATCAACTCTTGTTATACCTATATTACATTCATCGGATTCACCCCAAAATGAACCAATATTTACCGCTCTCACCACATTTACAATTTGTGGTAGACTATTAAGGTCTTCAGAACTTCTAAAATTATTACCGTCAAACTGTTGTCTATTACCACGATTCATTCTTATTAAATCGGTTGGTCTTAAAGAAAAACAACCCATATCTGATAAATCGACATCAAGAACTATTTTTTGGTCCCCCAATGGAACACCAACAATCATATAATCACCCGACTCATTTGTTCTTACGGTGTATTTATAATATTTTTCATAAATTTCAAGAACTTCTTTTCTTGTTAGGACATCATTTTTTGATGGAAAAGTTCCTGTTGGTACGTGTCCTTCATATGATGGTTCATATGGTAATAAATTATATCTATACCCATCTTCATTTTTATCTGTTGGAGCTTGATAAGGATATAATGTTGATATAACAGGATTGTTTAAGTCAACATCATCAATAGGAATAAACACAGAAACTTTAGCATTTGGTATACCAAATCCTCCGTTTGCAACTACTCTTCCCGCAATAACACCATAATCAGAACAGAACCTTTTATATACATCTGTTTGTGTTAGTTTCAAAGATAAAATCTCCAAGAAATCAAAATCTTGGTCAATTTTAACTCTTAACGTTTGGTCTGTTAATCCTTGTGAATTTAATGATGTTTTTAATCTATAAGATTTTGCCATACTACTTTTTGATAAATAGTTTAATATCTATTTTCAATAGTAGTTTAAGAAAAATCCTTGTGAATATTATTTTTTAACTCTAATACCGATATCCCTATTGTCATACCTTATTTGATAGAATTCTGTAGGTTGTGCAAAAATGGTATCATCAATTAATTTTATTTCTTTTGTTGTCGGATTAGAGTATACTTGTGCTGTTTGTGAAGATGAATATTGTCCTCCAACCATATTAAACACCTTAATTTCTGAAACAGACACAACACCTTTAATGTTTTGAACTATCCTTCTTATTTCAGAGATTATGACATTTTGTCCCATTTCTCTTGAAACAGGTGATAAATATGTCGATACATTATCTATAATGTCGGCAATAATTGCACTTTGATTTGTTACTTGTTCCAATGTCACATTTATTTCAAATCTTAAATCAATTACTTTTCCTACTTGAACTGTCAAACTATCGTTTGTCATTCTATATTCATTTAGATAAGTTTTTATATTATCTTTCAACACTTGTGGAACTTGTTGTGTCATCTTTCCTGAATTGTCCTGACTCAATACAGCAATGTAAATCTGATTATTCATTTCCATAACACTTACTTTCGCAGGAACACCATATATTCCAGGCATTCTATTAATTAATGCATAATAGTCACCAATTGTTACCGCCCTATTTTGTGATGCAAAGTTAAATGTTACATAGTTTCTTACTTCTTCGATTGAAGGTGGATTTGCACCTCCAACTGCGGCAGTTACGTTTGTTATTTGAACAGAGTTTATTACTCTTGATTGTTCTGAAGGGTTTGTTGCCCCATCAAAAACCATATTTAAATTACCCACAGAATTTATAACATTAACCCCAAGATTACTTTCCAAACCCCCTCCTATTCTATATTGAATAAATAAAGTTGTATTAGCCCTTGGAATTAGACCTAAATTAATATTGTTTTGATAATCATTCAATCTTGGTGTTATACCTGTTTGAACAAAGGATTGTAATTGTTGGTCTGCGGTTGAATTTGCTCCACCAAATGTAATCTTCATAAAATTTTCAGGTGTAAATTCAGTAATAAATCTTGTGTCGGTATCAATATAAACACCAGGTATAATTCCTTGACTTGCAGTTCTTCCAGCGTTTGGAACAAATACCCTTGATTCTGCAAGTGCAGGAACTTCATACCATCTTCCTGTAGGTGATATAAAATCAGAATATGGTGGAATATTTTGATAATTTATTCCATCTTTTTCAATAATTGATGTTACGTTTAATACATTCCTTTCAGGTAGGAACACTTGTAAGAAAGGAATAACGTCTGAAGGCGTAATAACTTTTTTAAATACTTTGGTTGTCCCGTTTACCAAAAATTCTCTTTTTGTAATGTTATAACTTATAACTCTGTTGTTTCCATCCAAAACAGGGATTACTTTTTGGTTTGGTTGTCCTGATGAATTATATTGACTCCAAAATTGGATATCCGTTAAATTTTCAAATGTTTGTCCCGCACCAACAAATTGTGAACCAGCTTTAATTGTTCCCATATAATTAATGTTTGGTCTATCACCACTAACAGGAACATTTATTGTTATATCACAAACCGCAACTGATGGTCTATTTCCTGGTATTTTTAAACCATAAGTTCTTGCAATATTATAAAGTGAACTTCTTTGCTGTGCAAATTCTAACACAGTTTCTTGAATACTTCTATCAATATGGTAATGTAAATTATCTGTAACAGCAGCATTTAAATCCATTAATACCGAAAATATCGATGCATCGTTAAAGTTTCCAACAAGGTCAGGATAATATTTCCTTGTATAATCAATTAATTCTTGTCTGATTGCCGCAAAATCTCTTACGGTATATGATATTTTCTTTTCTGCCATATTATATGTTGATAATTATAAAATCTCTTGATTGAAAGGTATTATCGGTTATGGTATAGTCAATTCTTAATTTCGCAGTATATTCTGTGGTTCCTCTTCCCGCAACTCTATAAACACCATTACCTAAATTTTCATTATTTATTGTCCCCGTATTACCATATTCTGATTCGTATTCATTATACGGTAATACAATGATTTCATCAATTAATAAATTTGGTATGTATTTTCCTACGGTATCTCTGATATCATCCTTAACCGCCTCGAAAGTTATCCCATCAAATGGTTCAAAAATAAATTCATATAATCTACTACCAAAATCAGGTAAATAATATCTACTTCCTTTTCTTGTTAAAAGAAGATGAATTAAATTACTTCTAAGTTCTTGGTCAGGATTTTGTGATAATGATACATAATCACCTACCAAAGAATCCACAAAGGGAAAATTTATACCGTATGTTACACCATTAGCCATTATCAATAAATATATTGGTATTGCCTTTTTTGTGACGAGGATTGAAAGGACAATTTTTGCATCCCGAACCACAACAATAACCTCTTTTTAAATGAAATTCTTTTGTGAAAACATATTTTCCGTTTTCAATATAAAAATCAGAAGGGGAAAGTTTATAACCTCCCCCTTCATCATTTTGTTGCGATATGTTTTTATTATTTAATTTCACAACCCATAGGACCGCTACACGCTAATTCATTACTTAAATCTGTTTCATCGGTTAACTCAACAACTTTTGATAAATCGATTGTGTGTAGTTTACTAAACAATGCATCATATTCTTCTTTAGTACAATCGGTAAAAGGTGCCTGAATGTATGACCCTCCATCAAATGGAAGTACAGACAGACCATTGTAATAGTCACGGTTCTCCCAAAACCATTCACCCGCCATTTCCCAATCTTCAGGTTTCAAACTGATTGTTGCAGAAACGTTATGTGTATTTGAACCACTTCTATGTCCGGGCCTAATCCATTCTTGTGTTACTTTCTTAACCCTATCCAAAAGTTGGAATGGTGATTCTGTCCTTAAAATAGCCCCTTCAGGTGCTTTCTGTGGTACAGAAATTACCGCAGTATCGTGAGGACGGAAATATTCATCTTCCAACAATTCAGGATGATAAATTGAAAGGTATTGATAAATTGATTCGTTCTTACCTACACGAATTCTACGGATATAGTAATCATTATGCCAAGCGTGAATACCTGATGATGTTCCAAGTGTTAAAGATGTTGTTCCAGCTGGTTTAACAGTGGTTGTTCTTGCCGATTTATTAATTCCGATAAGTTCCGCAACTCGAGCATTTTCTTCTTTAACAACCTCAGCAGCTTCTACCATATTATAACCTAACACAACTCCTGAACCGATGCCTGTCATTGAAACCCCTATCAACGCTTCTTTTTCTGTGGTACGTTTCCAAACGTCTCTCAAATAATGGAAATCGGTATATCCCGCCTGAAGTGTTCCAATAAATGATGCAGCCTTTACACGAGCGTTTAAATCTTCTTGTGATTCAATATCGGATACGTTTACTTCACACAAATTACAGAATTGATTTGGTCTCAAAGCAATTTCACAACATGGATTAGTACCCCAATCTTTATCGTTTGTAAAATAAATCCCAGGTTCTCCTGCACCTGAAGCTTCAACTCTTTTCCACAAATCCAAGAAAACTTCTTTGGTTATTTTGTGTCTAACAAGTGCCGCAGAATTATTTGCCCTACCTCTTTGTGGGTTTTGTTCCCACCAAGCACCTGACTTGGCTGCAATCATTTCATGGTCGTCAGCCGAAAATAAGGAAATCAGTGCCGCTCTTCGGATTCCACCGCTAAGCACGGCGTCAGCGATATGACAAATTATATCGTGAACTTCAATTGGTGCTAGTTTTTCACCGTCTTCTTTCGCATCCAAAATTTTTGTTAATTGGTGAATACAATCTTTCAATGGTTGTGGACCAGGTGCTTTACCACCTGATGTAATCAGTCTTGCCCCTTTTGGTCTGATGTCAGAATAATCAAATTCAGGTGTTGATAGATGTTCACCAAAATATGATTTCATTAGCACCTTGATGGCATCTGCCCATCCTTCAATTGAATCTCCTACTAAAAATCTTCTTGAACGATTTGGATTTGGTTTTCTAATTTCAGGTAGTTTATCGACATGATGTTTCTGAACTGAATATCCCACACCTGTTCCACCAAGTAATAGGAACATTGATTCAGCAAACGCATCCAAGTGGTCAATTGGTAGGTACGCACAATTGAACATCCTATTTGGACTGATTTCAATCGGTTTACCTCCAAACTGCATTGACCTCATTGAGGGTAACACTTTTTTATCATATACATATTTGTATACTTCTCTAATTTCACTTTCAAGTTTAGGATATTTTTTAATATGCATATCCATGTTTCTTGTAACCAATTCTTCCCAAGTTTCTCTTCTATTTAGTTCGGGAACAAATTTTGCATATTTCATGTAAACGGTTAAGTCTGACAGTATCTTTTGTGATGCGTCCATAATAATTATTTTTTTGTTTTAAGTTAATTTATTGATTCTTTTTTTCTTTTATCGAGTAACTCTCTTACTCTGTTTTTGTTTCTCTCTTCCTTCTGTTCTTCCAAACCTAAGAATGTTACCGAACTTTCAGTATCTATTTCCAAAAGTTCATTATCAAATTTGCAATTTTCAAACACGATACCATCACTTCCAATCCTTGATTTGGTAATAGCTATTGTCGCGAGCTTCTGTTCTTTTTGTGCCAGGCTCTTTGCAACTGTAATAATAACGTGTCCTACTTGTGCTTTCTTAATTGACCCACCCATTTGGTCTGTAGTTACAACATCTGACGAAATAGAACTTCTATTTCCTTGTGTTGCGGTCCAACCAACAATGTCAAGTTCATGACAAAGTGCTTCATATGCTCTCATAACAGAACCTTCACTTTTCCATTCATCACCCATATTTTTTTCGGGAACAATACAGTCAATATAATCCAAAACAATCATATCTATATTTGTACCCTCAGCAATCATTTTTCTTACCTGATTTTTAATCTGTGACATTGTAAGAGTGTCTGAAGGAAACTTATTTAAGATTAATCTATTTTTGGAATTTTCTCTAATTGTCCTAACCTTACCCATAACCTCTTCCTTGTTGAAGGATAACTCATCAGGAGCAATACCCGTCCATAATGTAAAGTGCTTCCTTTGAACAATTTTGGGGTTATCTTCGAAAAAGATTTGAAGTACATTATAACCTAAATTAAATGCGTGGTTGGCAATTTTTGTGAGTACGGTGGTTTTGCCAACACCTGTCGGTGCGAGAATAACACCTAATTCTCCTTTTGCCAATCCACCTTTTAACAAGTTATCAATACCAGGAATTCCGATAGGAATTGGGTGTCTATAATCCTCATCCAATACTTCATCTAAATTTGAAAATACATCTTGTTCACCACTATTTATTTCACCAACCTGAAGTGCTTTGTTTACCATTTCTTCCAATTGGTCATAACTTTCAAAATCACCTTTATCAATGATTTTTTGGGCTTTAGTCATTACTTTCTGTAACTCTTGTTGTTTACAGAATTTCAGCGCCTTTTCAATTACGAACTGATGACCTTCAATTTTGGATTCTTTAATTTGTGAAATAGTGTCTTGAACTATTTTTCTTGCTTGTTCTGATGTTATTTCTGAACGAGTTAATTGGTCTAAGGTATCAAATGTTGGAACACTTTCATATTTAATATAGTATTCCTTTATCATTTGAATGATGATTCTAAAATATTGATTATCAAAATATTTTGAATCCAGAACGTCAATTATGGAGCGAGCAAAATCTTTGTTGACAATTAACTGATTTATTAATTGTATTTGAAATGTGTTACCTAAATAACCAAAATTTTTGTCGTTTCCCATATAATTCTAATTTGACTTGTGAAGATAAATACTATCAACCAAGAGTATAATTCATATAATTTTTAGAAAAATTTTTAGCTGAAAAAATGTCAGTTAAATCATTTAAAACATTTTTTACAACTGGTCTCATATCCAGCGTATATCTCGCCTTTGGCGGATATGGTTTTGCATCAAACCCTCTCTGACAAATTGTCTGTTCTCCAACCTTTACCGAAACGTTAAACCATTCAGGTCCGTCGGTTTTGGATGTATTCATAATTGTCGGGTCGCTCATAATTAATTCCATATTCTCATTCATGTAGTCATGTGTTTTAACCCACAACTGATTTTCTAACATTTGGCAAGTCTCTTTTAGATATTCGTGCACCTCCATAGATTTTTTCGAATCATCATTAAAGTTTTTAACGTTAAAAAACCTTTGAATAACAATGTTTTCATTCAATTTCACCAAAAATTCCATTTTGGTAACATCAATCTGTTTTTCTTTCATATCTGTCATTTTTTAAATCTGTTTTTTTCTTTTCTTGTTAGTTTTAAAATTGGTTGAATAAATTCCACCCAAGCATCATCCTTTTTAGGGAGATACTTGAAGAAACCGTCTTCAATCATCATTCTCATTAAATTTTTGTAGTTTCGACCTTCAGGGTCAATGTTTTCACTATAATATGATTCTACTTCTCTTTTCGCTTCTTCTGTAATTATAGGGTTTGACAAACTTACAATACTTTCTCGTATTGTAAAATATTCTTTTCCAAGTGAACCAGATTTGGTTCTACCATCCAATAAATCTCTAATCGGTTTTTGTTTTTCGTCTTCACTTAAAATACGTTCTGATTTTTCCAAAATATTGTCAATAGTAAGAACATTATCAACTATTTCGGGAAAAAACTTCAACAGTTTTTTTTCACCAAAATTATATATACCTTCAATGTTATCTGACTTATCACCCAAAATAATCTTTACAGTTTTTACGTTTTGGATAGGAACTTCAATATTACCCAATTTAATCTTGTGCTTATCTGTAATCCATTGTTTCGCTATCGGTGAGTATATGTGTACGTTTGGAGTTATTAATTGTGTTAAATCCTTGTCTGATGAAAGAATTGTAATTTTTTCATTACTTATACTACAATAGTAAGCAACAATGTCATCACACTCATGATTATCAATTATAATTTGTCTGACAAACATTTCTTCCAAATATTGTCTAACCCTATTTTTTTGATAATGATAAGAATCCTTTTTTTCTTCCGTCATTGTTATACGACGGTTTTCTTTATATTGGGGATATATATTTTTCCTTTGTGATGAATTGTTGTTACCATCCCATATCACTACAATCTTATCGTAATTATAATCTGAAAGAAATCTTTGAATTACATTGATGAAATGGAAAATTCCGCCAATATGTTGTCCTTCATGATAAAATTCTTTAACTCCATGAAATCCAATTTTAAACAGGTTGTCCGCATCAACTATTAATGTTTTAATCACTTTTTTTTTAGTATTCGTTATTGTAAAATTTTGTTACTCTTTCTGATATTATCGTTTGCCCATAGTGGTTGAAGATTCGTATAGTAACATAATTTCAATATTTCATCTTCTGATTTTGCCGATGATAATGGAATTATGTGGTCGATGTGCCATTCGTTTCTATTTTCCCAAGTCATACCAGATACAAATTTTTTTTCCAAATGTTCTTTTAGTTCTTGTGGTGTACATCCTACGATTTCAAAAGTTTTGTTTTTTTTTAGTTATATTTTTTATTTTAAGATATTTTATTATCCTGTATCTGACTCTATTTACTAGGTTGAAAATTGGGTCGTTTTCATTTCTTTCTTTTCTTCGTTCTTGTTTCCTAGGTTTATAATTTTCACGATATTGTTTTCTTTTTTGAGGATTATTTTTATACCACTCTTTAAGCATTTCATTAACTTTTTCAGGGTTATTTTTCCTATAATTTTTATATCTTTCATAAACCCATTCAGGATTTTTAGACCTCCATTTTCTATGTTGTTCTAATGTTTTTTCATAATTTTCTTTAACATATTTTTTACCTCTTTCACTATTACATTGTTTACAACAATACAATAATCCATCTTTTGATTTTTTTGAATTACCAAAATCACAAACTTTTTTTTCTTCTTTACATTTAGAACAAACTTTAGTTTCCATTTTTAATATAATCTTTTAATAGTTTATTAACAAGAGAAGAAAGATTAATTGATTTATCTTTAAAGTATTGTGGAAGTTCGGGGTCAACAGAAATTCCAATCTTAACTTTTTTTTCAATATCTTCTTTTTTCTTTCTTCCCATATTAATAAATATTTACGAATATTCTAAAAGTAGAATAATTATAACTTTTTTATTCTTCTACTTTTTCTTCTTTTAAATCAAAATCACCATCAAGACCAATAATATTATTCCAATAATCAGCATATTCTCTCTTATATGATTCAATTGATGATTTTTCTTCTGTAGCGTCTTTTCCCGCTAAGAATCCATGAGGTGTAACAATTATTTTCCCGTCTTCATATCCCAATCCATTAATATGATTTTTTAATACGGATATCTTTGTGCGTATTGCAAACTTAACACTACGTTTGTCTTTGGTTGCGGTAATTTTATTGGTTCCAGCTCCTTTTTGGTTTCCAAATAAAAACACCAAAGATGAGTTCAACCAAATTGCTTCACCACCTTTTGCCTTAATTTTTGGTTGACCAAATGGATTGTCAGGAAGTTCAACCCATGGCTGATTAATAATAATCAATGTGTTTTCATGCTTTGAATCTGATTTTCTTGAACCTGAAATTCTTTGGTTAATACCCATACCAATCTTGTCAGCAAGAACCGCGGCATTGTGTTGGCGACCGCCCTTGCCTTCGTAAGTCATTTTACATGGAATGGAACCAACTGAATCCCAAATAAAACATAAACTATAATCTAATTCCCCCTTTTCTTGAGCATCCAACAATTCGTTAATATAGTCAGTAATTTGTTCAATATAATGAAAGTTATTGTTGAATATAAAGAATCCATCCCAGTCTGTTTCACCTGTTTCTTCATCAACCACTTCGTTACATTCAAAACTCATAAGTTTTGCATGTTCAAAACTCCACTTTTGTTCGGTAATAATAAACACAGGTAATATACCCATCTTTTGTGCTGCCACAGCAGCTTTAACCGCTGCGGTAGTTTTTCCTGTATCCGAATGTCCCAAGAACATATTCAAGTGTCCTATTGCAGGACCAGGAAGTCCAACCGCATCCAAGAAATCTTTACCTAAATCAAAATATCTTTGCGGTTTATATTTTGCTGAAGTTGAAAATTTTTTCTTCAGCGAGCTAAAATCATTTTTTTTAATTGCCATTGTCTATGCGTTGTTTGTTTTTTTGTTAAAAAAATAAAAGCATGGACACAATGTCTATGTATGTGTCCATGCTCGTTAAAATTAGAATGGTAATTCTTCGTCTGCACCCATCCCAATTTGTGGGTCAGAATATACCTGCTCTGAAAAGATATCGTTACCTCCAAATACCTCGGTTGTTTGTTCACCGTATACATATTTTTTGGTTTCAGAATCCCAACGTGGTACTTCTCCACGAGCAATTGCTTCCAAATATTCAATAGGTTTTTTAGAATATACATCTGACCATACAGTTGTATCTTTTTCCCACTTTTCAGAAAGTTCTTTATCTTCTGATAGTGGACTTGGGTCCTCGTGCATAATTGTTTGAATTGAAGTATATTCTTTACCTTTTGGGGTTTTAGATTTGGTCAATTGAATTGTGAGGTCTCTTCCTTGATTTACATCTGTAAGATTTCCTTTTGACCTCCAAATTGGAATGATTTTGTCAAGAATTCCGTCTTGTTTGTAATTGTGTTTAAATCTCCAAAATTTAACACCGTCTTCTTCATGGTCCCTATCAATTACCTTGACGATATAAAATTTACGTGCTTTATATTGTTTTGCCAATTCTTTATCACTTTCCTTACCTGTTTTCATCAATTCTTCATAAACTTCGGTAAGTGGTGAACGTTCACCTTCGTTTTTATCAGGGTCATAAAATTTCTGATATTGACCATTAACTTGGATTTCGTGAAACCACACTTCTTTAAATGGGGAACTTCCGTCATTGGTTGGGAGAATCCTAATTCTTCGTTGTCCTGAATTTTCTCCTTTGGGAAGAATTGCCGCGAAATACCGCTTCATTCTTTCTTCTTCTGTCATTTTTGGTGTATCACCAAAAGGTTTTGAGTTTTGTTCGTACTGCGCCAATACGGCATCAAATGTTGAATCTGTCATCATAATTTGTTGTATTAAATAGTTATTTTAGTTGTAAAATAAGTATAAGAAATAATCTTAATAAATCAAATCAGGTTCCAATTGCTTGGTCAAAAGTTTTTCTAATTTGTCGACCATCAACGTCTTCAACGTCATCGGTTGTTAAAACATATTGATTTTTTCCTGTTTTTTCCATCTCTTCGGACTTTTCATCAAAAAAATCTGTAAGTTTTTGATTAAATGGGTATGAATCTAATGACCTTAACTGTAATTTTTCCTCAGCACTTTTTGGTCTATACTTTTCAACTTTACTTTCAATGTCATTTATCTTTTGAAAGATGTTGTCCATTTGTGCCAATTTCTGTTCTAAGTCGTCTAACTTACCCATAATTGAACCCATAAATTCTTCTTGTTTGTTTTCTATATTTTTCTGTGAATTAACAAGTTCGGTAATGTCCAATTCTTCTGTTCCACTTTCAGTATCACTTACAGTATCATTTACAGTATCGTTTGGTTCGTCTGTTAGTTCTTCAACATCAGGGTCGTTTGCAATATCAATAGGTTGACCTGGTTCAGTTGTTGGTTCTGCTGGAGATGGTGTTACACCCCCTAATGTTGCGTCATCAGGTGTAGGTGGTGTTACTTCATCAGGTGTAGGTGGTGTCTCAGGTTCTGTGGGAGCTCCCTGTTCGACAATATATTTGTTAATTTGGTTATGTCTTTTAAGCTCTCTGATAATTTCTTCTGATATTGTTGTTTTCATTTTTTTAGTCTCTTAATAATGTTTTAACTCCGTGTGGTGTTTCCACTTGTAGAGTTCTGTTTAATTTTAATGTGTTATCGACTCTTTCAATTAAACCGTCTTTTAGTCTTACGGTATAACAATCACCTGTTTGTAAATCACAAACTTCTTTATATCCGTTTCCCAAATCTTTTTCTGCAATAACTGTGTCTTTTTGCAAATAATTATCTAATACGTTTTTTAAACTATTCATAGTATTTTTTATTATAAATATATCGTTATATCAAAAGTGATTTAGTTTGTTTCTCATTTAGAATAAAACTAGTATTTAATATCCAAGTATTATATGAAGTATTCTCATTATATTTGGTTGATGAACCTGACGTATACCATTTATCATAAAATAACTTAACAAAAATATTTGTAATACATGTTCTATAAAAATCATTATCCAAATTATTAGGGTTATAACTATCATCGGTAGTACATACGAAATTTGTTTTGTCATTTAAATAAACAGTTAATAGTTCTTTAAAATATGAATTCATGAAAGTTAAACATTTATCCAAAGTTTCAAAATTTAAATACGGTATCGGAAATCTTTCATTAGTTAATAGACATCTATATCCGTTAACATTTTCCAATGAATTCCATTGAATGTCCCCTGTCGCTCCAAAAATATTATTTAACTTAATTTCAAAACTATTTTGATATATATCATACCCTGTTAGGAAGAATAAAGAATATAAAAACAATCTCATATTTTTATCTTCAATGTTTGTACGTATTAAATTAATTAATTCAGTTTTACTTACTTTTCTTGAATTAAAATCTTTTAACTCTAATTTAGATTGTGGACTATCAGGATATCCATAAAGATTTTCATTACATGTCTGTTCACTACTATCTATCGCGGTTACAATATTACCTTGATATGGTATTCTAATTGATATATTTATATTTTTGGCGTCTTGTCCTGTAACATATTGGTTTGAATTATTTCTAACAACTAATTGATTATTAGAAACCAATGTTTTTACTTTATCGTTTAATTTTTTTGTAAAGTCCTCATTTAAAGAAGCCAACTCGTTATTTATTTTTGAATTTGAAAGTGCAGATATTCTTTGTCCTTCAAATGTGGTTTCAAAATTTCCAGGTGAAATCGAGTGTTTTACATTTCTAATCACATAAGTCCCATTAAACATTGGCATATGTCTTATAACAAAATACATTGTTGGTTGTATCATTACATTACCTAATGTTTTAATTGTTGAATTATAAACCCTATTTTTATATAACTCATATAATGCTGTTGTCTGTTGTGAAGTTTTTTTATTACCTCCTAAACGACCCATATCAACAACAATCTGAATTTGTTCTGAAGATGTTACGTTTTGATTTTGTGATATTTCAAAAGATGTAAAAACATTTTGATTTGTAACCCCAAAATCAACAACAAACCCAACCGCTTTATTGTTATTAAATTGATTTGTTACAGGATTTGTATTTCTAATTGGGTTTCCAGCGTTTTGACCTAAATCAAATGAATCACTTTTAAATGGATATTTTGGGTCATTGTCCATTGACAACGTTTCTGATGGCCTACCTATATATTGACATAAAAATTTTGGCGCGGATGATGTATAATCAACATAACCAAACGTACTAAAAACATCATTTGCGTTATTTAATATTGTTTCATTTTGTGTTGTAAACCTTTTTGAAGGTTTTCCATAAAAATTAATATATGCCGGCATAACAAAAAAATTCATCTTATTATCCCTTAATAACATACTAATCAAATTCATTACAGAAGTATTTGAGTTTTCCCAAGTACAATATTTTCTAACCGAATCCACTTTAATTATAAAATCATCACCAATATCTCTATTAGCCCTATCAAAAAATAAAAATTCTTCAAATATTGTTCTTCGTTTAAAATCAATACCTGCGACCCATTTATCATTTATTGCTTTAAATAATTCCCACATTTCCAATTTGGTTTCATCCCCTTCATATTTGTTAATGGTGATTTCATTGTTTTGTGTTCCATTTGTTAAATTACTTAATCTACTTCTAAGTTGGGTTTCAATATTTGTTCTTTTTTCATATGTATCACTCATTAATTTGGTTATATCTTCCTTAAACCTTTGAGAGTTATATTCACCATTGTTTAATCTTTTTTGTGTTGCATATATCTTAATTAACTTAGACAGGTCTTTTATATTTTGTTCTGTAAACGCAATATTGTTATCTATAAAGAAGTCATAAACATATGAGTTGTCAGTTAGACTTAGGTTTGAAATGGTTGAATCTCCAACATATAGTTTGAGTGTTTTCCAATTAATGTCATTGTTAGTTTTAGATGTCTGAATTGAATTTGGTACATAATTACCATAATTTTTTCTTTGACTTGGTATCATTCTAGTTACTCCACTACCACCAGAATTTCCATTTATGAAATTACCAAAATTTATCCTATCAAACTTTTTTGGGTTTCCGTTTTTTAAATAAACGGGTATTTCCATAAATTTATTTAATGTTTCTGTAATTATTGTTGATTGTTTTTTACTTATGTCTGAAAGATTGTTAGCGTCTGCAATTTCAACAATCATCATTTTTTTAAATAATTGTTTAAAATTTGTATAAGCAATATCGGAGTTTTGAACTAACTGTGAACTACCATCTTCTTTTGAAAACTCTAAAAACTCATTTTCAAATAAATCTAATTGGTTATAATCAAAGACACCAAAAATGTCTTCAATATTACTATATTTCGTTTTTGATAAGTAAAACTCAAATTGTTCTGGCTGATTGTCTTGTGCCACAACATATTTTAGGTATTCATTAAAGTTTGGTTTATTGATTTTTGTATTATCAAACCAACCATAATTTGGTGCTTCCCAAAATACTTTAGTACTACCATTAAAAGTTTGAGGTACATTAACTTTTTCCTTGGACACATTATCATTATTACCATTGGTGGTTACTTGATAATACGCCTGCTGAAATGGTAGAAACCCACAAGATGGCATTACAAGATATTTTCCGATGTTTGATGGCCCAAAATCATCACTCTCGTCAGTCGTTATTTTAAATGTTGAAAAATATGGATTTATGTCTCCTTCAGGTTTTTTAGTTTGTAAACTACTATCAAGAGAAACCTTTAGTTTATCCCAAAAACTTTTGTCTTTATTGTCAACATCGTTATTAAATAAATCAGAATCTGTAATTATCTTATAAACGCTGTTATATAAACCAGGATAAAATCCTACATTTATTTTTTGTGTGTCGTTTAGAATAAAATTAGATTTTGTTGTTGAGTTATTTTGTATTATACTGTAAACTTTTTTATCATTTGAGCTCTGTGGGTCGTAAGCTTTTTTATAATTAAAATCTTTCCAAATACTATCTAAAATATCAACATTATTATTTACATATTCTTTATATCTGTACCATACAGAACCTATCTTTAAAATCCAAGCATATGGTAACTTATGAATTGCCGAAAATTTATTTAAAGACGCAAAAATATATTCATCCTTAACATTATTTGCGATATCTAAATATCTTTCATATAAAGTGGTTAAAGGTAATGAGTTAAGTAATAAATAAGCCGGTTTAACATACTTAGTGTCACCACTTAATTCTGATGATTCCATAAGTGAATTTAAAAAGTATGGAGTATTTAACATACTCGTTGTTTGAGTTTCAGTTAATCTATTGTTATCTGAATAAAAAACATTACCTTCTGTCACCATTCTCCTATTAGGGTTACTAAAATTAGTATTAAAGTATCCATTAATATCCGCATCACCAATGTTTGGATTATTATATCCATTTAGAGCTGAAGAATTTTTAGTTAATGGTAATAAATTATTTTTTTGGTTGGTAATAAATAGATTTTGTGAATCTAACGTATACGTATTTATAGTATCATAAAAATTTATACTTGTGGCTCCTGGTAGTTTTTGTTGAAATTGAGGTATTATAAATGGATACGTATCCATTAATGTATTGTTTGAACTTGTAGGGTCTTTTAAAAAATTTACAATAGTATCTTGAGTTGTTAACTTAATAGGATTTTTTGTTAAATTTTTATATTCACTGTCAGAATATAGTTCACTCTGCTCTTTAATCTTTTGTATTATGTAACCTGTGTTATAACTTTGTGTTAAAAAATTGTTCCAAAGTTGCCCTTCATTGTTTTGTCCTGAAGTCGATTTCAAGAAATCATAAAGATTTTGTTTAGTTAGTTGGTCACTTAAAATTTTTTTCAATTCACCGTTTGGTAATCCTGAATTTGAAATATTACTATATTCCATGTCAGACCCAGAATTAATTAAATCGAAATTAGTTTCACTATAATATAATCCCGAATAATAAGTATTTAACAAAAGTCTTTCATACATTTCATACACAAAATCATAAACCGCTGTGTTTGAATATATTTTATCAACATACTCAAATTCGATTGCTGAAGATGGTGTGTAGTTTAATTTTAATGTTGGCGATATTTGATTGTCTGAATTGTAGTCCAAATCTTTAACTGTTAATCCATATAAAAATTGTTCGACAAACTCAACTTCAGGCCATACTCTTGTATCATAACCGTTAGTAAAATTCAAAACTGATTTTGAACCAGGATATGTTATTTGATATTCTGAATTACCTGAACCTTCTTTTTTTTGTACAAATTGAGGCCAAGGATAAACAAAATTTGTAATATTTTTAGTTGTTGTTTGTGTTGAATTTTTACCTTCAGGTGATGGTGTATCGTTACTAATTATCGACCTTATTCTATCAGGATTATCTCTCTCATTCCAAGCCTTTTCATGTATTTCATCCATTAACCTATAAAAAGCGTCAACCGATGCAATGATAACACCGACAACATTTCTAATTGTTGGTCTAAAAGGTAAATTATTAACATTACCATTTTTCTTCACCCTATCTTGTAGTATACCATTTAATCTCTCGTTTTCTTTTTGATTATTTTGTTCTATTACGGAAACCAAATTTATATAATCATTACTAAACAAATCAAAGGTATAGTAATAAGGATTTGGAGTTGAAACACTGCTGTTATCAGAATTTTCAGATGTTGGTAATACTTTTTCTTCAATTAATCTATTTTTTAATTTATCTTTAAATTGTAAAAATTCCTCATCATTTATTGGGTCATTAACAACTCTTCCTCTTACATTAAAAAAAGTTTGTATGTAATCTATCTCACCTTCTGTAAATTTTTTCTGAAAATTAGTTATCTTAAAAAAATTATCAGGTATTGCAATTTCTTTACTCCATCTTGGAATGGTTTCTAAAATACCTTTATTATTATTTAATATTTTTTCTAATTCCGCATTTGCGGTATTTGATTTTGTAGTATTACTACTTTCGTCATTTATCGTTAAATTTTTAAGTTGATACATCTTAGTTTTATCTGTCAAAACCAAAATGTTACCATTGTCGGTATATGTGGTTCTCCATTTTTCAATCTCCGTTGAAAACGTATCAACAGTTTCCTTATACTTTTGAAGAGCGACTAAATCTTCAAATGGTAATTTTTCAAACTCATCATTTAAAAATTGTGTGTATTTTGATAAATTAATCTGCATTTCATTTAAAGTCATAATAGGAACTGAACTATCTATTAATCCGTCCTTTTTATATTCTTCAAATACTTCTTTTATTTTGTTATACCCTCTTGATGTTCTAACAATTGTTGATTGTTGTGCGACATTTACACCAATTTGTTGTTGACTTGCGGTTGCCTGTTGTGATGTTGTATCACTATTTATTACAGGTACTTCATATCTTGGGTACATATTTGGTAACGCAAATAAATAACCAAGTCTTATATCATCTAAAATCGCGCTAGTTCTTGCAATGAATTGTAAATCAATGTTATAGTTACCTGTTGATTGTTCAAATGAAGCGTTAAAACTTCTTAACATTAATTCATATTGAATTGCCTTACCATAATAGCCCTTTAGGGTTAGCCTAAATAATGGATATGGATAATATAAAAATACAGAATAGGGGGAGTTTCCACCTGTTTCAAACAATGCCCTTCCTTGTATGTCAACTAATGTCATACTTACGGTTGGAACTCCATTGTTTTTAATATCAACATTTATTGATTTTATACCTAATAACTGTGTATCAACATAATTTAATTGTTGCGGATTATCATTTTTATCAAACGATAGTTGGTTTACAGTACCTTGTAAATTTCTTCCTGCGGTTAGTTGGTCTGTGTAACTTGTATCAAAAACGTTTTTACCTTGTGGTTTCAGAAAATTAATTGACGCAATCGTATAATTACTTATACCACTATCAACACTTTGACCTACTGATAATTTTGTTCTTGGAACCGATTCGACTTCCAAGTTTGCATACATAACAAGATTTTCTTGTTTTATTACTCTATCTTTTTTTCGACCATCTGAATCAATAATTGCATTTGGGTCAATTAAAACGATGTTTGCATCATCAATATAAAATATATTTTCACCTCCACCAAAGTTATCTGCCATAATAATAGAATCTAGTTTTTATTGCATTATTATAATCCTGAATTGATGCATTTAAAGGGTAAGGTATTACAATTACGGAATTATCAGGTATATTCCATTCTAATCCTCCAAATTCAGGATTTGCAACCATAATTAACCAACCAAAATATGGTGAGTTATAATATTGTTGACTTATTTTATCTAATCTACTTGTACCCGCTCTGTAGATATATTTAATATCTGTAGACTTTCGTGGTAAAGTAACATATGGAACAACTGTCTGTTCTCCGTCTATTAAAAATTGATTGTATCTGTTAAAATATTCCATTAAAATGTAAATTTACCATTAAATTTATCTCCTTGAGAATTTACTCCTGAATATAATTCTTCAAATTGGGTTTTGATTGTAGAGTTGATTGGTGTTTGTAATTGCAAACTATTTGGTCTATTAGTTTTTACTATTTCATTCCAGTTACTCGGTAATAATGATGAAAATTTAGGATTAGTTTTTTTGAAATCCTTGAATTTTTTAATCCCTTGCTCATTAATGTAACCCGTATTTTTTTTACCATAATAAGTATTCAAATTATCCGATATATTTTTTCTCCACGGACTTTGAGTTAATTCTCCAATTATTTTTGTTTCCAATTCGTTATAATTATTCAATAAGTCATATCCAAATATTGTGTAGAATCTTTTATCTGATAATGAATTTGAAAATTTATCAAATGTGTTTACACCTGAAAGTCCAAGAATGTTATAATCAATTAGGTCTTCAATAATTTGATTCGATATTAATTGATTTATCATGACTGAAGAAGCATCAGTTATTGAATCGGAATTAATAAGTAAATTGTTAATCGTTGCTGAAGACAATGTGTTATATAAATTAATGTTACCTTTTTTATCCATAACTCCATCGGCATTATTAGATAAAAAATTTAATTTATCAATTAATCTTACATATTCTATTTGAGATTGTGACAATTGTTTTGTTATTGTTTCTAACCCATCAAAAAATGTTTTTTGTTTTTCTAAAACTAAATTTGTTAATTGTTTTTTTAAAGTTTTAATCTTTGTTATATTTTCAGGTAATTTATTAAAGATACTAAGATTTTCTTCTTGTATATCTAAATATAATTCTGTAAAGATGTCATTTATTTTTTGTTTATAATTTTTTGATAAACCAAAAATATTTTTAGATTTTACTGTAGGTGTTTTTAACACCCCTTCTTTATATATTCTTTCAGAGGTATATATCTGAAGAACAGACCAATTATAATCAGTATTTATCTGTTCTAATTTATCATAGATTCCATTATATAATTGTTCATAACTACCAATTAAACTATCTATAACATTTTTATAATCATTATTTCCTGTTAAACCACTTGGACTTAAATCACCATTTAGCCTACCAATAAATTCACCAGCTTCATTTGATAAATCAGTATTTGTATTTTGAATTGTTGTTCCTTCAGGTTGTGTGTTTTCAATAAATTGTTTATCATATGCAGATTCTGTCAATACAGTCGCCCTTTCATCATACATTTCAGTATTTGCAAAGAAATTAAAAGAAAGTGCGTTTTGTAATTCATCGATTGGTCCTTTAAGACTCTGACCTCCGATAAAATTAAAGCTTATTGAAACACCGACTATCATTGGCTGAACCCCGATACCTTCAGGATTCAAATCAAGGGTCTTGTCTTCATAACTAAATTTAACATTATTTATTACCGCTTTAGTATGATAGAAATCACCAATTCTAATTACACATATTGGTGGAGCCCCAAAGGATGTGTTTCTAGCATCTTTATCTAAAAATGTACCATCAGCCTGTTTTGTTGGTATTGTATCGCCAGGTCTTGTACATTGCATTAAAAATGTTAATCTTGAGTTCAGCCCTTCAGGTGTAATAGAATGGAACGACGGATGAAAAAATTTAAGTTTTTCCTTTAATGAGTCATAAATATATGGGTTATTTTCTTTAATAAATTGAAAATAATTTGATTCATTTAATAACTTTCTTAATACCGCTTTTGAAACGGATTCTGTTAAATTACTGGAATCATTTGTTGCAATGTTATTTAATGAATTATTTAATCTGAATTGTGACGCAATATTTCCAACAACAGTTGAAGGACTTTGGGTTGTACTACCATTAGGATTATTTTGATTTGGTAATGGGGTTTCAATTATATTATCAATTATTACTCTTCTACATCCGACAGGTCCAACAGCATAATTATTAGTTGTTGCACTATTACATGGATAATTAATAGTTGGTAGTTTATCACTATCATTACCTTGTTTGTTTTCAAAAGTTAGTCTAGTGTTTTTCCCAACAATTTTAATAATACTCTCTTCGATACAAGTTAGTCTATCTTTCTTGACTGTCGTTGCTTCATTATAAGAACTATTAGATTTTAATAAAATTTTTATTGTAACATTAGGGTTTGTATCTAACGTACTCTTTATTTGATTACTTAGATTTTCCAATCTTGAATATGAATTTTTTATTTCGGTACTTTGGACATTATTAATTATCTTAAAATTATTATCACTTTCATATTGATTTAACGCATCTGAATATGAATTACCACCCGATTGATTATAGTTGAAAAAGAATTCACTATTAATGTACGCCGACAATTGTGGTTTATAATCTTGAAGACCTATAGACGCATTTGATGTCATTGACCCTCCAGCGCCTGTTCCACCTTTATTAAGATTAGCAGTTAAACTATCTTTTATTTTTTCAGGATTTGAAGATTGGTTAATTGTATCTTGTATTTTTTGTAATTCTGTTGGTGAAAAATTCTGATATTTTTTCGCCAATTCATATATATCAAACTTAGTTAAACCAGCAAAAAATGAATCCAATACTTGGTCTGCAACTTGACTTGAATTCGTGTTTGATAATACATTGTTTACAATTAGATTCATTATTGAAGGGTGGTCCACGACAATTTTAAAATTTAATGAACCTCCTCTACTTGTTCCTTTGTATGTATATATAGCTTCAGGTCTTCCTAAGAATGTATTTGAATTCCAATCAACTGTTGAGTCATCAGAAAAAGATAAATCATATGGTGGAAACCACATAACCCTTCCACCATTTGGTCCTTTTTCACTTTCAGGCAAATCAGCATATGTTAAACCAGGTCTTCTTGAAGTTCTCCAAGCAAGATTTTCAATAGACAACATATATTTTTTAACTCGTCCATCTGAAATTGTTGTTGAATCAGGACCTGTTGTTGGAAAAATATTTAAATTGTATGTTTTATCTAAAATTGAGTTCGCATTTTTTCTTATATTTCCTTCTGTTTTCTGAAGTTTTGTATTTTCATAATATGGTATGTCTTTTGCAAATACTCTCCCATATTCTGTTCCAACAAAAGTTCCGTTTTGGTCAACATATTTTATAACCCTTGAACCTTTTGTTATTTCCTTATAACCATCATTAAACACTTTTGACACTTGGTCAATTGCGTTACCTACGTGTTGTAATCTTTTACCCCCATTTGGTTGTGAATTAATTAATCTTTGAGTATCGTCAAGTATTGAACCTTGTTTAAAACTATATTGAGTTGATTCAGAGTTTGTGTATTGTGCGGCAATTGGTTGATAGTTTGGGTCTTGTCCTTTTGGGTCCCCACCTTTACCAACATTAAAACCAGCATTCCCTTTATACTTTGGTGAAACCCAAGTAAAACCACCTTGTAACCCGCCGCCATCTATTGTTGAAGTTTGATTTAATCCAAATTTAAACTCCAAATCATTTTCATATAGTTTTCCTAAAACACTAGGACCATATACATTTGTTTCAACTTCTTTACCATATTCATTAACAGGAATTTGACCTGATGGTGATACGATATCCAATGGTTCTGAAGTTCTACTTCCAACATAATAATTTCCTTTCGGTGCTGATAGACCAAGTTGGTTAATGAAATTGGCACGATAGTCAGGTGCAAATTTATTTAAACCCAAACTACCAAATAAAAGTTTTCTTGTTCCTTGTCCCGTGTATGCTAAGAAAATATCCGATGCGGTCTTTCTTGTTGGAAGAATATTTGGTGAACCAAAAAATCCGGCAACTCTATTAATTGTTTGATTCAATAAACTTGTTGGTTGAACAAAGGAAAAATAATCACCTGGTATATATGAAAATGGTGAATACGCACCTGTGACTCTCGCTGCAAAATTAACAGTTTTACCTAAAGCAGAATCAGGAACTGTTACACTCCAATTTGGTTCAATTAGTGGTGCTCTACCTGTTATTATTTTGGATGCAAGATATGGGTCTTGTGCGGCAATAATTGCGTTTGCTCTTCCCGTTGTTTGTTGTCTTATCTCAAACGCAACCGAATCTAAGAACAATTGTTTTAATTTTTTCGCCCCCAATTGAGCCAAAATTGAGTCTTGACTTAATGTTCCATCTGAACCAGTAGGATTATCTTGTAGATATATTTGTGCTGATGTATATTTTGATGGTCTATATAAGTTCGGCTTTAAACTATCGGATACATATTCATCTCTTATTTGTGGTTGAATAATTTTTGATTCTAACTCTGATGCAGCATCCGACCATCCATTTTGAGGTGCGAACCTATTTAAAACCAAAAGTTCTTTTTGTTCTTGTTCTGATTCTTTAAACTTATTGGTATTATCTGTTTGATAAATAAATTCACCTTGATTTGATTTTGTTCCTTGATTTTTAAATACCGCACTTGGACCTCTTCCATTATCAGGTCCATATTGATTTAATACGTTAAGTTTAATTTGCGGAATTTCACCAGATTTATCTAAATCTTGTTGATTTACCAATGGAAGTTCAATCCATTCGGTTTCTTTGGTTCCAACATCTTGTGCGTTTGATTTTGGTGATGTTGAACCATTTACAAAATATGGTTCCAAATTCTTAGATAATAGTTTTTTTCTAAGACTTTCGGTTGTGGAAAATGATAAAGGACCTGATGCCATTTTTTTCTATTTTATTATAAATAGATTAAAATGATTTTTTTTAATATTATTTATCGTGAATAACCATTTTCCACAATTTCAACATTTTTAGTTTTTAACGTTTCAATTATAACACTTCTAATAGAATCTTTAATAACTTTTTCTAAATTTAATGTGTTTTCTAATGTTATTTTTATCGGAGTGGTAGTTATTAAATCTACTTTTGTTTCTTTAGGAGTATTAGAAGATTGATTTTTAGTCTGATTTATTAATTCTCCTAATCCATCTGCAGCTAATTTAAATTTTGTGGCGCCTTCATCTAACATACTCATAGCTTTATCTCCAAAAGTACTTTTCAAATTACCTCCAGCCCCAATAATTGATGCAAATACATTAGAAAGACTATTTAAACTTTCTCGAAAGTTACCTGACTGCAAGGCAGCTAAAGATAATGCATTACTAAATAAATTTTGTTGTATTGTTGTTCTTTCTAACGCTGATGAATTTTCATATATACGTTTAGCATTTTCATCCATTGCGTTTTTATCAGTTAACAATTGTTCTTTCTCGGTTCCTCTTAATCGATTAATTAAATCATTTATTTGACCACTATTAAATTCACTAATAGTCTTACCTTCTAACTTAACTCCACCCTCCTTAGATAATTGTGAATATGATGATATTAAAACTTTATCTTCTTCGCTTAATCCTTTAAAATTTGGTTGTAAATTAAGATTTTGTAAAATTTGTTCTTGTTTAGCCAATTTCAAAGAGGTTTCAATAATTGTATTAGCGTCCGTACCAAATTGTGTTGCAACTTGTTTAATTCTCATACGTTCACTAACACTGATTTCAAATTGACCTGTTTCTTTATTAAATGTTGCCAATCCACGAGTGGCATTAATTATCTTATCATTTAACCCCGCTAAATCATTCTGAGCTAGATATAATAATTCCATAGGGTCGGCAAGTGATGAAAATGAACCTCCAAGTGTTTGTAATTGTGCGGCAATATCCATTGCCGTTTCAGGACTGTCCATTATCTTATCTGCAAAACCCATTGCCGTTTCCATATTCATTCCTAATAACTTGGAACGACTTACCATTTCACCCAAATCTTTAACACCATTTGGAAACCCATATTGGTTAATTTTTGTTAATTGACCTGATACCGCAGTCATAAATTGTCCAACATTTAATCCATAGCTTTTAGCTTGATTGACTAACATCATTTGTTGTGTCGCGGCTTCATCAAAAGTTCCACCAATTGTATCATACAATTTATTAAAACTTTTTATTGAATCATCACTTACACCAACTTGTTTTAACAAAGCCATATTGAATAGAGCCTCTTCAGTGAATGAAACCGTTCTACCCATTTCGGTTGACATTGTTTTAAATATGTCAACAACATCGTCCGCATTTCCACCGATTTTAATTATTCTTTCCGCAACATTTGCAAAATTTTGTTCTAAATCCTTAGCATAGGAAACACCTTGTCCCAAACTTCTAGATGTTGAAATTACTTTAGAATCAAAAACAGATACTTTATCAACTACTTGTCCTGCGGAACCTAATAATACTTTTAATATATTATCTGTTTCGGTCAGAGTATCCCTAACAGATAATACACTTCTATTTATCTTAGAGTAAATGCCTTCTAACTGTTGTGCATTGTCTATATTATTTAAATCTAACATATAAATAAATACCTATTATTTATTTTTTATTATCATCGTCAATTGAATCGATACGTTGCATAATTTTACCTAAAAAGTATTTTCTTTGATACGTTGGCATGACCATGATGTCGGAATATGTAAATCCGTCCTTAATCAAAAAATAAATTTCATCCAATAGGACTTTACTGTACTGAGAAGAAAGGCCGAAAAAACTCAACCCCAAAATTGATATTAATATCAATTAGTTCTCCTGACGGGGTTTGAATTTTTTTGTTTAAGTCCAAACGTGGTTCAACCTCATTTAAAAATTTTCTTACATATTTTGAATCAGCAATTGGCATATTTGTTACATATAAAGATATTGAACCTCTATCACTTGACCCATTAACTGATACAATTTGTTGTTCCAATTTTCTTGTAATAATTGGTTTAACCATACTGTTTGGATACATCTTCATTTCATTTTCAATTGCGGTATCTTCCCCGTATGTTAATAATTTAACCTGAAGTATATCTTTTGATGTTGGTAATTTAACTGTAAAAAATCCATTTTCATCAGGTTTTTCACTAACATTCTTAATGTTCATTTCACCTAAATCAACACCCGCATCAAATCTTTTTCCCGTTTGTGGGTCCAATGCCGAAATATTATAATTTGTACCAAAAGCAGTGTTTCTTAGAAATATTAAAACCGCTTCAATATCACCTGGTAATAAATCTTCAATCTTAATTTCAGGTTCATAAATCTTTGTTCTAATTAATTGTGTCATTAATTCAGCTCCTTGTAAATTATTTGACATCAATAAATTTTCATCTTGAGCGGTTAAATAACCTACTTTAATCGATTTCTTTTTATTTTTGTAAAATATACCTTGAGATGGTAATGGTACTACATCATGTGGTAAATTAAAATTAACTTGACCGTATTGTATTTCGTTGTTCATAATATTATTTAGTTACTTTTATGGAAAAAAATAAAATCCATATAAATAAATATATGGATTTAAAATTCGGTTGTAAAGGGTACTTAAATTTTCAATAAACCAATATACAACGGTCTGGACGCAACGTACAAGAAATTGTTTGTATTCCACCTTCACCATATGATAATTCTTTGAAATCTACATCAGTTAGGAAACAACCTTGTAATATCCATTTTTCCACCGCAACTCCTGTTGGGTCAAGCATTTCAAGTGTAATGTCCTTTTTATACCCTGATGAGTAACCCATTCTCCCTGTAACTGATTCAGCATGTAATCTGACCCACTCCATTAACGCCTGTGCCGCTGATGGTCCAATTGGGTCCCTAAATGTAACTCCAATTGTGTCCCATTCAAAATTTGTTGCAACATAAGTTTTTGTATTCAAAAATGGTATATCAGCTTTGTTAATTGTTACTTTTGGTCTCTTTGTTGATTCTACATACCAAGAATTAATACCCAAAGAGGATGGAAATGTCATTATAAACCTATGTTTCTGTTTCGGTTCGTATGGGTCGGGCATTTTCATTAATAAGTCTGCCATATTTTATTTCATTATTTTGTTTTCTTTAGTTTATTTTCTATATAAATATTTACTATTTAGTTTTTTTCATATATAATTGCCTAGGTAATCTGGTTTTAATTATTATTAATATTTTCTTTTAATATTTGATTTAGTTAAATATGTCTGTACTGGAGCTTCTAGGCCAAATTCTTTATTTAAGAAATCTTTAATTTTTTCAATATTTTTTTCATCATCATCTGAAAAACCAATTTTAGGGATGATAAAATTATTTGTAACGTCATTTTTAAATAAGGTTCTTCCACCAATTTCTCTTGAAACTTGTTTTACATAACCTATAAATTCTCTTAATGCATTAACTTTTCCTTCTTCAGGATTTGCTTCCGCACCTGTACCAAATGAAACAGGATGAAACCTACACATGTCCAAATATTCTCTAATCATTGTATCATCATCTTTAATTTCTTTATCAGTTAACTCATGATACATTTTTAACGACTCAACAACCTTTTCCTCATCTAACCCACCAATATTGTTTTTAATGAGTTTATATACCGCTTCTTTAAGGATTTCAGGGTTGTGTCCACGTGCTGTAATAATTGCAAAAATTGAACCCCCATTTATACATTCAACAAAGTCGTTCCAAGAAGGTCCGAATCCTGCTGACATGATATCTTCCAAGAATTGAGCTTCTCCTTCATCTCTGAAATTTCTAAATGGTCTTTCGGCGTATGATATAATAGTTTTACCATTATATACAAAAGGTTCTTTACCTATCTGATGTCTATGTTCGGTAAAATCATCAGTAGAAATACCAACTTCATTACCATCTTCATCTAATACTATGATTTTTGTTGGCATGTTCATTACGTTATCATCCCAATCAAAAGCATAGTATTTATGGTCAGGAAGACCACTAGGGTCAAATCCTTCAGACAATTTATGTAGGGTACGTCTAATTAGTTTTTTATAATTCATTTTTTATTTAAAATTTTTTGAATTACTCTTTCTAATTGTGATTCACTAACAATTATAGACTGAGGTTTTTCAGAATAAGTTTTTAAACCATTGGTCTTAACTTCCATATTTTCAAACAATACTTTTTTTGTGAATTTCATAGTTGTATTTTAATTATAAATATATGGGGTGGGTTATTTTTTCCCCACCCCATAATAATGTTTATTAGATATTCTCAAATGATGCACCTGATGGTGTAATTAAGAACTCAATATCAATGAATTCAAGAGCTTTGGTTGGTTTTAGATAAATCTTACCAGTCATTTGGTTTCTATCTAAATCTTCAGGTGTATTTGTTACTACAACTCTGAAGTCAATTAAACCTCTGTCTCTTCTAATTGAATCCAAGATTGGGTTCACAGAATCCAAGAAGTCTTGTCTTACCTTGTCGTCATTTTGTTCAAACAACAATCTAACTGCGACTGCTGAAATCAACTTACGAGCTTGTAATAACAATCTTCTTACGTTGATTCTGTCAAGAGCGGATTCAGCAATTTGTGTTGTTTTATTACCCCAAATTACTGTTCCAACATCAGAGAATGTCGCAATTGGATTAATATGACCTTGATAAAGGGTATCTCTGTCTTCTTGTGTTAGTTTCTTTCTTGCTTTAACCGCATTTACAATACCTCTTGTGTAACCCGCAGATGCGAACCAAGGGAACGCGATGTTATCGGTCAACGCCAAGTTTCTACAAACTTCAGCGGTTGGAGGAAGATAAATCTGTGTATTATTTACAGTGTCTCTTGTCAATACCCAAGGATAATAAGTTGCGGTGTAGTTAGAGTCGATTCCTGTTGTTTCCAAATTATCAACCGCTTCTTGAGGGTAAATCAAGTTTTCTGATGATGTTGTATTTGATACAAACATATTATAATCAGGACAAGTTGTAATATAAAGTGAATCCGCTCTATCATTTTCAATCATATCAATTGCGTCTTCAACAAGGTTTGAGTTATTAACAAAATCAATACCCGGAGTAACAAAAATATTAATGTTAACCGCTTCAGGATTTGCGAAAGTCTTCTGACCTTTTAAGTATGCATAATAATCGGTGTTAGCCCAATCATTTGAATTACCGTCAACAGTAATCTTCTTAAACGCTCCCCAACCAGTTGCGGTAGGGAATTGTGATGTTGGTGCAAAACCTTTCAAGAATCCTGAACCTCCAATGATGAAATTATCACCATTTGTTCTGTATTCTCTGTAAATATCCCAGCCATCAAAACCACCCGCAGGAACCAAAGTGAATTTCCTTGCGTTTAATCTGTAGTATGGACTTGTTGAATCTGTTGGTTCTGAACTAAAGGACGCATCACCAACTTCAAATGCTGATGTACCTGAAGTAGAATAAGTTGAAGGAATTGTTACAACTGTTGCTCCTGAATCTAAGTGATATCCTTTTGATATAAAATTCCAAGGATTTGAACTTGTTGCCGTTGCAATATTTGTAGGGTTTTGTTTTCCTTTATAGTTGAAATATTCTTGGTCAATACCAACAGTATTTGAAATACCCAAATAAGTTCTGTTAACTTTATCACCTGAACTTACCTGTTGTGAACCAAAAGGAGGATAAAAAGTATTATCACCTGCTGTTTCATATTGTGTTTTGTAGATTGGAAATGCTGATGTAACACCGTTATATGTTCTTAAAGGATAACCTCTAAAACCACAAGGAAGTGCATCTATCGGAGCTTCAGGGTTTAATTCAACCATTATGAATTTTGAACGTTGTACGTATTCACCATCACTTGTTCCAATCTTCACACCGATAAAGTTATTATTACTTGGGTTCATTGAACAATTTGTGAACTTTTCAATGAATACAGGATTTTGGTCTGTATCATTAAAATCACGAACACCAACATCAAATGTTCCATTTGTAAATGAAATGTTTAATATTGAAATTTTAATTTCAGCATTTGCTGCGTTACCATCAGAAATTGATATAAATTTAAACAAATCATAAACTGTGTTACCTCTTAATTCAGAAACTAAGTAAGGTGTTTCAGGTGTTTGATATTGTTCCAAATACCAACCTATTGATGTGTTTGTTCCGTTATCGTCTTGTGCTGATGGTAATCCTTTTAATGTACTACCAATAGACTTAACGTAACCCATTTGATAACCATAGGTCAACATATTGCTGAAACTTTCTTCAACAAACAATGGAACATCATTTCTATCTTTTCCGAAATTAGATAAACCAAATACTTTTGAAATATAATTTGGGTCTGTTGAATCAAGGGATGTTTTGAAATTAAATGTATTACCTTCGTATGTTACACCCGAAATTGCAAATGAACCAAAAGGTGTTTTACTTGTACCTGAATATACTCCACTTAAATCAATAATAACATCTGTAGTTCCTGTTACCTGATAATCAGGATTTGTTGAATTATCATATGGTGCGATACCTCTTGAACGAAGAGTTGCTAACACAACATTATTCCAATCGGTATAAGCAGTTCCAAGTAATGTTGATGCGGAAATTGTTACAGAACCTGAAAATTGTCCTGCGGTTCCAAATGCGGTTCCTGATAGTGATGTTACCGCAACACTAAATGAATAACCACTATAGTTATTACCTGAACTAATATTAAATTGTGAGTAATACCAAGCATCGTTATCCCTACTTGAATATGATGTTAATGAATTTTTTAAAGATGGTACGTTATAAACATTTGTAAGACCTGTATAACCAGCACCTGTCAAGGTATTATAAACAGTGTCACCTAATGTTCCAAATACATACGCTGTTGTTGCACTTGTTGAGTTTGTATTCATTACTGAATTTACAAAACTATCCAACTGATTTTTAATAGTTGTTGTGGTTCCATCAGTTAATGATTGTGTTGTATTTACATCATTTGCAAATACAGTTGACGCAAATGAACCAAAAGATACTGAAGTTGAACCTGTACTACCTGTGAATGTAACGACAACACTTGAAGGTGTTGCGTTTTGAATTACTGTAGAACCATTTACGTTTGCCACAGACGTGATTGACCAAGAAGGTCCTGCGTCATAACCTGACAAACCTAAAACTCTTGTAACAAAAAGTTGATTTGATTGTTGTAAATATGATTTTGCAATGTATGCCGCTTCATATTTAGGGATTTGTGTGTTTACGAATTTTTCAGGAAGTGTACCTCCGAAAACCGCTTGAAATTCATCGAAACTTGTGATAAAGATTGGTTCAAATGCTGGACCTTTCAAAGTTTCTCCTACGATACCTAATGTTGTAACACCCACACTTTGTGCCACAAAAGATAAATCACGTTCTGAAGTATATACTCCAGGTGAAACGAAAACTTTATTGCTTGTTGCCATTATTTTTTGTTTTTGTAAAATTTATTTTTACATAAATATTGTTAACTTTAGCAAAAAACTTGTATTATTCATTATATTTATAATTCAGTAAGATTAAATTCTGCCTTTTTTCTACCTTTATGGAAAAAACACCCAAGAAAATAAAAAACATCAAAATATCCGTAGAGTCACATAAACTCTTAAAAGAATATTGTAACAAAAAAGGTTATAAAATTTATGGGTTTTTGGAGAGTTTAATTAAAAATAATTGTCAGGAAAAAAAAGACATATACGGAGAACCTTTAGACTAGTTTTTTCTCAAATAAAATAGAACCATTTTTTGTCACATCATCAAATGATATTTCAACCCTTAACACATCATTTGTATTTACTTGAAAATAACTTACATCTTGTCCTATAAAATTGTTATTAATATAGACATTATATGAATTAACATTATCTGATTTAATGAAATAATAATCAAAATTATAATACAAAGTATCGGTTAATTGTGTGTTACCGCTAATAAATTGATAAAGACCATCAACAGTATTTTCATTAGGGTTTGGTGCTTCAGCTTTTCTTTGTTTGGTTTTTACACCAACGTCCATAATTTGAAGGACTCTTGAAACTGCGGGAGTTCTTTCAAATTGTTCTTCATCTAATAAAACACCTAACATTTTCATTGAATATGATTGTATATAATATCTTCTTTTATTTAAGTCATTAACTGATGCATCTGTTATTGTATCCAATAAAATTGGAATATACCTACCATTAATATTTTTATAGAATTGTTTTGAGCCAAACGCTTCCAATACTTTTTTATTGAACTTGTTTAGTTCTCTCATCCTGTTTGTGAAAATTTTAATTTCATAAGTAATATCAACAGGTGTCGGTTGAGGTATTTTATAAACATCATAACCATTTCTTACACCGTCAAACGTTGGAACCAACGCATATTGAAAAGTTGGTCTACCGGGTATTTTAAAGGTAGTTCCTTGATTTGTACCATATGGTGTTTCAGGTTTTCTTACGGTTGCAATAAATGGGGGTGAAATATTGGTATCCAAATCTTGAAAATTCCAAGTTTGTGTAAATTGAGCCCAATTTTGTGTTGTGATGATAACATCAACTGTATTTATTTTTTTTCCGTCAACCGATATCCCTAAATCATTTTTAACAAAATCCAACATTCCCCTATCCAAATCGGCATGATAAATTCCTTTCGGTAGAAAAGTACCATCTTTTTGAATCATTTCTAATAATTCTTCTCTTCTTTCACCCAATATTTTTTTTGGTGTTAAAGAAATATTTTTAACTATTTTTTTCGGAAGTGCCATTATATACCTTTAAATTCATCTTCACTAACAGGTGTACAAATAAATGTTCTATAAAAAGGTTTGTAACCACCATAAGTGTGTTTATTATCTGAAATAATCCTTGAATCATCCGCAACAGTATAATACCTCATTCTACTTTCTGTTTCCGCATACCCGATATAATCACCATATTGTATTTGAATACCTAACTCCTCTAAATGATGTAGATAAACACTAAATGTCATATTCCCTGGTTCGGTTTGTGTTAATCTTGAAGAACCAAATTCAGGTTGTGTGGGGGCTTCTATTTTAAGATAACCTTTAACCTCAACAGGGGGTAAAAAACTTATTGAGTTTGTGAGTGCTTCCCCATAAACATCATCCTGATTTGTTTTAGACCTATCAACACGATATAAAACAACTGTAAAATTCATATCACCCAATAACCATTCTTCACCCATTGATAAATTGAGTTGAAAATCTTTTTCACCAAAAAATTTTGATATTCTTGTAATTGGAACTTTATTTGCCATTATTGATAAATACTTTATTATTTATTATTTTTAATATTGATTTATGTCAGACAACATCGAATCGTCGTCTATAAATGTTTTTGAAAAAAAAGCTCTTAAAATTTTAGAGAGTTATAATGGTGCAAATAACTATATATTAAGATTAAAATCACTTTTCGGACCTAATAAGAGTAAAGAAATAACAAGAAGTCAATCAGAGTATATAATAAACTTTCATAATATAACACCAAAAATTGCAAAGAAGTGGGTTGAATTGGATTCATATTTTTCAGAAAAAATTGCAAATGAAAAATTATATACCAATCCTCCTAACAAAATTTGGGTTGAAAAATTATTGGTTGAAAAAGAAAAATCTTATCATATATGGGGTAAATTTTTTGAAAGTGAACCTTTGACGGATATTTGGATTCCAAAAGTTGCGATTATTAAAAACCCTGAAGAGTATTACAAAGAAATTGATTTTTCAAAGTATTCCCATAGACCTCCATTAAAACATCAAATAGAAGCGGTTAATCGTTTAGTAAGAACCAAAAGATTTATTTTGGCAGACGATATGGGTGCTGGAAAAGCCGAGTTTGTTGAAAATATGGTATTTACCCCATACGGTAGAAAAAAAATTGGTGATTTAAAAATTGGTGATGAAGTTATTGGTAGTAATGGTAAAAAGTGTAAAGTTTTAGGTGTTTACCCACAAGGGGTTAAAGATTTATACAGAGTATCATTCAATGATGGGGTTTCTATTTTAGTCTGTAAAGAACATTTATTTTCGGTCATGTCAAACAGTTTTGGGATTAACACTAATAACTCTCGTAGAAAAAAAGAGATTGTATTATCCGTAGGCGATATGCTAGATAAAGAGTTAGCCTTAGAAGTATTAGGTGAAAAAAATAACAATAATAGAAAATATAAATTTAAAACTTATTTTAAAAATAAAGGTGGTAATAACAAATGGCAAATACCAATGGTTAAACCGATTGAGTTTGTGTCACGTGAATTAGAGTTAAATCCTTACTTGTTGGGGTTAATCTTAGGAGATGGTGGTATAACTCAAAAAAGTATTTCTTTTACAACTAAAGATTATGAAATTATTAATTATATAAAACAAGTTTTACCTGAAAATTCACGGATAATTGAAAAAGTAAATTCAAAATATGGGTATAAAATTATAAAAGAAGCAGGACTTACTAATCCAGTAATACAAATTTTGAAAAAATTAAATTTAATGGGTTGTGGTTCATATAATAAATTTATTCCTGATGCGTATAAATATTCTTCAATTAATGATAGATTAGAACTTTTAAAAGGTTTAATGGATACTGATGGGACTTGTTATGTTAGTAAAAATGGTGAGTTCAGAGGAACTGAATTTAGCACAACATCTGAAAAACTATGTGATGACGTAATTGAAATTGTTCATAGTTTAGGGGGGATTGCTAGAAAAAAAGATAGAATAACAAATTATACTCATAATGGAGTTAAAAAAAAGGGTAAAAAATCCTATAGGGTTAATATAAAATTACCTAGTGGTATGAACCCATTCAAACTTGAACGAAAGTGTAAATTATATAACTCCCCTAATAAATACAAAGTTGGAAGGTATATTAAAGATATACAACTCGAAGGTAGAGGGGATGCGGTTTGTATTTCAGTTGACTCTCCTGATAAGTTATACGTTACAGAACATTGTATTGTAACTCATAATACAACTTCAACAATTGTTGCGGCATTAGAAACAGGAGCAAAGAAAATTTTAATTATATGTCCCGCATCTTTAAAGATTAATTGGCAAAGGGAAATTCAAAACTATAGTGATAGGTCAGTATATATTTGTGAAGGTAAAAAATATGAAGATGCGGATTTTGTAATTATGAATTACGACATAGTTAAAAACTTCCACAGTACGGAAAAAAATCAAGAATCCTTAATATTAAAAAGTAATTTTGATTTAATAATTATTGATGAGGCTCACTATGTACAGAATAGTTTGGCAAAGAGAACCAAATTAATTAATAGTTTTGTGAAAGATGTTGATAGACTTTGGTTATTAACAGGAACTCCAATGACATCAAGACCAATTAACTATTATAATCTTTTAAATTTGGTGGAATCACCCGTAGCATCAAATTGGATGGCATATGTAAAAAGGTATTGTGATGGTTATCAGTTTAAAGTTGGTAATAGAAAAATATGGAATGTCACTGGAGCATCTAACCTTGAGGAATTAAGAGATAGAACGTCAAGACAAGTATTACGAAGATTAAAAACGGATATCTTGGACCTTCCTGAAAAAATAATAACACCAGTTTACCTAAGATTAAAATCTAAAGAATATGAAAGTTTAATGGGAGAATATTATGATTGGTATGATAAAAACCCCGATGAAAGTTCATCACTAACCGTTCAGTTCACAAAACTTACAAAAGTAAGACAAGTAATTGCAAAAGAAAAAATCAATTCAACGATAGAATTAATTGATAATATTATCGAACAGGATAAAAAAGTTATTGTTTTCACCAATTTTACAGAAACATTAGAATCTCTTCATAATCATTATTCAAAAAATTCTGTTTATTTGAATGGTTCTTGTTCACCAAAACAAAGACAAGAAGCGGTAGATAGGTTTCAAACAGATGATAAGATAAAAATCTTTATTGGTAATATGAAAGCCGCAGGAGTTGGAATAACATTAACTGCTGGGGAAGCGGTAATAATGAATGACCTTTCTTTTGTTCCTGGTGATATGGCTCAGGCGGAAGATAGAGCTTATCGTTATGGTCAAAAAAATTCAGTATCCGTATACTATCCAATTTTCGAGAACGCGATTGAAGGGATAATATATGATATTGTTAATACCAAAAAACAAAACATTGCAACTGTTATGGGTGATAACTTAGATAGAGCTGAAATTGTTGGAGAAATTATGGATAGAATTAATCAAAAAAGATAACTTTTCAATAATTCAATTATTTATAGTAATGGAACTTAAAAAGTTAGATTTGGAAATTGAAGAAATTCAAACAATTTTGGAAGGTAAAGAAAATCTTTCAGAGGAATTACACACCCAACAAAAAGAAATTCTAAATGAAATGAAAAAAATTGGTATCGAAAAGTTACCATATTCATATTCATCATTATTAAGATTTGTTGACCCTAAGACAATGAATATTCACTATAATAGACATTATAAGGGATACGTTGAAAAGTTAAACAAAGCAATTGAAAATATTAAAAGGTCTGATATGGACCTTGAAGAAATCATAAGAAGTATTTCAAGATTTAATAAAATTGTTAGGAATAATGCTGGTGGTGCGTTTAATCACGCTCTTTTTTGGAAAATGTTATCACCAACAAAACAAACCATTAAGGGTGAGGTCTTGGAAAGAATAAAAAAAGATTTTGGTTCTTATAACGAATTTAAGAAAAGTTTTATAGAAAAAGCATCATCAAATTTTGGTTCAGGTTGGTGTTGGTTAATAATATCAAAAAGTGGTAAATTAAAAATTGTTATAACACCAAATCAGGATAATCCTTTAATGAACATTGTTGAAGACGGTGGTTTTCCTATTTTAGGTTTAGATTTGTGGGAACATGCATATTATTTAAAATACCAAAACAAAAGAGATGAATATGTTAAAAATTTCTTTTCCGCAATAAACTGGGAATTCGTAAATTCGTTATATTTGTCAAAAACCGAAAAAGAAATAAAAGAATCAAAGTCTTACAAACAAATTATAAGTGAATCAAGAGAAAGTATGGGATGTAACTCAACACAAACAAAAGAAATAAATAAATTGTTTTCAACTAACCCTGAAGTAAAATATAAGTTTATGCATACCATAAACAGTATTTTGAAAGATGTTTTTCCTGAATATTGGAAAGAAAAGGGAGAATATGAAACCAATTCAATGTCAGGTATATATGATTTTGAATCAAAAGGACGGTCAGTTATAAATAAACTTAACACAAACTATAGTGCGTTCTGTATATTAATGAACGACTTAAATGTTTATTTAAAATCCGTAAATAAGGAAAAAATTTCATTTTCACCATCAGATAAGCAACAACAAATAAAAGAAGTTGAAAGATTTTGTAACTATTTGGAGTTATTAAAAAATAGAATATTCAATCTTGAAACTTCAAAAACCTTTCAAGAAATTTTTGAAAAACTAAAACAAACAAATAGGTTGGGTGATATTAGAGAAGATAACACAATAATTCAACTTAAAAAAATATTTAACACCGATGAAGTAAAAAAAATTGGTGGTTTGGGTAGTGAACAAGATATGATTTCAGGGGTTGATGCAATTGTTATTGAAAATGGTGTTGAAAAGACCATACAAATAAAACCTTTTTCATCTATCAGGAAGTTTTCATATAACGAAGTTGTTATATATGGTGTTAGTAATCCTAAAAAATATACAACAGATTATATTGCGTTCAATAATGGCGATACAACTATTGTTTTCAAAAACAATTCAACAAAAATAATTGACGGAAATTACGTGTTCGAAAAAAGTAGCCAAATTTAATATCTATGATATTTATTGTTAATGGCTATTATACAAGAACCCGAAAGAAGCAGACTTTATAGAAGAATAAGAAATCTTCTTGGAGCACCCGTTAGAGGTGTTGAATTGGAAGACGAACAAATGGATTCGTTAATGGAACTTGCTATTGGTGATTATACCCAATATGTTCTTAATTGGTTGATAGATTCACAATGGACTTCATTAAACGGTCTTAATTTGGATGAACGTTCAGTTGCAAACGCACTTATTACTCGTAGTTTAGATTGGGAAACCCAATATACTTATGCGTATTCAAAAATTGTTGGTTTACAAGCTGGTGGTCCTTGGGTCTTGAAAAAAGATTATTTTGATTTGGTTCCAAATCAACAACTATATGAAATTCCTGCAGGGAGAGAAATTAACGAACTTCTTTGGTTTCAAAGAGCGGAATTAAATGATACTTTCTTTGACCCGTTCATGGGTGGATTATATGGTTTCGGAGGTACTGGTCTTGGTGGACCCGCAGGATATGCACAATTTGGTGTGGGTGGTAGTTATTTTATGATGCCAGCATTTGACGTTCTTTTAAGAATGGCAGATAGAAATATCAAACAAAGAATTATCATTGGTGATTTAACATATAGAATCACCGCAGCACCTGATGGAAAGAAAATTGTACATCTTTATAACGTACCTGGTGGTAGATTCGACTTCTCAAATATTTCATTTAACAGATACAGATGTTGGTATTGGTATTATGACACCACAGATGGCGATAGAAATGATTGTTTAGCAAAAAACCCTGACATCGTTAAATTACCTTCAGATGTGCCATTAGAAGAACTTTCTTGGTCTGAATTAAATGTTCCTGCACAACAATGGGTTAGAAGATGGTTCACCGCATATTGTAAAGAAACTCTTTCTCGTGTTTGGGGAAAGTATAGTGGAAACTTAAAAACACCCGATTCAGAATTAACTCTTGATTATACTTCTTTGGCTACTGAGGCGAAAGATGAAAGAGCGAAACTACTTGAAGAACTAATTGGCGCTGAAGGTCAATTAACGAGATTAAGACCTGACAAGGTTATGGAAAGAGAAGCTTTAATAGCTGAAAACCTTAACAAACAATTGAAGTTTAGAGCTTTCCCTGGAAATTTCTACGTAATTTAATGCCAATATTAAAGAATATACCCTCAAAAAGAATTATAAATGGAATTGAGGTCGAATCCTCTGAAGGCATAATTTTGTCGGAAAAAACCTATGTAACAAAAGGTGAACACATAATAATTGTTAAAAACGTGGACGATTGTGAAATCACTTTGGATAGTTCAACAACCGACCACGTTTATATTAAATCTTTAACAAAAACAATTATAAAACCTGATAGAAATAAATTCGATGACAAATATGATGACATTGAATTAAATTCAGGTTCAAGTGTCGAATTTTATTTCATTGGAGGTTATTGGTTTATTTTATCTAGTGATGGAATTAAATATCAATAAAAAAAGTATTTTAATTCTTATTTAAATCGACATGTTGTTCCCATCCTTCTTCGGCCAATTCATAGATATAATTAGGGTTCAAACTTCTCTTTTCCCAATATATATTTTCACTTTCAGATAAACTCAACAAATCAGAGATTTCATCTTGGTCACCATCCTCCAAAGGATAACCATTTATCAATTCACACTGTTCTTTAGTAAAAAATTCACGTTTTTCAGGATTATCAATCAATAATGAATCCCTAACGTCATCTTTAAAAACAACCATTAATGGAGCAATTCTTTTATTAAATGTTGTTACCGCCCTCGGAACATTATATTCCCCAAGCATATCAGGATTTTTTTCAAGTTCTTCATTGTCTAATCTATAACAATTAATCACAACTGAATCGTTTTTCTTTTGAACATCCCCATGTGATGCTCTTGTACCGTTGTTTACATAATAAATTACGTCACCCAAATTAACGTTTAATCCGTCTCTAATAGCTAATTCTAAGTGTGCCATTTTCGACATCAGACTACCGGCTTTTGTCTTTTGAGTACATCTTACTTTATAATCGGCTAAAGACATTTTAACTTTAGCCCTTGATGCAATTGATTTAAGAGGAATTTTCATATCTGTGATTTTTTGTAGATATTCATAATAATATTCTACAAACCCACTACCGTCCCCATCAAGTAACATTTTAACACCCTTATCCAAAAATTCTTCAATATATAACGGTAGTTTTTTTGATTTGATTGTGTTTCCTGTTAATTTGATTTTACCGTTATTTTCCATTGTTGCGTAATTTTTTCTGGCAATGTTGATACAAGACTTCCAAGTTCCATCACAATCAAGACCCATTGCTCCTTTCATAAACATATCATTATACTCTGCAACATCGGCTTCGTACCCTTCATAAATTTTACCTTTTTCCACCAACCAATTGTTTCCTTTACCAACATATCTTCTATCATCAACACCATTTTCGGGTAGTGAAAAGTTCATACCGTCCGTATCACAAACCAATGGGGTATAACCTCTTTTCATAAAGAAATACAACATCTGTCTAAGGTATTGCCTTCCCGTAGTCGTAATTTGTTCACCCATGTACATATCCCCCCAATGAAATACTTGAGGGGCGGATAACGCTCCGAATAGTGAGTTAATAAAAATTTTAATAGGTAATTGTTTTCTGTCGTAAGTTTGTGACAAAACTTTATCTTTTGTCTTATATTCTGAAGCCAAATTTTTATACTTAATCCTAGTATCCCTAAAATAAGTCAACATTGCCTTCATCGCTCCTGTTACGTCACATTTTGGGAACACATCATGAACCAATTGAATTGATGGATAAAGTGAACTAAAGTCTAACTTCAAAACGTTTTTTGAATATCCAACTTTTAACAGTCTTGAAAGACCTCCAACAAATTCGGTTTTAGTTTGTTTTTGCGGAATTGCTAAACCATATTTATATGACCAGGCAACCATCAACATTCGCCATAATGTCGCTGTTCCCATTGTGGAAACCCTTTCATACGTTGTTGGAATCATTGATGCAAGTAAGAATGAAGCTTGATTAAATTCCTTATCCACTAATAGAGTTTCCTCCAAGTCATCATCAAGATATCTTTCAACAATATTATCACCTGTTGTTTTAATGTATATGTCGTTTCTTCTTTCACATACACTATCAATTTTTGAGTCTAATCCAACTTTTCGATATTTTCCGTTTGTAATATTTAACCAATATTCTTCTTTCTTTTTATATAGTGAACCGATTTCAGTATGTTCAATATATACACGGTCTTGTGCCTCGGCGTTTAAGTATTTAGTAATATATTTCAAACCCGCAGCTTTAATGTTTGAATTAATTGCTTGAGCCCTTCTTACTGAATGTAAGATGTCAATAATATTATAACCCCATATTGAAGTTTGCATATAATCTTCAACCTCATTTGCTAACTTCAGAAGTTGTTTTGATTGTGTAATTGTTCTTTCAGGGTTCATCGAATGACATATTTTTTTAATGTCCAAACCCAAAATCTTACATCTTTCAAATATCCAATGCCAGTCGAAGTTAAATGAATTATGTCCCCCAATGATAGATGGTTTTATTTGATTTATAATATTAAAAAACTCAATGATGGCATCCTTTTCTTGTTCTTCTTCCAAACATTCAATTACCTTATGATAACCCTTGTTTGTTTTTAAACCAATCATGAAAATTCTACCATCTTTAGGTTCAAGAGAAGTTGTTTCCAAGTCAAATACTAATCGAGTAACTTCATCATAATCGGCAAATCCTTTAAATAATCTTTTTTCTTTTTGAACCAAATATTGTTCAACGGGAGGTAATATCATTATTTTATCCCTTAAATTTTCACCCCAAGGGTCCAAACCTCCATCTCTAAAAAATTGAATCAACGGTCTATAACCCTTTAAAGACTTAACCATATAGGTTAAACCTTTTTCCAATCTTTCATCCCCCATTGTTTTTAATTGTTCAATTACAATTCCATATTTCGACATGGAACTTTTTTGTAGTTCTTTTGAACCTTTATAAAAGTTCAAACCTCTTAAATCTCCGACCCAAGCAAAAGCAATAAAACTATCCTTCTGAAGGATTTTACCTTTTCCTGGTACTTCTTTAATTTTGTAAATGTAATCTGTTTGATAATCGAATTCAATTGATGTAATGAATTCTTCAGGGTCTGACCCCTCTAAAAATTTTTTAATGTCTTCTTGTGTAATCATATTTTTCCTTTCCGAGTGGTGTATTAGCTGTCATGAATTATAACATTTACCTTCCTCATTTCAAGAAAATGATAATATTAAGACATTATAAAATCAACAACAATATTGTGTTTTAATAAATGAATCGGTTACATTAATATAAAGATTTTCTCTAATTGGAACAATGAGTTCCCCTTGTGCAGTGGTTACACTAAATTCACCTAAAAACCTTCCTGATTTCTTTGTATCACTAGAGGTAAACTGATAATATATATAATATTCAACAGGAGCATCAGGATTATCCATTAATTTTTGAACAATATATGCTGGTTTTGAAGCTATTTTTAATGTACCATCACCTTCATTCCTCATTGAAAATGTAATAATTGCATTTTCCAAATCTTCCATGAAATTACGGAAATCGTTCCTACCATCCTTAACAATTTGCATTTTAAGAATTGGGAGTGTTGCGCCTTTTTTTATAAAAAATTCCATTATATATAAATACTATTTAATTTATTTATTTTACCCACAAACATTACCTTTAAAGTATATATTATCATTATCTGTGATATAGAATGCAAAGTCACTAAATGTGGTGTAAACTCTATATGTTCCAGGAGGTATTGTTGAACCTGTATAAGTAAATGTTTGACTTCTAATTGTTGATTCGGTAAATACTGTTGTAAATACATTCGGATTTCCATTGACATTATAATCAATCTGCAATTGTTGTAATCCGTTTGTGAAACCTGTTGCAATAATCCAAGTAAACCACGCAGGACTATTAATCGTATGAGCAGAAACTTCGTGTGTTTTGAAGTTGTATGCTTGTATTGCGTTTCCAAAACTATCAACACCTCCTGATGTTTGTGGTACAGTTTCACTTTGAACTGCGGGGAATACTCCATTTGACCAACCAGAATAAGAAACATATTGGTTCATATCCACATTGAATTGTGTCGCATCTGTTGTATCAGGCATTGATGCGTTTGTAAATCCAAAGAACAATCTTGTATTATCCAAGTCGTATAAGTATTGACCAATTAATGTTGAACCTGTTTGTGGTTCTATGAATAGATAAGCCAACTTCGGCAATTCGCTTGGTGTCGGTGTTGGTGTCGATGTAATTGTTGCCGTTGGAGTAACCGATGGTGTCGGAGTTGGTGATAGATTAGGGGTAACAGAAGGTGTTGGTGTCGGAGTTGGTGTCGGACAAGTTGGACAATCAACATCAAAGAATTGGTATTTATCTTTTAGTATTCTGTAGTTATGTTGTATTTGTGATGAAACTAAAGGTTCAATATACATTCTAAATTCTGATATTGCACCCATAAATGTACCACCAAAATTTTGTTCTATTAATATTGGAGTTGATAGACCTGATAGACTAGTACCACTTAAAGTATTTTCAGACATTACTTCAGGGTCTTGAATATATGGTCCTGTTGCTCCTGAACAACCACTAAATGTTAATGATTCTCTTAGACCGAAACTACCACCACCCCAAGAAATATTAAACGGAACTCCTACTTGTTTTTCTTTAACTTCATCCAATTCTCTTGGAATAATTTCTTCAAAGTTTTCAATTTTCATAAAACGTTTTCCGTTTACATAAAAAATTAAATCACCCAATCTATAGTTTCTTTCTTCTAACCACTTTTGTTGCAAACTAATTATTTCAACTTTTTCGGGGTATGTGTTATCAGGATGTGTACTAGGGGGTTTAATTAACGACACCGTATTATCAACTGCGGATGCCGTGTAAACTAATTCTCTCATCCCACCTAAACCACCTAAATTAATTAAATCACAATCTTCTAATGTTTGATATCTACTGAATACGACATTAATCATTACCCAATTGTCAATACCAGTATTTCCTGTTCTACAAACATCATAAATTCCGTCAGTTGAACAAATTTCAGTAATTGTATAACCTGTTTCATAAGTTACTCCGGTATTTGTACAACTTCCTGTTGTTTCGCAATTACCCGTCCATAAAAGGTATTTTACACATAATTTTGGATTGGTTGGGTCACCTTCTAATCTAAATGAAAGTGCATTTGAATATGTGTCTAATTGTGTATTTTTTTCTGTTTGTATTACGGTGTCCGTTGAACAATTTTTTTGTATTGTAATTGCCGAAAGTGGATATGTTGTATAACAATTTGAATTTGTTACCGCTGTATTACTACAAGAACAAGTTTCGATACATCCGTTTGATAAACTTTCTGTTACTCTTGTATATCCTGTATTCCCTGAATTTGTACCTGAAGCGTAATGCCAAAATTTATTTTCCGCTCTTGTACCCATGAAAAAGAAAGTACCAGCGTTATCAGGATATATGTTATTTAAATAAGTTTGATTTTCACCAGGTGTAAATTCATCGGTTACTCTAGGTTTTAGTAACATTTCAACCGTCCAACCCTTATTTGTTCTTTCAGGTAAAACCTTATAATCATACCCATATAATTGATAAAACCCTTGTAGGTATCCACCATATAAGTCATAATATTGACCAATTGTTGAGCCTGTTTTTGTCACAATATTATACAATATTTGGGACGAAATACCTGAAAATCTTGTATTAGGACTTTGTGTGTATCCTGTTACAGGTCTCATTTTAAATCTTCTATCGTAATGTAATGGGTCAAACTTGTAATCATCTCGGATACCCATAGAATAATACAAAGTATTTCCTGTCATATCCGTAACAAGTCCATTATCAATAGCTGTTAAACCTACATCACAAATACCTGTAAATGCACTATAACAAGTATCATTTAATGTATTATCATTGTAATTGTTTAAAGAAACTAATGTGTTTCCTGTATTATATTCACCATATGATAATAAAATATTTTGTGATGAACCAGTATTGAACAATTCTATGTTGATTGGTAATCTTTGTCCGTTTTCATATGCAATTAATTGATTAGAAAAAATTACTTCTTCATCGTATTGTTTTTCGTCTGCAACTAGAAAGAAATCAGTATATTCACTGTCGTCTGTAAATGCATCGAATCTTCTAAAATAAAAGTTATTGATATTCTGTGTTGCCATTCATAAATAAATACAAACATTATTGTATTTATAATAAAATAAATTCTATAAATGATACACGAATATAAAACTAAGGAAGAAGCAGTCCAAAAAGCCAAAGAACTTGGTTGTATTGGAACACATAAAATGTATAATGATAGATACATGCCGTGTAGAAACCATAAAAGTTATTTGGATGTTATAAAAAGAAAATCTGAAAAATCTGAAGGTGAAATAGATGAATTGGTTGATAGAGACGGAACTTTTTTAAGTTCAAAAATTCCGATATTAGACCCACATGTTACACCAAAGAAAACCACAGACCAAACCATATCAATGGCAAGAAATGTTTATGATATTTTTAGAATGGGGTATAGAAGACATTTTTATGAAGAAGATATGAGTAAAGTTTTTGGTAGGGAAGAAGAAACAGATTTTATGACCTATGATGAAACTGTCGATTATTTATCTGAATTATTAGGTATTGAAGATACTAAATCTAAATCAGAAAAAAAAGAAATTGAATCTAATGCCGAGGAAAGAGCCAAAGAAATGGGAAAAATTCCAGGTAAGAAAAAAATGCAAAGACTGTTTGAAAAAGAAAATGAGGTAACTGAAGATATATTGGTTAAAAAATCAAAGAAAGATGGGGATATTACAAAAAAAGAAACATCTGTATCTAAAATTTTAAAAAAGAATATTAAGTTTTTGAAAAAACAAGCGGAAACTGAAAGCATAACCATAAACGAATTAATAAAAATGTTGAAAAGTGAATAAGGACCTATACGGACACCATTATCATATTCCTCCACACATTTTGGAAATTTTAAGAAATTCAATTTCTAAATACTCCAACCAAAGTGTCGAGAATGTTAAAAGAGCTAAAGAGTTGTCCGAAACAGGTTATGCAACATATCAACAATTAAAAAGAATAAAAAACTGGTTCGATAGTAACGGAAATACATCAAGTCCTGAATATCATATCTTAGGTGGTGGAACATTCAAAGGATGGGTTGAACATCAACTTAAAAGTTCAAGAGAAGGAAAAAGATTACCAAAACAAATAAAAAGCGATGCTGCTATGGATAATCAATTTATATCAACACATACTAAGAATGATGATTTAAGAACTGATTTTAGACCATCACATTCACATAAGAAAATAAGTCAAAGAATTTCAGGTATTTCTGAAGAAATCGAACAAATAAATAATTGGTTTAAAAAATTAATACTATGAGTACACAAAATGATAAATTAGATTTTTCTCAACCAGAAGCAGATAAAAACCAAATGAGTTTTTATGCCGAACAACAAAGACAAAAATTATTTGCAAGAAACGATTATAATGTCGATAATCTTTATGGAACCACAAATAAAGATGCTATTGCCGATGGTGATTCTTTAGGTAGAGGAACTGGTATTTTTCTTGATGTAGGTAATGAAAATGCAGGAACAAAAGATGACATTATAGACAGAAAAGAAAACATCAAAATAAATAAATACAACAGAAAAAACCCATATCAAATTCCTGGATAATGAAGTTACTTGAAACTATAAAAAGTTTTATTACTGAAGCCGTATCATTTAATGATTTGCAAAGGGCAATCAAAAATCGTGATGTTATTATTATAACATACGATGGTGACGAACCAGGTGGTAAAGGATATAGAACTGTTTATCCTGTTTGTTTGGGACGTTCATTAAAAGGAAATTTAGTTTTAAGGGCATATGAACCTGAAGGAGCGTCACATAGTGTTGCAATCGGTAAAAAAGTTTTACCGGGTTGGAGATTATTTAGAATAGATAAAACTTTTACGTTTCAGAGAACAGGTGAAAAATTTAATGAATTACCGTCAAATTATAATACAACAGGAGATAAATTAATGTCTGTTGTTTACATAAATGCAAAATTATAAATAATTAATAATATGGATGATTTAATGTCAAAATTAGCAATTTCGAAAAAAATAATGGATAAACATAATGAACTACCTAGGTCTGCGAATTCTTTACCTATGACTAATACCGTACCACAAGTAGAATCATATAATCCTTTACCCGCAACATATAACATACCCCAAGAATTTTTGGGTGAACAATCTTCAACGGTTGTAAGAAATGAAAATGTTCCAATTACACAAGATAGAATTTTAAATTCAAAATTACCTGATGAAATAAAAAAATTAATGATTGAAAACCCTATTGAAAAACCAACAGTACCAGGTTTAAATACTAGTTTTCTATCAGAAGAAGTTATTGAGGGGGCTCAGAAATTAATGGGGGTTGAAAAGAAACAACCTAATACTCAAACACAAAAGAATATAACTGAAAGTATAGACTTAAATTCAATAAGAAATCTTATTAGAGACACTGTTAGAGATACAATTAAAGAAGAACTATCTAAAGCAGGATTAGTTGTTGAGGGTGAATCAAAATCTAACGAAACCCTTCAATTAAAGGTAGGAAAGCATATTTTCGAAGGTAAGGTGACAAAAATAAAGAAAGTACAATAGTTCTTTCATTATAGATAAATATTTCCTTCAACATTAACCATTTTTCGTATTTCTTCTTCGGAATATTCATTAGCCATTGGTGTATCTCTTAAATCCAAAAGACCACCAACATGTTGTAGTCTTCCAAGAGATGTTAAGCTTTTACATTCATATAAATCCAAACCTCCACCGACATGTGTTAAATTTCCAAGAGATGTTATATTTGTTCCTCTTAAATCCAACCATTCCCCAACATGTGATAGTTTTCCAAGAGATGTTAGGTTTTTACATCCATATAAATCCAAATTACCTTCAACTGAATATAATCTTCCAAGAGTTTTTAGACTATTGTGTCTTAAAATAAGACTTTCTTGAATTGAAAATAATGGATTTCCTTCACTTTTAACAAATTTAATAACCCATTTCCAATCATTAAGAAAATATTTGATTGATGGAAGTTCAAGAACTTCTTCGGTTTCTTCTTTTAATATTTTTCTGATTAGTTCTTTCATTTTAGATAAATATATTAATAATAGAAAAAACAGATTGACTTAAATAATCTTAGATATTATATTTTTACGGTAATTTGATTTAAAATCAAATTTCATAAATTATATTTTTTTAATAAAAATGACACAAAAAAATGATTCGCCCCTGAATGGTCGTCAAAAGATTCGAATACTTGTTCTCGCATCTGACCGTACAGGGGTAGGTTAAGGAAAATTTCGTTCTTTAGACCCCCACATAATGCTACAAAATCAATATCCTGATGATTTCCATGTAGATATTGATTATAATCCAAATATGGATGACATATCATTTTGGACAAAATATGATATGGTCTGCTTCCATAGAAGTTTGAATCCTGATTATGAAAAATCAAATACAATGATTCAGATTTTAAATAGTTTAGGAATTATAACGGTTATGGATTTGGATGATTATTGGTTGCCAACCAAAGAACACCCTGTTCACCATTTGGTTGTTCAACATAAAATCCACGAAAAAATTATCGCAAATCTTAAAGTTGCAAAATATGTAACAACCACAACACCGATTTTTGCTGATGAAATTAAAAAATACAATAAAAATGTTTTTGTATTACCTAACGCAATTAACCCGAAAGAACCACAATTTAATGCAAAAACCGAACCATCTGATAAAATGAGATTTGGTTGGCTTGGTGGTTCATCACATTTGCATGACTTAAACCTTTTAAAAGGATGTACAGATGTACTTGGTAATGATTTAAGAAATAAGTCGCAATTTTTCTTATGTGGTTTTGATGTTAGAGGAACAATGACTGAAATTAATGCACAAACAGGTGAAGAAAAACAAAGACCTATTAGACCCGAAGAAACGGTTTGGGCGAGATACGAAGAAATTTTTACCAAAAATTATGAATTCACTTCACCTGAATATAAAAATTATTTATTGAAGTATAGACAGGAATCTTGGAACGGTGAAGAATTCTATAATAGGGTATGGACCGAACCAATTAATGGATATGCTAAAAACTATGCAAAGTTTGATGTTTCATTGGCTCCTATTGTAAACCACATTTTTAACAGAGTAAAATCACAACTGAAAGTGATTGAAGCGGGGTTTTATAAAAAGGCAATTATTGCATCGAATTTGGGTCCTTATACTTTGGACTTGAAACATTGCTTAGAAAATGGTAATTTTATTAATGGTAATGCTATTTTGGTTGATGAGAAAAGGAATCATTCTGATTGGGCAAAGGCAATGAAGAAACTTATTCAAAACCCAAATATGGCATACGACTTAGGTCAAAGATTATACGAAACTGTAAAAGACAAATACGATTTAAATATTGTAACAAAACATAGAGCTGAATTATATAAAACACTAAAATAATGCTACCATATCCAAAAACCAAACTCCTATTTTTTGATTTAGAAACCGTTGGAGAATTTCCAACATTATCTGAACTTGAAAAAAATAAACCAGAAATGTATAATGTTTTTATGAAATACCAAGATTGGTTTCATAAAAGATTTCCTGAAGATTCGTCAAAAACACCCGAAGAGGTTTATATCTCAAGGTCAGGATTGATTCCTGAATTTGCAAAAATTGTTGTGGCTAGTTTTGCTTTTATTAATCAAAAAGGTGAAATGCAAACTCAAACATATGCAATGGACGATGAAAAGGAATTGTTGAGAAATGTTATCAAACTTCTAAATAAGATACAAAAATTAGATTTCGTATTGTGTGGACACAATATTAAAGGATTTGACATTCCAATGTTATTTAAAAGAATGGTAATCAACGGATTTCAACCAGCAAGAATATTACCAACTTCTGAAACAAAACCTTGGGAGGTTAAAGCTTTGGATACAAAAGAATTTTGGAATGGTATTAACCAATTTTCTATCGCACAACTTGAACTTATATCTGTTGCAATGGGATGTGAAAGTTCAAAAGGAGGAGAAGTAACAGGTAATATTGTACATTCTTCTTATTGGGAAGCGGGAATTTTGGATAAGATATCTGAATACTGTCAACAAGATGTTAGGGTTTTGGTAGATTTAATAAACAAATTTGATACTTTAGAATATGTTCAATGATATAAAAAATATAATGAAAATGAGTAAACAGTTAAAAAACTTAAAAACTGATGATATTGATTTTTCATCAATGAAAGAAATGATGAAACAAATGGGTATTGATGAGGAACTTTTGAATAAACAAACGGATGAACTTTTCAGATATAAACATGAATTAAAATATATTAAAATTCATCCTGATGCTGTTACTCCGAAATATAATTATGAAACAGATTCAGGGTTTGACTTTCATTCAATCGAGGAAGTTATCATACCTGAATTTGGGAGAGCGTTAGTTAAAACAGGATTGAAATTTGAACTTCCAAAAGGAAGTGAAATGCAAGTAAGACCAAAAAGTGGTCTGGCATTGAAGGAAGGATTAACGGTTTTAAATACACCGGGAACCGTTGATGAGGGTTATACAGGTGAGATTATGGTTATTGTGTTTAACACAAACAATAAACCATATACCATTAAAAAAGGTATGAAAATTGCACAAGGGGTTCTTTGTCCTGTTTATAATGGAAAAATGGTTAATCTACATGAAGTTGTGGAAATTGAAGAAAGAGATAGAAAAGATAAAGGTTTCGGTTCAACAGGAATATAATGATTACAATAGGATATAGTACAAGATTTCATAATCCACTTCTACAAGAATATTTAAAAAAATCTTGTGGACATCCAAAAGTTCAGATTATTGAAAAGGTTAATAATGGAGAGTATTCTCTAACTGAAGTTTATAACCAAATTTTAAATGAATCTGAAAATGATATTGTCGTGTTATGTCACGATGATATTTATTTTGAGAAAAATGGTTGGGGTAATAAAATATTGGACCATTTCAAAAAAAGTGATTATGGAATTTTGGGTGTTGCAGGTTCAACATATCTCCCAAAATCAGGAATGTGGTGGGAAGACAGAAGAAAAATGTTCGGAATTGTTAACCACGAACATGAAGGAAAAAAGTGGGAATCAAAATATTCAAATAGTTTAGGTAAAGATATCCAACAAACCGTTTTGGTTGACGGTCTTTTTATCGCATTAAGTAAGACAAGAATTAAAGAAACTTTTAATTTAGAAGTTAATGGGTTTCATTTTTATGATGTTGATTTTTGTTTTAGAAACTATTTGGCGGATGTTAAAATTGGTGTTATATACGATGTTAGAATTACACATAAATCAATAGGAATGGTTAATGAAGAATGGGATAAAAATAGAATTTCGTTTTCAGAAAAGAATAAAGAAAACTTACCTATTAAAATTAAAAAAACCAAAGAAGATAAATTAAACATATTGTTATCTTGTTTAAACTTTAAAACCTTTACAGGTTCAGAAGTTTATATATACGAACTGGCGAAAAATTTGGTTAAATTGGGTCATAATGTAAATGTTCTATCAGAAATTGGAGGTCCATTAACTGATATGGTAAAAAAGAAAGGGATAAAAGTATTTTCCTTCCAAGAACCTCCTGGATATAAAAGAGGTGATGGTAAATGGACTATGCAAACACCAAACGGAACCGAACAATCCAAAGAGGGAATGTTATACAAAATTTCCGAACCAAATTTTGATATTATACATGTTCAACACGAACCTGTTACAAATTTGATTCTACAATTATATCCTAAAGAAGATAAAATTGCAACAATTCATTCTGAAGTTATTGATTTGGAGAAACCCGTAGTACACGAAACAATTAGAAAATATATAGCAATTAGACCCGAAATTAAAGAATTTATTTGTTCATCATATAATATAGAACCAGAAAATGTTGAAGTAATATACAATCCTGTTGATGAAACTAGATTTAAACCAATGGGTAAACCAAGCAAAAATTACATTCTTTTTGTTGGTACAATAGATTATTTAAGAGAACAAACAATAATGGATTTGGTTAATTATTCTCGTGAAAATGCTATGGAACTTTGGTTAGTTGGTGAAAACAAATCTAATTATCTTGATAAATTAAAAAGTAATTCACATGTTAAATTATTTCCACCTACTTGGAACACTGAAAATTATATCTCCGAAGCAAAAGAAACTGCGGGAATATTGTTAGGTAGAACAACAATTGAAAGTTGGATGTGTGGAAAAAAATCTTGGATTTACGATGTTGATAATGTTGGGAATATTTTAAATAAAACTTTAGTTGATTCACCCGAAGACATTAATAAATTTTATTCAGTTGATGTAACCGATAAAATCATAAATAATTATTTATCAGTAATAAATGAAATTACTAATTAAGTTTCCAACAAGAGGAAGGAAAGAAAAATTTTTATCTACTTTTAAAAAGTATCAAGATTTTATTATTGAAGATAATACTGAATTTTCAATAACAATAGATGAAGATGATGTAACAATGAATAATAGTGAAACATTGTCTTATTTAAGGTCTTTTAAGAACACCAAAATTACAGTTGGTACAAGTACGTCTAAAGTTGATGCAATTAATAGGGATATTGATGTTAATGAAGAATGGGATATAATTTTATTGGCTTCCGATGACATGATACCACAAGTGAAGGGATTTGATAAAGTAATTAATTCTTTAATGAAAAAAACTTATCCTGATACTGATGGTATTTTATTTTTTAATGATGGGTTTAAAGGTAATGAATTAAATACATTGTGTATTTTAGGTAAAAAATATTATCAAAGATTCGGATATATATATTATCCTGAATATAAATCAACTTGGTGTGATAATGAGTTTATGGTGGTTGGTGACATTTTAAGGAAACAAACGTATTTTCCAATGACTATTATAAAACATGAACATCCTGATTGGGGTTTTGATAACCATGATGAAATACACAAAATAAATTATCAAAATGTTAATTATGATATGAGCCTTTACAATGAAAGGAAAAAAATAAATTTTAATATAGAATAAAAAATGAAAACCGCAATAAATTGTATGGTAAAAAATGAAGAAATATTATTAGATAATGTTTTACCCATTTGGAAGAATTACCCGATAGACCTTTTCATATTTTATGATGATAATTCAACGGATTCCACAATTCAAGTAATTAAGAATCATTTAGATAATGAAAAAATAATAATAATTAATGATAAATTAAATAAATTTAATGAAGGGTTCCAAAGACAAAGAATGATAGATATATCAAAAAAACATAAGGTTGATTATATAGTATCATTAGACTCTGATGAATTGATGACAAGTAATTTTATCAAAGACTTTAATATGTATTTAAACTTATTTCAGTCTTCAGATGTTTGGCTTTATTGGTATAATTGTGTAAACTCTTTAGAGTATTATAGAACCGATAACGCATATACAAATAATTATCGTTCTTTTGTTTTACCTACGTCAAAAATTTCAAATATGGATATTTCAGCTTGGAAATACCACACTCCGCGAACCCCAACCGTAAATTTACCAAAACTACAAACCAAGGATATTGGTATAATACATTTACAATCTTGTAATCGTAAATTTTACGCTTTAAAACAATTATGGTATAAACACTATGAATTGGTAAATTATAATCATAGTATACAAACAATAAATCAAAGATATGATAGTGTTGTAAATAATCTAAATTTCAGTCCTCAAAAAATGAATGACAGCTTAATTAATGGTATTAATATAGATTTGTCATTTTTTGATTCTTTAGCGGAAAAAAAGGGTTATGTTGAGTTTATTAAAAAACACTACAATAAAAATCTTGTAACATTTGGGGAGGAGTATTTATAATGAAATATGCTATAGGTATAACAACTTTTTCTAAAAGGTTTAGTCTTTTAGAAAATTTAGTAAGAAAAATTAGAAAATTTAATAGTAATAGGATATTTCTATGTATAAACGGTGAAGAATCAGGTAATTTTTCTGAAGAGTATAGATTAAAAATACTTAATTTATGTATGACCAATCTTAATATTTATCCTATTTTTTTCACAGAAACAAGAGGGTTGTCAAAAATGTGGAATACAATCGCAGTCCATTCAAATGAAAATAATATACTAATGTTAAATGATGATTTAGATATTAACTCTAATGACTTTTTTTTGAAAATTTCAAACTACATTGAAAATGTTAATTTTTCAGGTATAACAAGAATTAATAATTCATTTTCTCATTTTTTAATATCCAAAAGTTTTTTAGATTCAATCGGTTATTTTGATGAAAGACTTTTAGGTTTTGGTGAAGAAGATGGTGATATTATATTTAGATGTTTAAAAAAAGGATATAAAATTAATGATTTATATTTGGAAGGAATAACTAATATAATTTCAGATTTAAGACATGACCATATTAAATCAGGTATTGGAAAATATTCATTATTTAATAGAGATTTTATATATAATCAAAAATATGTATTAGATAATAATAGTAATTATAGAGGTATATTTGATAACTATATGGAACAAATAATTGAAGATGTTAATTGCTATCCATACGAATCTTTTTTTGAAAAAAATAAATTAAATTTATGAAAAAATACGATACGTTTACTAAATATAAAACTATTTTTGAAAAGGATGAAAATAATAGAGAGATTTCAATCTTTAGATTTGAAAATTTGACATCCGCTGGATATAATTTATTTTATCCAAATATTAGATTCTATTCGGAGAGTAATGGTCACATTAATCCCATAAACGAAAAAATAATGTCTTTACAAAAAATAAATGATTATTTCAAAATAAATACGGAAATTATTAAACAGGATGAAGTATATACAAATCCTGTATTTTTTTTTGTATATAATACTGATAATTACTTCCATTTCATTTATGATACACTACCATATTTAATTTCATTTTTTCAATTAAAAAATAACATACCTAACCTGAAGTTATTAATGAATTATCCAAATAAGGATAAAAATCATTTTTATCCTTTTGTTTGTGAATTTTTAGAAATATTAGGAATAACAAAAGAAGATATTGTTTTAATTAAACCAAACACTCAATACTCTGAAATATATATCTCTGATTCTTACACACATGGTATTGATTCTAATTTACCCCCAAGAAAAGAAATATATCATTTTTATAGTAGAATAGTAGAAAGTGTTGTTGATGATAATATTGATAGACCTAAAAACATATATGTTTCTAGAAGGAGCCATAAACATGGTAACTATTTAAATATAGGTACTAATTATACTGATAGAAGAAAGCTAATAAATGAGGACGAATTAGTTTCCTTTTTAGAAAATAAAGGGTATACTGAAGTATTTACAGAACTTTTAACAACTAAAGAAAAAATACTTATGTTTTCAAAAGCCGAAAATGTTATAGGTGCAATTGGTGGAGGATTATGTAATGTTCTTTTTAGTAAAAAAGAAACTAATTTAATTTCTATTAATTCTCCAGAATTTTTAAAAATAAATAAAAGATTTACATACTGTTTTAGTAATGTTATCACAACTTTCTTTGAAGAAACCAAACACTACGAAAAAACTAAATTTAAATCTAATATGAGAGTAAAATGCGGGGATGTTATCGGTGAAATTATTGAAATTAACAATAATCAATTAAAAATAATATATTCCAGTGATTTTGTATCAGGATGGAATAAAGAATCTAAATTTGAAGTTAAAACGGAAAATGCTAAACATTGTAAAAAATTAGACAATGGTTTAAATTCCCCTTGGATTTTAAACATAAAAAAATTTGAAAAAAAAATTAAACCCTTATGAAAGTACCTATCATTATTTACACACATTCATCATACCATGATATATTAAAAATACAAACAGATTTTATTAAAGAAAAAGATTTTGTCAATAAAGTTTTATTCATTAATAATAACAATCAAAATTTAAATGACATATATAAATTTTACGATGAAATAATTTTTTACGATGATGGTTTACCATATGCTGAAAGACTTTTAGAATGTTTAAAACTTTATAAGTTTGACTATTTTTTATTTTCTCACGATATAGATATATTGTTAGATGTAAATTTAGAATTTTTAGAGCAAATATTAGAGTTTATGATAGATAAAAATTTTGATAGAATCGATTTGAAATATACCGATAACATTATAGATAAAGATATTATTAACTATTCTGATAATATTAAATTAGTTAGGGAAACAAATGAAAAAGATTATATATATAATGTGAACCCATCGATTTGGAAAAAAGAAACTTTGATTGAAATTATGGACAAATTCAAAGATAGAAATTATAGAACAATTGAAGATTATGCTGTCCAGTCTTTTTGTAAAAAATATAAAATTTTTAAAATTAATACTAATGATTTTTTACGATGCGGATATTTTAACTGTATTCAACAATATAAATTTCTACACATTAGTCATAATGGTAAACTTTTACCTTTAAACGTAAATTTTGTTACTGTTTATAACCAATCCTATGCCGATATAAGTAATGAATATATGAAAATAGTAAAAAAATATAATTTAATAAATTCAAATAAATGGTACAAATAATATGAGCTTAGAACAATTAAAAGAATGTGAATACATATCCAGTGTCGGAATGTTATTATCTTTAGACGAAAATAATATAATAACGTATCACAAAGAACCATATAAAATTACTCATGACTTCAATAAACTACTAAAAGGTAAAGATGGTGATTGTATTTATATTAAATTTGCTTTTTTTAGACAATTTATACATCAAGTATTTCCTTACTTGAATTATAAATTTATTTTAATTACTGGTGATGGGGATGAAACAATGCCTGACGATTTAATAGATTTACACACTTTTAATAATCTAATTAACGATGATAGAATAATTCATTGGTATTCTGTGAATTGTAATGAAAACTATCATAATAAATTTTCATTAATTCCAATTGGTGTAAATTTTCATTCTTTAACGTTTGGTGAGTTTTGCGGATGGAGCAATCAAGCAATGACACCAAAAGAACAGGAAAATATGTTAACCAACATTAGAAAAAATGCGGGAGAATTTTATCAAAGACTACCTAAATGTTATTCTAATTTTCATTTTGTTACCTATTCAGAATTTGGTAACCCAAGGCAAGACGCAATTAATAAAATACCCAAAGATTTAATTTATTATGAACCATCATTAGTAGATAGAGAATCTACTTGGAAAAAAAATGCGGATTATGCGTTTACAGTTTCGCCAATGGGCCACGGTATGGATTGTCACAGAACATGGGAAGCATTAATGTTAGGAACAATTGTGATTGTAAAGAAGTCCCAATTAGATACTTTATATAAAGATTTACCTGTACTAATAGTAAATGATTGGAGCGAAATTACTCAAGAGTTATTGAACAAGACAATTGATGACTTTAAAAATAAAGAATTTAACTATGAACGAATTACCCTAAAATATTGGGTTGATAAAATCCGTAACACTACTTACCAAAAATGATAACATTTGATATAAAAAAATTTGAATTGTCTGATAAACCGCTTGATAATAATTTAAAGATTGTTATTTATAGTCATTCTTCTTTCTTAGAAGTATTAAAAATACAAATTGATTATTTGAAAGATTGTGGGGAGATGATTTTAATCATAAATAAAAATGACGATGACCTTAGTGGTATTTATAATAATTTTGAAAAAGTTATTTTTTACGATGATTCGTTACCGTATGGATATAGATTACTAAATACAATTAAAGACGTTCCGTATGATTATTTTATTTTCATACATGATAATGATATTGTATTTTATATTGATAAAGAAAAAATTAAAAGTATGTTTAACTTTTTACGTGAAAATAATTACGACAGAGTTGATTTTCAATTAGCCTACGATTTTGATAGTATTAAGAGTCACGAAATAAATGATAATGATTTATATTACATAAAATCATCAAATATAGATACTGAAAATAAAGGATACCCATATAATGTTAATCCATCGATTTGGAAGAAAGAGACGTTAATCGATATTATGGAAAAATTTGGTTTCAGAGATTATAGAACAATCGAACACCCTGATACACAGAAATATGCAGTTAACTTTAATATCTTTAAACTTTTTTCAAAAAATAAATTTAAATGTGGTTATTTTATTTGTTTGGAACCATTTAGGTACATTCACATAACACACAGTCAAAAATATTTAAACATTGAAACGTTACCTATTGGTTCGTGTGATGATATAAAATATGAATACGAAAAAATAGTAAATAAATATAATTTAAAAAATTCAAGTAAATGGAAATAATTAAAAATATCAACAAACCAGTTTTTATAATCGCTCATAAATACTATAGAGGATATGATTCATATAGTGAATATTATGTGCAGACTATACAAAAATTCTACGAAGACGCACTTATTATTTTCGTAGATAATAATTCAACGTATAAAGAGGATATATTTGCAAATTTAAGAAAATATAAAAATGTCGTGTTATTAGAAAATGATATAGAATGTAAATTTGAAATTGGGGCTTATCAAATCGGTTTGAAATTTTTAATAGATAATTCATTAATAAATGAATATTCTTACATTGTATTAACACAAGATACATTTATTTTAAAAAATAAATTGGATTTTAACACTCTCTATAATGAAAACATTAAAGCTTGTACAATTAATTCATACTTTCAAGACGGCATGTTACAAGACATATCCAATGAAATTTTATTAAAATTGGGGCTATTAGATAATTTAGATAAATGTACTTTTTGTTGGTGTTGTAGTTTTATAATATCATCATTAAACGTTGAAAGGACTTATGATTATTTTAAACAGATTGTGATAACAAATAGAACTCAAAGTTGCGCAGCGGAAAGATATTTAGCTAGAATTATATGGGAATTGAATGACCATAAGAATTATGATATTGATGGCGATATAAGATACTTAGGTTATATGTGGAATAATAACCCTAATCCAGACCCAAAATATGATTGTCATTCAGTAAATCCTTTTGATGATAATATTAAAACTTTCTTTGTTAAAAGAGCACAGCAAAAAACGGAACGAACTGTAGATAGATGATAATTGAGAAAATTAATAAAAGTTTTTTACTCTACACCGATAACCAAGTTATTCATACTAGGGAATATTATAACTATATTGTTAAATTATTAAAAAATTGGTTATCAGAATGTGATGAAAGTTTTAATATTATTTTTGGTGATTACTTTTTTGATTTTAAAAATAATAACAAAACATTAAAAATTGACATACAATGTGAACATACTCTCGTAAAAGAAGGTGGTCGGTCCGTAAACGATAAAATTTACGGCAACATAAAAAATAAAGATAGTTATTATTTAGTACGAATTGATAAATTTAACTATCTTAATTCATTAGATTATATCATAGAATATAGTTTACCTAATATTGAAAATATAAAATCATGTGGTAAGTTTCAAAACTTTCTATCAAAAGTACTTTATATATCACCAACAATATATGACCCTAAATTTAATGGTGAAAAATCTAAAGTAATAACATTATTTGATACGAGTTCTAACATTAGGCGTAAGAATATTTTATCACAAATAAATGAGTTAGGTGTTAATAACACAACAATTACTAATTGTTTTTCAAATGAGTGTTTATTAGATTTATATAGTAAAACAAAAATTATGGTTAATATACATCAGACAGACCATCATCATACTTTTGAAGAACTGCGGGTTTTACCAGCATTAAGTAATGGAGTTATTATTGTTAGCGAAGATGTTCCGTTAAAAGAAAAGATACCATATAACGAGTTCATAATTTGGGCAGATTACAACGAAATACCGACTAAAACTCTTGATGTTATTAACAATTATGATTATTTTTACAATAAAATATTTAATAATTCAAAACTTATAAATATATTAAATGATATGATAAGTAAAAATCAAAATGTATTCGAAGGAATTTAATTTATGAGAGTTGCATTATTAATTGCTGGATATTTAAGGAACTACGAAAAAAGTATTGAATTCATAGTAAATGAAATTGTAAAAAAATTTAAAACTGTTGATGTTTATTTACATATCACAAAAAGTGAAAATACCGATGATAAATATTTAAATCAAATAGAAGATTCTGATATAAAAAAAATAGTAGACATTCTTAATCCAATAACAACAATTGTTGAAAACAATCAAACATATGTTAGTGATAATAAAATTAATAACGTTATTAATCTTTGGGCTAAGTTATACAAACTTAATGAAATAAAAACTATAAGAGAATCTGAATCATCTGAATATGATTTAGTAATAAGATATAGATTAGATTTAAACATATTAACTAAAAATATTTTTGATATTGTAGTCGAAGACAATATAATTTATATACCGTCAGATGCTAAAATGGATAAATTCAGACTTACAAATTCCAATGATGGTTATCTTTGTGACGCATTTGCCTTTGGTAAGTCAAAAATTATGGATAAATATTTTGATATTTATAAATTTTATGGTAATTTCTTTTTACCCGTATCTGAAACATCATTATTTGAGTATTTAAAAAAAACAAACATATCATTTAAAAAATTGGATATAGAATATAATTTTCTACTATCTAAGTGTAATATTTTTGCAATTTGTGGTGATTCGGGGTCTGGAAAATCAACATTAAGTAGGTTATTAAAAAATTGTTATAATAATTCTTTTACTTTGGAGTGTGATAGATACCATAAATGGGAAAGGAATAATAAAAATTGGGAACAAACCACTCATTTAAATCCAAAATCAAATTATATTACTAAAATGGAAGAAGATATTTTCAATTTAAAATTAGGTAATGATATATATCAAGTAGATTATGACCACCACAGTGGTAAGTTTACCGAAAAGAAATTAATTAACCCGTCAGATAATCTAATTGTATGTGGGTTACATAGTTTGTATGGTAATACCAATCTTTACGACTTGAAAATTTTTATGGATACTGATGAAAATTTGAAAAAAAAGTGGAAGATTAAGCGCGATGTTTTAGAAAGAGGGTATAGTCCTAATAAAGTATTGGAAAACATTAAAAAAAGACAAAAAGATTTTAATGATTATATTAAGCCTCAAAAAGAAAATGCTGACATCATAGTACGATTTTTTAGTAAAAATACAATAGATTTTACTGATTTATATAATCAAGAATCATTAAGTTTAGAGTTATTAATTAGGTCAGATTGTAAAAACTTAAAAACGGTTATGGATGTTTTTAACACATCAAACATAAATTATACTATAAATAAAGATTATAAATTTACAAGTATTATTTTTGATGAATACACAGACCTTAATTTTGAAAATAACGACTTTTTAAAGGATAATAAAACAAAAAGTTTTTATGATTATATACTTTATTTTATTTTTCATATCAACTTTACTGATTAATTTTTTTTTCTTATTTTTTCATATAAAAATGAAAACAGTTAAAGATAATATAATTATAAAACTACTTAAACTATCTAAACGGGTAAGTAAATATTGTGTTGGTATGGAGGGTAATATTTCAGGGAAAGACGGAGAAACCTTTTATATTAAAGCGAGTGGCAAATGTCTCTATAATTTAACTTCAAATGATTTAGTAAAATTCGACTTCAACGGAAATCAAATAGATAATTTAGAAAAAAGAGGTAGTATGGAGTTAGGTTTTCATATTTTTTTATTAAAACACAGAAACATAAATTTTATTTCACATACTCATCCAACTAAAACACTTTCAATCCTTTCAAGTAGTAATTTTTTGGAATTTGCAAATAAACGTATATTTCCAGACCAAGTAATTTTTAATGGAGAAAAGTCATGTGTTGTACCTTATGCAAAACCCGGTGACGAATTAACTCAATTAATTCAAAAACAAGTAAATCAATTCATTAATGAAAATAATACTTTTCCAAAATTAATTTTATTACAAAATCATGGTATTATTGCCTGTGGTTCAACAATTGAAGAATGCTCAATAGTATCAGACATTTGTGAAAAATCAGCAGAAATATATTTAAGCACATCAGGAATAAATTTTCTCACTGATAAAGACATAAAAAGTCTATTAAACGATGAAAAAGAAAAATATAGGAAATCATTAATATGAATAAAGTTGGAATAAGTTTAGGTTGGAATTGTTCTGCGGCTCAGGAAGGATTATTATTGGGTTTAAGAAAAAATAAATCTGATGGGTATAATACTTGTCCATTTGACATGATGATATCGAATTACATTGGTCTTTGTGAATGTATTAAAGATGATTTTGAATATTTTTGTAATCCTAATTATTTGGAATTACGTTCAGCTCCTAAAATGGGGATACATATTCCCAATCAAAAAGATGATGAAGTATGGATTTATAATACGTATTATAATTTTGTATTTAACCATGAATCCCCATATCACGGTAATTTATATTTAAATGAACGGTGGTCCAATCCTTTTCATTTTGTTGAAAATAATTTTAATAATTTCATACAAAGATATAATACAAGAATTAATAGTTTCAGAAATTATCTAAATGGTGATAATTTTATTGACTTTATTCTAGTACGTTATAATTCAATACCATATGAGTTACAAGATATTATAAAAGAAAAATATCCAAATTTAAAATTTAAAATACACACAATATCAAGATTTACAAATAATAATATAGGACATCTCAAAAATTGTACAATAGATGGTGGTATTAATTATGAAACAGATTATTTAAATTATATGGGTATTAATCAAAAAAATCATCGAGAAGAAATTGATAGGTATTATGTAGAGTTCAATAACTTATTTGGTGATATAAATGAAAACATAAAAATAATATGAATTTAAAGGTAATCTACGTTGATATAGATGAAACTATTTGTGAAACATCTAAAGACCGAAAATATGAAAACGCCTCACCGATATATAAGAATATAGAAAAAATAAATCAATTATATGATGAAGGACATACAATAGTTTATTGGACCGCAAGAGGTAGTAGAAAACAAATTGATTGGTATGATTTAACCTATAAACAATTAAATGAATGGGGTGTTAAATTTCATGAATTGAGGGTTGATAAACCCTATTATGACTTATTTATTGATGATAAAACAATTAGAATCGAGGAAATATGAAAATAATATCCCATAGAGGTAATGTAAACGGACCAATACCTGAAAAAGAAAATAGACCTAGTTACATTGATTGTGCAATTCAATTAGGGTATGAAGTTGAAGCCGATATTAGATTTATTAATGGTGAATTTTGGCTAGGTCATGATTTTCCACAATATAAAATTGAACTTAGTTGGATGTTAAAACGAGCGGAATATATTTGGTTTCATTGTAAAAACAAAGAATCTGCTAATAATCTGAATAAAATAAACAGTAATTTCAAATTTTTTTGTCATAATGGTGACGATTTTACATTGACAAGTACTCATCATTTATGGGTTCATAACTTAAAATCAAATCTAACAAAAAACGATATCATACCAATGATTAATTTATCCGATATAAACACCGATTTATTAAATAATGTTTATGGTGTCTGTACAGATTTTATATTTGAAATAGAAAAAAATAAAGATTAATGAAAAACATACAATTAATAATACCTATGTCAGGTATTGGTAAAAGATTCTTAGATGGTGGATATAGTGAACCGAAACCTCTGATTGAGGTCGATGGTAAACCAATTATTGAACATGTTTTAAACTTATTCCCAGGAATTACAGATGTAATTTTTATTTGTAATAAAACTCATTTAGAGACAACAGACATGTCTCAAATTTTAAAGAGAATATGTCCGACTTCAAAAATTATAGAAATACCTGATAATTTAAAAAAAGGTCCCGTTTTTAGTGTGTCTAAAATATTTGATGAAATTGATGAAAATAAAGAAATAATTCTAAGTTATTGTGATTATGGAACTGTTTGGGATTTTAAAAAATTTATAAGTGAAACAAAAATTTATGATGGTTTAATACCTTGTTATATTGGATTTCACCCTCATATGTTAGGTTCTGATAATTATGCATTTTGTAATGTGGAAAATAATTTAGTTACAGAAATTAGAGAAAAGCAACCATTTACTAATAATAGAATGAATGAATTCGCATCAAATGGTACATATTATTTTAAGTCAGGTAAACTCGTAAAAAAGTATTTCCAAGAATTAATTGATTCTAACATAAATATAAATGGTGAATATTATGTTAGTTTAGTTTATAATTTAATGATACGAGACGGTCTTAATGTTGGCGTTTTTGAAATTGAAAAGATGCTACAATGGGGAACACCATATGATTTAGAAATTTACAAGGGATGGTCAAACTATTTTAAAAAAGTAAAACAGATTTTTGAACCATCAATTTGTCCAATAAATACCACACTAATTTTACCGATGGCGGGTTTAGGTAGTAGATTTTTTATAAATGGTTATGAAACGCCTAAACCACTATTATCAGTAAATGATTCTTTTATGGTGGTTGAAGCTGTAAAATGTTTACCAAAAACAAATAATAAAATTTTTATATGTCAAAAAGAACATTTTGATAAGTATAAAATTGATAAAATAATACCAAACTATTTTGATAATGTTAAAATAACAACAATATCAGGGGTAACCGAAGGTCAAGCAATTACTTGTGAAATAGGTATTAATGAAAATAATTTAAATCCGGATTTACCTATTTTAATATCCGCAAGTGACAATGGAATTTATTACGATTCTAAAAAATTACAAACATTATTAGACGATATAAATATAGATGTTATTGTTTGGTCATTCAGAAATAATCAATCAAGTAAACAAAACCCAAATGATTATGCTTGGTTAGAAGTTGATTCTGATAATTTTATAAAATCAGTATCGTGTAAAAAATTTATATACGATAATCCATTAAAAACACATGCAATTGTTGGAACCATGTTTTTTAGAAAAAGTAAATATTTTTTAGATGGATTATTACTAAATAAGTCCGATAATAAAAAGACTAATAATGAATTTTATGTTGACGATGTTATAAATAGATGTGTTGAGACAGGATTAAAAGTTAAAGTTTTTGAAGTCGAAAATTACATATGTTGGGGGACACCTAATGATTTAAAGACATATAATTATTGGTATGATTTTTTTAAAAACTAAAAAATAAGTGATTATTTTACTTAAAGTTAAAAATTATTATTTTTATAAAAAATATATGGAAAAAAAGCAAACGAGAAAAAAGACTGTATTACCTATTGACGGCCAACTTACATATAAATCAAAAAAAGAAATTATTTCACAGTTTATTAAAAAACAAACTAAGGAAAAATTCCTTACCGAAAACCAAAGAGTATATTACGATATATTAAAATCAAATCAGATAACCATTTGTTCAGGTCCTGCGGGTGTTGGTAAGTCATATATCGCAATGAAAGCCGCTGTTGATTTATTACAAGACCCATCTAATTCATATGAAAAAATTATGATTGTAAGACCGGCAGTTGAAGCTGAAGAAAAATTGGGTTCTTTACCGGGAGCGTTAGAAGAAAAATTGGACCCATATATCAGTCCATCTTATTATCTTCTGAATAAACTAATCGGAAAAGAAAATCGTGAGAAATTAATTGAAAACGATTTAATTGAAGTTCAAGCGTTAGCATACATTAGAGGATGGAATATTGATAACACCATTTTAATATTTGAAGAAGCTCAAAATAGTACCCCTAAACAAATGAAACTTCTATTGACAAGAATTGGTTTTAATAGTAAATTTTTCATATCAGGGGATTTAGAACAAACTGATAGATACAAAGACAAAACACACTCAGGATTATGGGATGCAATATCCAAATTCAGAGATATGGAAGACATCGGTGTATTTGAATTTGGTGAACAGGATATTGTTAGAAATCCATTAATTACTAAAATATTAAAGAAATACGAAGATGAAGTTCGCTTTTGATGTTGATGAAGTTTTAAGAGCCACCTTGGATAAAACTAAGGCGGTTTATGAAAAATTCTTTATTGAAGATTATGTCTATGAAGAAGGTGAAGAAAAGTTTAATTATGAAATTATTGAACCTATTACATCACATTATTTTGTTGACTTTTTTAAGTTTCCAACTGAAGGCGACTATGTAAATTTTATGTACATAGATTTTCCAATGAGTATAAACGGACATGCACCGGCGGTATCTGCAAATACATTTAATGTGTTTAGTGAAATACAAAAAAATGTTCTAAAAAAGAAAGATACGATTAGTGTTATCTCTAAAGGAGTTGCAAAACAAAAACCCGCAACTTTATTTTTCCTTTCAAAATATGGTTTGGAAACAGATGAAATATTGTTTTACAATAAAACAACATTTAAAAAGATGTGGAGTAAATTTGATGTTATTGTTACCGCAAATCCTGATTTATTATTATCTAAACCAGAAAAGAAAACTTCAATAAAGGTTGAAACTTGTTATAATGAAAATATTGATGCTGATTTCACAATAAAAAGTATTGAAGATTTTACTTCGGTATATAAATCGTTATGATTATAATAATATGATGATTGAAATATTTGACGAAAATTACTTTATCGATATTGATAAGGTTCAAGAAATAATCTCTCTACCTGGAACAGTTAGTGGAGATTCAGAACAAAACATGAGTATTGTTAAATTTGAATTGGTAAAAACAATGATAGATGTTATTATGAGTGAAAATGAGGTCGTTGATACTACCTTGGGAGCTCATTCTGTTAAAGACATGAGTTTACCCTTTAAATTTGCGTTCAATACATTATTTGCAAATAAAATAATTACAAAATTTTAATATGAATACTGATTTTAAAGAAAAACTACAAAATTCAATTAACATCCTTAAAGAAAACAAAAATAGAATTTATTTTCTTGTACAGGATACAAAAGGTAATGCGAAAGCATCTATTAGGTATATCTATGAGATGTCATATGTGTTATTTAAAAGAGGTTTAAATGTAATAGTAATTCACGAACAAAACGACTATAAAGGAGTTGGTTCTTGGTTGGATGATAAATACATGGAAATTCCACATAAGGCAATTGAAGGTCAGAATTTGGAAATTTCACCTGAAGATATATTGGTAGTTCCTGAGTTGTATGGTCACGTTATTGAGCAATTAGGAAAATATGCTTGTGGAAAAATTGTATTGTGTCAATCATATGATTATATGATGGAAACTCTACCACCTGGTGCAAGCTGGTCACAATATGGTTTCTTAAAATGTATCACAACTTCTGAAGAACAAGTGAAATACATATCAGAAGTAATGAAAAATATTTCTTTTGACGTTGTTTCACCTGTAATACCTGAGTCATTTCAGAAAAAAACAATACCTGCAAAACCGATAGTGTCCGTACATACTAGAGACCAACGGGACACAATGAAAATCATTAAAACTTTTTATCTAAAATATCCTCAATTTAGATGGATTACTTTTAGAGATATGAGGGGTGTTAGTCAACTTGAATTTTCAGAATTACTAAAAGATTCATTTGTTTCTGTATGGGTTGATGATATTTCAGGATTTGGTACATTCCCATTGGAATCTATGAGGACAAATACACCTGTCATTGGTAAAATACCAAATATTAAACCAGAATGGATGAACGAAGATAATGGAATATGGACAAATAACACTAATGCTATTGTCGATATTTTGGCCGAATTTATTCAAAATTGGCTTGAAGACAACATTGCTGAAAAACTATATGAATCAGGGTTAAGTACCGCTGAAAAATATTCAGATTTTGAATCTTTTGAAAATAAAACTGTCAACTTATTTAGTGATTTTAACAGTAAAAGATTGGAAATATTTGAAACTCAATTAAATAAAATTAACGAAGAAAATTAATAATTATGTCAACAATATCAGTTATATTACCTGTATCATCAACTCATTCAAGAGATTTTACAGAATTCTTTACAAAAAGTATTGAATCTATACAAAGACAACAATCAAAGGTAGATGAATTAGTATTAGTTCACACTGATGATGAAAAATTAACAACATTTATAAACGAATTTGATTTTGGTGACTTGAATGTTATTAAAGTTGTAAACACATCAAGTGACACTGATTTTCAGTCACAGATTAATTTAGGTGTTGAAAACTCATCCTCAGAATGGATTTCAATCTTTGAATTTGACGATGAATATTCATCTATATGGTTTAAAAATGTTAGGAATTATATCAACGCACACCCTGAATGTGATGGTTTTTTACCCTTGGTTGTTGATGTTGATGAAAAAGGTTCATTTGCGGGATATACAAATGAGGCAACTTTTGCAGCATCGTTTAATCCCGAAATTGGAATTTTAACCAATGAATTATTAAATGAATATCAAAATTTCCAATCTAGTGGTATGGTTTTAAGAAAATCAAAATTTCAAGATTTTGGAGGATTTAAAAAATCAATGAAACTCACATTTGTCTATGAATTCTTGTTGAGGATGACATATAATTCTGTAAGAATTATGACTATTCCAAGAATCGGATACAAACATGTTAATCTTAGAGAATCCTCAATATTTTGGAATTACAAGTTTGGGCAAAACAAAATTACCGAAAATGAGGCGAAGTTTTGGATTGATTCGGCAAAAAAAGAATATTTCTTTACAAGTGATAGAAATATAAAATATGAAGAAACCAATGGTTAATGCCAGCAGCAGAATCATATTCTGGTACAAATTATACCAACGAAAACAAAAGAGGTAGAAAGCCTAAACCAACATCAAATTATTTTGATGAACGGGAAGAAAACGCTGTAATATTATTTTTACAAGCGGATACAATAGAAGAAAGAAATCTTATCTACAATGAATTTTTGAGGGCACCAATTGAAAAAATGGTGTCCTCAATTATTAGAAGGTATAAGTTATTTCGTAAAGACATGACTTTCGAAGAGATTTTAAATGACACACATTCATTCTTAATTACAAAATCAGACAGATTTATACCAGATAAAAATAAAAAGGCTTATTCTTATTTTGGTACAATTTGCAAAAATTATCTAATGGGTCAAATAATTAAAGACCAAAAAGATACAAATAGAAAAATATCATACGAAGACATTTCAAGCGATTTAGAAAATAGACCTGATATGGTCTACTATATTGATAGAGAGGTTGTTGACTCTGAAAAAATAATTACAGATTATAGAAATAATCTAAAAACCTTTATCATTACCCATAATTTGAATGAAAATGAACAAAGGTTAGGTCAATCATTGATTGATTTATTTGAAAACTATGAAAACATTTTTGTTGGTACAGACAATAAAAAATTTAACAAGAATATAGTTTTGCTCTCTTTGAGGGAGATGACGAATCTTTCAACAAAAGAAATAAGAGTAAGTATGAAAAAATTTAAAAAACTTTATTTCGAATTTGTTAAAAAGATAGATAATAGGTAAAAACCGAATAACAAATATTTATAGGTATGACAAGACCTAAGAAAAAAGAAATATCGTTAAATAAAGAATCGGTTTTAGCTTTAATGCAAGAAATATATAATGAACTTGTTGAACAAAGAGCAACCGCAATAAGAATTCAAAACAAAATGTTGTCAATGATGAAGGATTCTTCCGACATGGCAATAATTGGACCTATAATTAAAGAACAACAGAAAATTATAAATGATACTGTAGAAAAGAAATTAACATTATCTAAATTACAGTCCAACATTTGGGAAAAATCACAAAATAAAATTGCTGAAGATTTTTCTTTTTCTGATATTGATGATAACTTAATACAAGACCTACTTAAAAAAGATATAGAACAAACTGGTGGTGACGGTCAGTATAAATTAAATAAGTAATAATTTACTATGCCGGAACAATCACAAGGTGAACAATATCAAAATATTCAAAAGAAGTATTCTGCCTTTAAAACAGCAAATAAAATAAATGCTCAGCAATCAGAATTACGCAAAAGAATAAATAGTGGTGTTTCAGTATATTCTGATAATTTAGATAATAAAGAAGCGTCATATAAGGCAAAATATGAATCTTTTCTTTCAGGGACCAAGAACAATGTAAAAAACTTTCAAAATCAAGGTAAAACACAGATAGATTCTTTAATTGATTTAGCAATTAATTCGATAAGTAATAATGGTGATAGTAATACTTTAAATGAAATTAAACAATTATTTATTCGTACTATACGTACAACTAGAGGTCGTATACAAAATATATTACAGGATGAGATTATTTCCTCTTTAGGATGTTCACAAGAACAAGAATTTAAATCAGAAATTTTATATATACCCGTCAGCTCAATTGACATATTCGGTAATATGTTACAATATAGTCCAACTGAAAAACCTGGACAATATTTATATGAAAATTTGGATTTTAATCCGTTTGTAACACCATATTCTTTTAATCGAGAACTACACAATAGAATACAAAAAAAAGGTGTTAGTTATTTAGATGAATATAACACTCTTTTCAGAGGCAAGACAAATCAAAACTTATTTAATATAACATATGTTACCAAAGATAACAATAATGTTGATGGGGATTTCTTTAAAGTAGAATTACAACCTCGTTTTAACGGTAATAAGGTTGTTGAATTTTTAGGTGACTACTATTTAACCATCGATGTTGTTAATATAAAAGAAGTTTATACTAATGTTCTTAATGCTTTAACAGGCGTTATATCAATAAATAAGAAATTTGCGGATAACCAATCTAGAGAACAATTTAAATGGGAGATACTAATCCAAAGACTTTTGGGTATGTGTTTTGACAATAAACAAGAAATTGATGTTTCAGGTGTTGGTAAATTAGACCAATTAGACCAAGCGGATACAAATTTAATATTACTTAATGATATTGACAATTTAGAAATCGAACAAAAAGTAAAAAATTTTAATGAAGGGGTTATTGAGTTTTCGGATTGTGCCAATATTAAATTAAATGTAAATAATTCATTAATTCTTAATTTATTAGACCCTTTTAATGACCAAAATTTAATCACAAATGACCCTGATTTCTTAGCTGAAAACATGATTAATAGTTTATCTAATAATCCTGAGTGGAAAGCAAAAATACAAACGGGTTTAGATGTAACAATTAATAAAGAATTTTTAAAGGTAGTTATTCTTTCGGTTGTTAATACTATTTTATCGCCTAAACATATCTTCCCATTTATTGTAATGCAAAAGGCGTTAAAACCTAATGAATTATCGGCAGATTCGATTGATGGGTTTGTAAGAATATATAAGAAATTTTTAATGAATATTGTATCAAAAATAAGTACAATTTTTGTTGAAGAATTGGTGAAAGAAATAAAAAAGAATTATAAGAGAATTGTTAATGATTTAGTAAATCAACAACTTAATGAGATTTTAATTAAAAAAAAGAAAAACGTAAAAGCAATATTAGATGGCATCAATATTGGTTTAAGTATTATACAGGGTATTGAAGACTACAGGAGATGTCAAAACGTAATTGACGAACTTCAAAGACTACTTTCATTGTCTCAAAGGTTATTAAGGTTAACGACAGGGGGTAATAACCCTCTATGGAATACTTTATCTTCTGTTAAACCAGGCATGTCAACAACTTCATTATTAACAAGATACATCGAAGAATTGGAAAAAAATGGTGTAGATACTGGTGACATGCCTGATGGTTCTCCTAATACAGGAATACTTGTACAAAGAAGTATTTATCAAACTATCATTGATGAAGTTGCAGAAAACGGCAAAGTGAGCGTTGGTATTAGTTCTTTAGATGTTGCAGCGTTATCAACAGGTACAAAACCAATAATTAACTTATTTGGTAATTTAGAATAATATGAATAAGAAAATAATCGAAGAAATAGTTAAAGATAGAAATAATAAATCCAATAATGAAATTTTATCTTCTTTGGATTTTTTATCTGAAAAACATGATGAAACAAAAAAATTAATAATTGATTTAACTTACGATTTAGATAATATAGAATCTGACTATAATAAACTTTTGGAAGAATATAAGAAAAGAATTAAAAAATGAATGGTCTTGATGTTAATAGAACGATTTATTATGGTGAAGTTATTGATGTAAATGACCCCTTAAATTTAGGTAGAATTAGATGTGTTCCAAAAGATTGGCAAGTTCAATCATATAACAGAGCTTTACCTGTAGGAGAATTAGACAATATAAATGATAAATGGACATTAAAAGACCCATTTCTTGTTTATCCTCTACTTCCAATATTTTTATATCAAGTTCCCAAAGAAAAAGAATTTGTTCACATTATTTTCTACGATAAAAAATATCCTGAAAATAACAGATTTTACATTCAAGGAAATTTCTCAAGCATCGATAATTTAGACAACGATACATTTAACTCAATGGTTAATGGATTAGCATTAGGTGAAAGAAATAAACCTACTCAAGGTAAAATTATCCCTCAAACATCAATACCAACAAAACCAAACAATCAAGGACTATATCCAGTGCCTTCAACAGTATCTTTATTAGGTAGAAATAATTCTGATGTAATGTTACCAAAAAATGGATTCATTGCACGTGTAAATAAAGAATTTAGAACTAATGAAGGGGTAACATTTAATAAAAGAAATAGTTTTACCATGCTTCAACATTATGAAAATAGGAAAACTGATTCTACTGTTGAAACCAGTACCGCTACTATAAGTGTTTATCAAAATTTAAATTATTTAATAGAATATAATGTATATGGTGGCTTAGGAACTGAAGATGGTAATTTTTCAGGGTATATAGAACTTTATAGTATATCACCATTTAATTCGATTAATACCTCAGCATTTACAGAATCTAAATATTTTGAAGTTTCAGATGATTCAAAAATAGGCCCTATTTTTAGAAAAGACTATTTAAACGAAAGTTTTAAAACAATTACGGACGGGATTAAAGAACTCATCATTAATCTTAACAACGGTAAAATAGGATTGAAAGATAATATTGTAAGTAGTACATTAAAACAATTCCCATTCGTATTTCAGCCTAGTAAACAACTCTATGATAAATCAATTAATTCAATAGGGGTTGAAAACTTAAATGCAAATAAGTTTATACGAAATGTTTTTTTAAATGAAACTGATACAACCAGAGGTTATGGGCTCGTTTCAGAAAAAAATACTTTAGGTCCGTTAAAAGAGGCTCGTGAAATAACAACATTAAGACCTAACATAAATAATACCTCAACAGCGATAGGTATGACCGCTTCGGATTTTATATTCTTATTATCACACGAATCTGAAATACCCGGGCTTTTATCAATAAATTTCCAAGACGTTAAAGAATATAATGACAATATTCTACCACAGGACTTTATTTGGGATAATATATATCCAAATACCAACTCAATGGTAAGAGGTGAAAAACTTTTAAATCTATTAGAATTGATTGTTAAATACTTATTAAACCACGTTCACCCATATCATAATATGCCTCCAAACCCTGTTGCAAAAGACCAAACAACTTCACAACAAATATTGACTGAAATTTTTAATGGATATCAAAACATTTTGAATGAAAAGTTAAGGATTAATTGATATTTATATATAATGTCAATTCATAAGTCATATTTCAGTAGAAACAACACGATTATTTATAATAGTTCGGGAAACACAGGATTAAATCCTGTAACTGAATTATTTTTCGGTAGAGTAGATAATACATTAACACCTCCAGGGTATTCGAGGTTTATTTTCAATATTGACCTTTCACAACTTCAACAAAAGATTTCTAATGGTATTGTATATACAGGAAGTCCAATAAGTCACAAGTTAAAGATGACCAATACAATAATGTTCAATTATGATTTATTGAATGCAACAACAAGTGAAGGTAGAAGAAGAGCAACCTCTTTTGATTTAAATTTATATAGAATACCTAAAAGTGGATTAACGGGAGCAACACAAAATTGGGATGAAGGTGTTGGATACGATTATTACGATACGGATAATGTTAGTATAAGTAATGCGAGTTTAGCGTATAAACCAAATAGAGATTCTGACCAAAGTTATTCATCAAGACCTTCGAATTGGTTTAGAGCAACTACATTGAGTGGTTGGTCGACACCAGGAATTTATATTAATAATAACTCAGGTGTAGGGACACAAATAAATTATTCAGCCCTCACTTTAGTTGATACGCAACATTTTGAATATGGTAATGAAAATATCGAATTTGATATGACAGATGAGATAAATAATTATCTTACAGGTGCAACAACGGGTATTACTGGTTGGATAATCGCTTATTCTCCATCATTAGAAAATCTTTCAGGATTAACCGAAAATTATTCCGTTGGGTTTTTTACAAGACACACACAAACATTTTATGAACCATATCTTGAAACAACATATGATGATTTGATATTGGACGATAGAAATGCGTTTTTTGAAAATAAAGAAAACAAGCTTTATTTGTACTCATACATTCAAGGTGTCCCAACAAATTTTGATTCAAATCCTACCGTTGATATTTCTGACTCAAACGGAGATTTAATGTCAGGGTTTACAGGATTAACAACCATTTTAAGAACTCAAGGGGTATATGAGGTAACAATACCACCAATAACAGGATATTCAACACCTTGTCAATTTACAGACACTTGGAAGGGAATTACAATAAACGGTGTCACAATATCTAATATTGAAAATGATTTAATTCTAAGACCTTCAAATGAATATTATCAAATAAGCACTTTAGCTAAAGACCCTGTTGAATATGGGTTTACTTTTAGTGGAATTAGACAAGATGAAAAAATATTAAACACTGATATTAGAAAAGTTGTTGTTACCGTAAAACAAGCATATTCATCAAATGTAATACTACCTCAGTTTAAGTGTTATTATAGAATTTATGTAACAGAAGGACCTACTGAAGTTATAGTTCAGGATTGGACAAGAATCAATCAAACACCCAATGAATATTATTTTGTGTTTGATACAAAAGATAAAGTACCTAATGAATATTTTGTTGATATTAAAGTATTAACTTCTGATGAGGTTGATACTTATAAAAGACAACTAAAATTTCAAATTGTCGATAATAAGTAAAGTTCATTATGGAAAAAATCAATGAAGATTTAATATTTGAATTATTAGATGATTTTACATCTGATGGAAAGTTATATTATGATGATGAAACGGAATCCATATGGATGATAAACCCAAAAACAAAAAAATGGATATTTGAATTAACAAAAACAGGTCGTTTATTGTATTATTATTCAGTTTTCGTTAAAATTTTTAAATACGTATCGATGGAATACCCTGATTTTAACCCGTATATCAAAAAGTGGGTTGAAAGAATCCTTCAAAAGGAGGTTAACTACGCCGAACCTCTCGGAATACGCGGCATCCATGCGGTTGAAAGAACCCTTCAAAAAGGGATTAAATACACTTATGAAAATCTTAAAGATAACAATTTATCGGTTGAAAGAATCCTTCAATCAGGAACCGAATTAAATTCAGAAGAAAATATTAATGAAAGTGAAGAATCACGATTAGTCGATGAAGAAATTATATTCGAATTATTAGATGATTTTACATCTGATACAAAACTATATTCTAACTATAGCAACGACACAATATATATGATAAACCCTGAAAAAAATCAATGGGTATTTGCGTTATATGATTCAGGTAATCTATGGTGTTCTTTAAGAGTTTTTAAGAGTATTTTCAGATACGTTTCGATGGAATACCCTGATTTTGTTCCGTATGTAAAAAAGTGGGTTGAAAAAACCCTTCAAAAGGAGGTTAAAGATATTGTTTGGCCAACTCTTCCCGAAATTGTGAATGTTAATAATATCCTTAAATTAGGTAAAGAAATAAAATTAAATAAAGATGATATGGGAAATATAAATGAAGATAAATTACCAAAAATTAGTGGAGATTTAATACTTGAATTTATTAAATTTTATACATCTGAAGGAAAAATATATTATGATAAGTCATCGGAAATAATATGGATGATAATCCCTGAAAAAAATGAATGGATTTTTATATTACAAAAATCAGGTGTATTAGATTATAATATTACTTTTTTTGATACTCTTTTTAAATATTTTTTAATGGAAAGTCCTAAGTATGTTCCTTATATAAAAAAATGGGTAGAAAGTATTATTAAAAGACCTATTAAGAAAGCCCGAAGAGATACATTTAGTTCCCCATTCGCAATCCAAATGGCTGTTAACAGAAGTGATGAAATCAACAACGTTTCTGAATTTTTTAGTAATTGGTACGACAATAAATCTATTCAAATAGAAAAAGAAATAAAATTAAATAAAGATGATATGAGAAATATAAATGAAGATTTTGATTGGAGAGGTATTCTCTCAAACATAGTTGGTGATAAAGTAAGAGCAACTTTAGGTTCAATACCTGGTTTAAATGTTCCTGTCGGTGCGGCATCAATAATTTTAAATTATTCTGAATTAAATGATGATATGGAAAAATATTATGATTTAAAGAAGAAATTTGAAAGTGGTGAAGAAATTGAAAATTTATTGGAAGAATTTGATAAAGTTGAAGATGAATTAAAGGTTGATTTTATTGATATGTTACAATCGGCTGGTGAAATGGCAATTCCAGGGTTTAAAATTTTTAATGTTTTTGGGATGCCAATTTTAACATCATTATCTTTAGAATCTGTATTGGACGAACTTAGTAAAGTTTTACCTTTCAGTGATAAAGTTAAAGATTCTATGGTTCCTTATTTGGCGGCAATCAAAGATATTGGTGAAATGAAAAAGAAATTAAATACATATAAAGACCCTGAAACTGTATTGGATAAAGTTTTACCTCAAATAAGTGAAGGAAAAAAGAAAACAGGAACAAAATTATGTTCAAGAGGAAAGTCGGCAGCAAAAGCAAAATTTGACGTTTACCCCTCTGCATATGCAAATGGTTTCGCCGTACAAGTATGTAAAGGTAAAATTAAAGGATTGGATGGTAAAAAAAGGTGTTCACCACCATATTGTTAATTAGTTAATTTTTTTAAACTTGTCTTCACTATATAAAGTAAATTGACGAATAATCTTTCTTAAAGTATCATACAAATCTACACGGTCAAATAGATTAATTATCTTATTGTTATCGATAATATTATTTTTATCGTCATAAACAATTATACCTTGTGGAGCAGGATAATTCCCACCCAAAAAGTTCTTATTAGGTCTATTAGCAAATAAACCATATTTTGTTGATTGCAATTTATCTTGTAAGTTTTTATTTTTAACTATAAGATAACCTAGTGAACCCATTTTAAAATGTTTCTCAAACATATCGTCTTTATCTTTTGATGTTGTACACCATTTAGTTCCTGCGCCATACTTACAAGACGCTTCAAAAGTTAATGGAATTACCAATAAAAAATTATCATCTTCATATAATTTTTCATATTCGTGAGGTTCTACTTTAAACTTTTCTAATAATACTTCTTTAGGTATTATACTTTCTTTTTTTGGTTTATATGATGTATATACAGGTTTTTGACCCTTACCTGTTTGTGTGTCCTTTTTCTCGGCTCTTCTTTTTTGAGCACAGGCAGATTTCTTTTGGGAATCTGTCATTTTTCCTGCAACACCGGCTGCTCTACATTTTGGATATGCGTCTTTTGATGTATCGGACCTCCCACAAGGAGGGTGTTTACCATTTTTATCTTTTCTACAAATATTAACCCAAGGACCTTTTGGTTGTTTACTACCTTTAGGTTTTTTCTTGGTCCCAAACCATACGGCTAAATCTTCGGCTAATATCTTTTGAATTTTTTCTAATTGTTCAGATATATCTCCACCGATTCCTGTTCCGCTAAGTCTTCCAGCTCCTAAACCATCATCGTCTTGATTTTGTTGTTTTCTTTTCAATTCTTGTGAAATTTTTCTTGCTTTATGTTCCTTTGTTTTAATGTCTTTACTATCTATTATACCGTCATAACTATCATATTGAAGCTCTGAACTAACATAGTTAGATACAGGGTCTGTAAATGGTCCTAATGATGATTTATCCCATAATTTTAAACCTGGACTAATTGGTGGTCTATATGAACCTGAACCACCAGTATTTGTTGTTTCCTTAATGATTTTAAGAAAAGAATCTTTATCTTTTGACATTAATTATTTATTTTATACCATATAAATATCTACACAAATGAATAATTACAATATTTTTGGTACGTTAAAATTTAATAATGATGAAGAGTTTGAAAAACTTATTTCATCTATAACTCATGAACAGGCAATTTTCTTTCTTAAAGAAGGTATAAAATACGCTTATACACAAGGTGTGTTTACATTAAATGAATCTGAAATTATTTCAAAATCAATTAGGAAACTATACCTACCACAAAATGATGTAAACGAAAATTAAAACTGTTTGACTTTATTCCGTTATTACGTATACTTATAATAATGGAACATGAAATAATTAAAAAATATTTAGAAGCAGATTCATCTCTTGATAAGATATGTAAAGAATATAAAATAGGTAAATTAAAATTAAAAACCATACTAAAAAATAATAATATACCTATCAAAAAAGTCGGTGGTAAAGTAAAATACACGAACAATAAAAATATTATAATAACACCACACATTTTAGAATGTAAAAAGTGTTCTAAAAAGTTCAACGATTATGAAAATAAAAGTGGTTCAATAACTACCCACATTAAAGAATGTTATCCTGACGTTGACATCCCGTCCTCTTTTAAACGTAGAATGTTTTTTAAAGAACATGGAGTTCATTTTCATAATGAATTCTTTAATAAAATAGAAGTTATTGAATTACCTCAATTAATTTGTCCGATATGTAATTGGGAAACAACTGATTTAAAAAATAAGAGTGGGTCGTTTACAAAACATATTGAAAAGGAACATGTATCAGTATCCGATTTTATTGAACAGTACCCACAATATATTAATTACTTTAACACTTTTAAACAATTTGAGGAACGTAATGAATTATTTAATGATAAAGAAAACTATATAATTTGTAATATATGTGATGAAAAATTAAAAATTTTATCGAATACTTATTTAAAATTACACGATATAACAGTTGATAAATACAAACTTTTGTACGGAGATAATATAATTTCCACAAAATTAAACAATATCTTTAATCAAAATTTAATTAATTCGAATAACAATATAACGTATAGAAGTAAATCTGAAATTGAAATATGTTCTTTTTTAGATACGTTGGGTATTAAATATGAAACAAATACTAAAAAAATTTTAAATGGTACTGAATTAGACATTTTTTTACCTGATTTTAATATAGGAATAGAATTTAATGGTCTTTATTGGCATTCTGAAAAACAAGGAAAAACTAAGAAATATCATATAGATAAAACAATAAAATGTTTAGATAACAAAATTAGACTTATTCACATATTTTCCGATGAATGGGAATCCAAAAAAGAAATAATAAAAGAGCGACTCAAAAACTTAACTAATATAAAAAATGAAAAAATATACGCAAGGAAATGTACAATTGAACAAATAAGTAAAATTGAAAAGAAAAAATTTTTAGACGATAATCATCTACAAGGGAATGACAAGTCTTCTATTTTTTATGCGTTAAAGTACAATGATAAAATAGTATCATTGTTAACTTTTGGTAATTTGAGAAGACCATTAGGTAATAAAAATGAAAAACTAAAGGATTATGAAATATACAGATATTGTAGTTTAAATGTTATTGGAGGGTTCACCAAATTATTGAACCATTTTATTAAAGAACATAAACCCAATAGAATTATTACATATGCCGACAGAAATTGGTCCCCGTCTGATGAGTATTGTTTTTATGGTAAAGTGGGTTTTAATTTTATTGGTATAACAAAACCAAATTATTATTACACAAAAAACTATATACATAGATATTATCGATTTAATTTTAGAAAAGATGTTTTAGTTAAAATGGGACACGATTCAAATAAAACCGAAAATCAAATCATGATTGAATTGGGTTATGATAAAATATGGGATACAGGGAATTTAAAATATGAAATGGTTTTAAAATAAAAAAGGGACGAATAAATCGTCCCTTTTTATATTAGGTTGAGTTAGATTATCTCAATTCTCTCAAATCAAATGTTCTAACACCATCAACTGTAATTTTACCGTAGAAACGGTTGTTTACTACCTTCTTAGCGTATCTTGTCATTATACCCTTGATAGGTGTGAAATTGAATGGGTTATACATTGTTGGAGTCAACTGTAGAGGAACATATGGAGCGTATACATATCCAGTGTCCAATAGAGAACTACCTTTGTGACCCATCAATACTGTGTTTGGTGGGAAGTAAGGGTCTCTATACACTTGATATCTACCTGCCAATGTACCAACTCTTTCGATACCCATGTTGTATTGGTCCTGTTCAGGAGATGCGTTTGATACGTGGAAGTATTCCAAGTCATCAAAGATTGCACTGATTTCAGAAGATACAACAATCCAGTTAGCACCACCACGAAGTGTTGATTTGTGGATTTGAGCAGAAATTTGGTTGATTGCGGTAATCAATGTTTGGTTCCAATCTTTCTGAGTGTATTGTGTTAATGGATTTGATGCAGTGCCTCTTTTCCAACCGTTGTAATCCCATCTCAATGTCCAAGCTGCCGCTTTTCTCAAGTCTCTCAAGATTTCTCTGTCGATTTCAGCTGCTACCTGTTCTGATAACAACGCTGTCAATTCAGCTTCTGCGTCAATGTTATGGAACGCTGCAACGTCCTGAGCCAATTCAGGAGACCATTGTGCTCTTAGTTTTCTTTCAGTTACAGAAACAGTTACTGATTCCAAGTCGAAAGAAACTTCGCCAATTTGGTCTTCGAATTCCATTTCTTTATACGCTCTGTATGTACATACAAATTCAGTATTAATACCGGAATCACCTGCAATAGTAGTAGTTAATCCAGAATAACCATCCAATGAACCAGCTCCTATAGAACATGGAACTTGTGCATCAACTTCCAAATAGATAATACCATTTGCGTCACAAAGGTTATCATACTCACCGCCGTTTCCACCTCCAGTTGGGAACGCTAATGTAGATGATGTTCCGTATTGAACGATACCTTTACCGTATTTCTGAGTAACAACTCTAAATAACAACGCATTTCCACCTAATCCTGAGAAAGCTCCACCTGCAGTTGTTACCGCCTTAACAGTTAAGTCTCCCAAGAAAGATTCGTTATCCATTACTTGACCGTCAGGACCGATAAGTTTACCAGCTCCGCCAGATGCGAAACCTGACATTGCCAACAATACTTTTCTGTACTCACCAGCACCATAACCTGACGCCACTAAAGAACCTGAAGACCATGCAACTGTTGTTACACTTGCGGTAACAGAACTGAATGCACCTTTTGAGTAATCAAACAATCCAGGAGGGTCCAAAGTCGCTTCATTACCTTCATAGAATCTGTCATACAAGTTTTTATCTGTTGATGCGTAACCTGTATCAGGTGATGCAGGACCATTAGGGGCTCCGAAAGGTGCATAATGGTTTCCACCAGCAGTTGGGTCTTGACCTGTAGTATAACCCTGAATTTTAGGTACGAAGTAGAACAATTTACCGATAGGTAAGTTCATTGCTTGTACAGAAACGATGTCGTTAGCCAACAACTTAGAGAAAACTCTTCTTACGATTGGGAATACAACCGTTTCGAAAGAACCGTCTGAAGATGTGCTAGCAGCTTCGTTTATTAAGTGTGATGCTTGGTTTTCATAAAGTTGAGCGATGTTTTCTTTAACATGTCCTTTCAACCCTTCTAGGAACCCAAGTCTGTCCCATTTGTTAATTGTATCTTCTTTGATAACTTTTAGGTGTTTAAGACCGATGTTACCAACAAGACCTGATTCTAATAATGCTCCCATTTTAGTTTTTTATTAATTTGTTTAGTTTAGTTTATTTGTTTAATTTTGACATTAAATCCTTCATTCTTAGGAATTGTGGATTTTCATATGTCTTACTTTCAATCAAGTTTGTAGAACCGTTTGAAGGTGTTCTATCGATGTTTTCAACGATAGATTCTTTCACAACGTTATTACTCTTAGAACCCAATTCGTCTTTAATTAGACTATAAAGGTTTTTAGATTCCTTGATTGTTTCGACGTTATCAAAACGTCTCATGATGTTTATTTTTTCTTGTTTTGTAGTTGTGTGTTCAGTGAACAATCTTGTAGCGTAAGCCAAATTTGAATTGAAAACTGCAACCTCATTAAGTTTTTCTCTGAAGATGTTAAGAGCTTTTCTGTATTCTTCATTTTTCAACCTTAAAACTCTAACTTCTTCTTCTAAAGCACTGTTGGTTACAACTTTCATTTTTGGAAGACCATGCCTTTTTGGGAAATTTCTTTTACCATTACCCAAAGTTCTTGCAGCTTCTTCCATTTCTCCTTCATTGGATTCCTCTTCAATTTCTTCGATTGCGGATTCTTTAAATTCACCTTTAACAAACTTTTTAGCTTCAGGTGCGAATTTTTTATCATCATTGAATCCTTTACCCATGTTTTCACCTTTTTTGAAAACATCTTTTTTAGGTCCTTTACCCATACCTACACCAAGATAAGTTTTACCTTTTGACTCCATCATACCTTCTTTTTCATCTTCATCATCTTCCATTTCATCTTCATCATCTTCCATTTCGATTTCATAGACAATTTCTTCTGATTCCTCAGAATCGTCACCCATTTCATTTTCATAGTCAATTTCAGATTCATCACCCATTTCAAGTTCACCTTGTGCTGGGAAAGACATTGAATCAGTTTTGGTCAACATGTCAGCTTGAATATTGTCTCCTGATTTTTGAACGATAAGTCTATCCTCATCACCCATACCCAAAACAATCTTCAACAATTCATCATCTGATGCATTTGTCATGTCCAAAGGTTCGATTTCATCGTCTGTCATGTCAACATTTGACATTGTAATTTCTTCCGAATCATCACCCATGTCTGTGTTTGACATATCAATGGTCATAGAATCTTCTTCTTCACCTTCCATCCCTTCGGGACCTTCTTCTGTGTAAGACTCACTACCCATTATTTCATCTTCAGTCTCTTCTTCCAAAGACTCTTTTACCAACTCTTCGATTTCTTCCTTCATTGTAGAAGAAAGTATTCCTTTTGCATTTTCAGAAACTACATTCTGCAAATTTTTCATTTGTAGTAAAGCTTCTTCAACTAATGATTTTTTTTCTGTACTCATTTTTTAGCAATAAATTTTCTTTATTTTTCATATAAATATGTACATATTGCAAAAAAGTTAAGTTGGGATGGGATAAAAATAAAAAAACCCGATAAAAATCGGGTTTTTCTCAAAAAAAAGTAATAAAATATTATTCAAACACTTCGTCAATCTTGCTTTCAGCAACTGCGGTTATTCTCCAATCGTGCTGAAACCCTTTAAATTTTTCTGTGACTTTAGCTTCCACATCGGTAACAGAATACCCCTTAACAAGTTTTTCTTCCCTTACTTTTTTTAATTTACCTGAATCATCAATCAGGTCATACTGAATTTTTGCTACAAAGAATTTTTGGTCCATAATAATTAATTTTATCTATATCCCAAAAAATCGTTTAATTTTGTCATTAAGTCAAGTGATTTATCTAAACCACCATAATTTGTTGTTTGAATTGTTTTTTTATCTGACTCCAAATTTTCATCATATAATTTTCTATCATCTTTATTAAGATAAAGATACGCTCCAGGTGTTGAAGGATTCATAACCAAGTCAAAACAAATAAATTCATAATCATCTTTCACTTCGTTGTATTCACCTCTTTTTTCCAAAGAACCTACCCCTCTTGAAGATATACCCATCCTTACACCTTGTCTCATTAAGTTTGCTGCGATGTCACCTTTTGTTGATACGACACCTCTTTCGTGGAAACCTGGCGATGTTAATAGTCTTAATTTACCCATTAAGACGTTATCGTCCCACCAAATATCATCAATGATATGTGAAACCCTGTCCAAGTCAATTAATGATGATTCAGGGTGATTTAATTCAGATGTTGATAATCCTTTTTCAATCAACATCTTATATTTGTCAGCTTCTCTTTTTAATATCCTTTCAGGATAAATTCTTCCATTTCTATTAGGAACACCATATTTTTGTAATGTTGCATAAAATATAAATGGTTTTGAATGTTCGAGTTGAGTTTTACCTGCAGAATGAAAATTTTCAGTTAAGGAATCTTTCCAACTTACGCTGCCTGCATCATACTCAATTAAGAGATATCTACCGTCATTTAGTCTGTGTTGTCTTTCCATTATAATTTCTTTTCACTATAAATATAATAGAATGTCAAAGTTTTACTTTTTCTCTTGTTTTTGAGTATTGAATTGTAAAATATTTTGAATTTGATAATACATCATGATATATTTCTTCGGTAATTTTCTTTAATTCATCACATAATTTATTTGATTTAAATTCGATATTTTCTTTTGTAAAGAAAGTTATTTCCAAATTTAAAAATGATGATTTTGATGTTTTTAATCCGCTGGTCCTTAAATCCAAATCAACTATAAATCGGTCTCTAAACATTTCTCGATTTAAGAGTTCATATATTTTATGTTTTATTGTCCTTGTTATTGAACCCACCGTTGTGTTCCAATTTTCTTTTTCGACAGTTGGTGTTACCCACGTTTGTAATACCAAATAAATTGATTTTAATTCTGTTGTATCTACGCTACCATAATAACATTTACATTCATTGTATAAGTCCAATTTGGACGTTTTCCCTTTTTTCATCACCTAACTTTTTCATTTTATTATTGTTTATTTTCTCGTAATATAATAAAAAATAAATTATTAAACAAATTATAAGTTTCATAATAAAAAAATTGTTATATTTATCTGATAAAATAGGAAATATGATTATAATAAAAGTAGAAAAAAGTGAAAATTTGGATAAGGCACTTAAAAAATATAAATCTAAAGTGATTACCAGTGGACAAATTGAGGAATTAAAAAGACGGAAAGAGCACGTTAAAAAATCAACATTAAAAAGAGAAAAGATTAGGAAAGCAAAATATAAACAATATAAACAAGATTTAGAATCAAAATAATATGGAATCATTAAAAGATTTTATAAAAAAATTGTTGGGAAGTAATACCGATGTATCTTCAAAAAGATTTGTCGGAATAGTTACCTTAGTGAATTTAATAATCTTGGCTTATGTTGCATCAAGAAAAGACGGAATATGTCCCGAATATATGTACGATGCATTATCTTTTCTTTGTGGTAGTTTTTTCGGATTTACTTCAATTGAAGCAATTTTCACAAAAAGAAAATCATCCGATACAACCTCAGTTTAAATACCTTCTGAAAGTTTCTTGAGTTTGTAATAAGAAATCGAATCAACAATAGTATTTTTTACTTTTTCTTTTGTTTCTTCAATCTTATTTTTTGTTTCTTCATCTGAAATAGAAACAGTATTCAACTTATTGAGTATTTCATTTTTTAATCTTTCAATACCCTCTTTCAATTCGTCTTCGGTTAATCTCAAAATTGATTTTAATTCAAATAATTGTGATTCACTTAAACTTGAATATTCTTTTGAAAAAGTATCTGCTGCCACATTAAACATGCTGTCAATAGGTATGTTAATTGTTTCCGTCAATTGTTTTTCTTCTTTTTTGGATTCAGTTAACATCTTTCTTAATTTGTTTTTTGATTCCAAAAGTTTAATAAAATCTTCTGCGGTTTTTGCGAAAACTAAATCATCCAATAATTGATATTTATTTTCAACATTTTCATCTAAGGTTTCAACCCAAGCGTCAAATTCAACAAATTCTTTTTTATTTTCTTTAATCGTGGTTTTAATATCTTGAATTGAAATATCCAAAAATTCGTTTGCAATATTTTCAGATAGATTATTTATTTTCATTATTGAACCATAATTCAAATAAACCCTACCAACAGATTTATTGTTTTTTATTAGTTCATTAAATTCTTTAATAATAGTTTTAAATTCTGGTTTTTTATAATTTTCAACCAAAGCGTTTTCAACGATGCTTTTTAATTTTCCAAAGTTTCTCATATTAATAAATATATTATTTATTTAATAAATCATCTAATTTATTTTCAATCTCCAATAAAGATTTCCTTCCTTTTGATAAATCAATCTCATCAACACCTGTTATCATATTATCTTCAAGAATTAAATTCATATCTTTTTCAAGTTTTGATTCAGGTGCCAATTCAGGTCCTCCTGTTGGAGCGCTTGGCATTTCCATTCCTTCAGGACCACCAATATCGGGAGGTCCACCACCACCAATATCGGGAGGTCCACCACCCATATCTGATGGTTCACCACCTGTCGGAGGTGCTTCTCCAGCCGCTTCACCAGGTTTTTTACCATATAACTTATCAATATTATCAAACAAGCCTGTATGAATAATAACCTCAGCGGTTTTTTGAAGTTCGGCGCCTACCGCTCTTTCAATTCTTTGTTGTTGAATATCCAACTTAATTTCTTCATCAGAAAATCCAAGAATATGTTTCTTTGCCCAAGTTGCGGAAACTGGTTGTATTCCAAGACCTGGGTCGGATACTGCGTCTTTATATAAAGTGATTTTTTCTTTCCAAGTGTCAATTTTTAACAAATCTGCCTGTGTTGATGGATTTGTTAGACCCAATGTAAAGTTTGTTAATTCATCCTCAAACCCTAATATGAACAAGTGAATAATTGCAATCTTATTTAACTCTTGAATCATTGATTTTTGGATTCTATTGATTGTTCTTGCAAAACGAATGTCTTGTAATGCCAAGTTTTTACCATCACCAACAACTTCTTCAAAACCTAAAAACGCTTTTGGAACACGTAATGCTGTTAGTAATTTCTTTTGAATGTATTCGATATCGGCAATTTCAGACAGATTTTGTGCTCCCTGTAATGTTTCGATTGGACTTGTTTGTGCGGCATCACGGACAGGAATAAAGAAATCTTGGTCAACAGCCATTTGATTCATACGTAAATCAACATTACCACTTTTTGGGTCAACAACTTGGTCACGTTTGAATTTATTTGCAATTCTTTGGATATATGGTTCAACATCTTTATCATCCATATTTCCAACAAATATTTTAAATACTCTTCTTTCAGGTGCTCTTGATGTTCTATAAATTAACATTGCATCTTCAGAAAGTAATAGTTGTTTCCAAGTTCTTCTTGCTTTTTCCAACATACTTGTTCCATACGGAAGTTTTCTGTCATCACCCAATAATCTAAAGTGGGCAATTTCCCAAGTATTAAACTCCATATCCTTAACTTTCCATACAAATTTTAAGGATTTTGCATCTTCAGATGTACTATGTGAAGGTTTTATCTTCATACCCCTTTCCAAACGCTCAATTTCAATATTTGGTAGTTGTTGACAACCTACAATTCCTTTTTCAGGGTCAAGTTTTAAGTATACAAAATTGTCACCATATTTACAGGTGTTTCTAGTCCACATTGGTAGGTTAGTATTAATATCTAACCTATTATTAAATAAATCAGCCAAAACTCCTTTTATACGTGAAGACTCTGAATATATTTGTAATATGTATCCATCTTCATTTGTTGTTGTAGATTCTTCAGCGTAAATATCTAAAGCAGTTGATATTTCAGGAGTATTGTGTGAAAAGATGGTATCGGTTGCAAAATTTTTGTATCCAGGAACTGTTAAATCATAAACAGGTACAACGCCATAAGGTTCAATAGATACTATTTTATGATTTAATAAATTAGATTCAACTGGTTTTTTTCTACCAACTTTACCATATTCTAAACCATACGCATCCATAAATGTTGTCCAATTTCTATACCCTCCTTGTCTTATTGTCGACCTTAATTTACCAAAAGTAATTCCTAAAGTATCACAAACATTTTGCATTGTTTTTCCCTTCTTTGCGGTATCAATAAGTAAGTCCCAAGGTATTAGTTTAAAATCTAATAATTCATAATTTTCAGTATTTTTATGATATTTTTTAAGATTATAAAATTTTAAAAAGTCATCCCAACATTTGAACCCATTAAATCTTAATTCATTTTGTATTTTTTTGATTGATACCCCTAAAACTTTTGACGTTTTTTCTAAAGTCCTATATTCTTTTGCGGTATTAACTAATAAGTTAAATGACAATTTAATATATGAAGGATTATTTTGACCTTTTCTTTTTCCGTCCCATTTTAACTTACCTTTACGTCTTGCCGTTTCAGACATTTTTTGTCTATATTCAGGATTCGACCAAAGTTTTTCATTGTTTAATCTAGCATGATATGCTCTATGTTTTGAAATTTTCATTATTTGTAAATTTTCAGGTAAGTTATTTTTACCATTAAAGTCTATATGATGAACTTCTTCATCTTCTAATACTTTCTTATCATAGAACCACTCAGCTATTAAATTATGTTCACTAATCCATCCATTATGACCTTCATTTTTATTACAAGTATAAACCCAATTATACTTTTCATTTGCATAGAATGATTTTCTATAAAATGGCATCATTGAATCTCCGGGTTTCAAATTTTCAACTTCACAAAACACACCATCACGTTTCAAAAATCTATGACCATATGTCGCAATAATATGACTACCATCGTCAAATGTTATTTTATAAGTCATCTCATCTCTTGTATAGTGGGCGTTTCTTGCTTTTGCGGGAACCACTTTATTTAAGTTGTGGTCATAAGCGTAAGTTACAAATTCATAATCTCTACCCTTATCCGCCAACTCTTTTATTGTTATAAAACCATCAGGTGTTGCAATTTTTGTATCCCCAGCAATCGAAAACTCCATCGATTCGTAATCATAATATGACGCTAATCTTGTTGGTTCATAATATATTGCTTGGGTATATAAATTGTTTTCAATCTTTGCCCACTGTTGACCTAAATAGTAACTTTGTTGTGCTTGTAACTTCTCTTTTTCATATTCTTGTTTGTCAGTTGTTTTAAGAAGTTCTTTTTTATCAAACTTATATACAGGAGGTTGTTGACCTAATGTTGAATCAGGACCAAAAACCCTTGTAAGTCTTTGCCATATTGTATAATTATCTGCCATTATAATAAATATATTTTAATTCATTTATTTGTGTAGTTTACATTCTTCTACCTCCGAACAACCACGAATATTTTTCATAATCACTTCTTGTTGGGTTTGACATAAATTTATCTCCATATGATGATGGTGACATTACAGGTAATCCAGGATTAAATTCAGTTACGGATTTTGATACCTCACTTGTATGTAAGCTCCAAGAATCTAACATTGCTTTTGTTTGTTCTGTAACCCTTTCTAATTGATTATATGAATTTTGACCAACATATAGAGCCATTGAAATTGCCATAATTAAATCATCATGATGTCCTTTCATATGGTCAGGTCTTCCATTTATATATACAAATGTATTTAATTCACTGAGTAACCTTGATGAATAAACTTTGAATCCGTGTCTTAGTCCTTCCTCAAATGCCGATATTATTTGAACTCTTTTTGAGTTGAAATTTATACCTGGAATCTTTTCCATTGCTTTTGGGTCATAGTTCCAAACATTTGCATAATTAACACCATCAATATATAAATTTTTATAACCCATTTCTTGTAGTTTTCTTGATGTTGAAACTCCCATACCTCCCGTAATATCAATAACAATGAAAGCATCATAATAAACCCCCCACTTATAGGCAATTTCGGCGGCAACATCAGGGGGAATCTTTCCAAGGTATTCTGCCACTTGTTCCCTTTCATCGAAATCTATAATTTCTATTGATGTATAATCTTCACTATCTCCCCGACTAACATCAACACCCATAATATATCTATGACCCGCCTGTGGTTCTTTCCAAATCCATAATTGATTTTGAACCATTTTTGTTTCAGGAGGTCTAACCATATCGGTCCTGATAATTTCAATTATTTTATTGTCAATTACGTTATCACCCGACCCCAAAAAATTACACTCAAGTTCTTGTGATATTTTACGTCTATCGAACTTTAACTTCTTGGCCATTTTTTCAAACCAACTTGAATGTGGTTTGTATCCGTCATTAATTAGTTTTTTAAACTCTTCTATACTTCTTTCATTTTGTGGGACACCATCAAAAGATATTTTTTCAACGTCTTTATATTCATCCCTATTTAAGTAATAATGTATTATATCTTTTACTTTGATAAATTCCAAATCTTTTGTATATCTTGGGTCTCTCCACCAAAACATTTCGGTGACTTTGAAATTATTTAAACCCTTAATTGATTGGTCATAGATTGGATAATAAATCGCGTCAAAACCATTTGGTGTTGAAATAACAATAACTTTACCACCCGTTGAAAGTGATGCCATACAAGCCGCCCAAAAATCATCACCAGCTTCAATATATGCGGCTTCGTCAAAAATCAATACAGTCGGGGTATAACCTCTTAATGCGTCGTTTGATGTTGCAACGGCTTTTACTTCACAACCATTTGTTAATTTCCAATGTCGGGCGGCATTCTTTTCGGGGGAAAAGTCAATACCAACCCAAGATGGCCATTGTTCGGTAAATTGTTTAATTTTATTTGCAAATTCAACAGAAGTATCTAATTTGTTTGCAATGATTAGAATTTTTTCGGGTTTTTCTTTTTTTGCAAACGCAATCTTTTTTGAAACCCAAGCGGCTGTAACTGTTGATACACCAGCTTGTCTGTATTTTAAAGCAATATTTTCTTCGTAATTATCATAATCATCAACCAACGATAATTGGTCTGAGAATAAATCCAACGGGACATATTTTTGAACTGTATTGTCGTAAGTTTGAAGATATGTCCTTAAAGCATATGGTGTGTTTTTAACACATTTTACGTATTCAATTAACGCTTGTTCTCTTGTTATTGACATTATGTTTTTTTTTATGGTTATTTAAATTAGTTAACCCCTAAACATAAATATCTGATATATTATATTTTTTTAACCAGTTCTTTCATTATAGATAAATATTTCCTTCAACATTAACCATTTTTCGTATTTCTTCTTCGGAATATTCATTATCCATTGGTGTACCTCTTAAATCCAAATATCCCCCAACATGTTGTAGACTTCCAAGAGATGATACATTTGTACCTCTTAAATCCAAACTCCCCCCAACATATTGTAGATTTCCAAGAGATGTAAGGTTTTCACATTTATTTAAATACAAAAGACCCCCAACATGTTTTAAATTTCCAAGAGATGTTATATTTGCACCTCTTAAATCCAAAAACCCCCCAACATGTGTTAGACTTCCAAGATATGTTAGTTTTTCACAGTTAAATAAATCCAAAAAACCTTCAACATGTGTTAGACTTCCAAGAGATGTTAGGTTTTCACACTCTTCTAAATCCAAATAACCTTCAACCGAATATAATCTTCCAAGAGTTTCAGGACAAACATCTTGTAAGTCAAGATTTCCTTGCATCGAAAACAATGGATTTCCTTCACTTTCGACAAATTTAATAACCTTGTTCCAATCATCAAAGAAATATTTGATTGATGGAAGTTCAAGAACTTCCTCGGTTTCCTCTTTTAATATTCTTTTAATTAGTTCTTTCATTATAAATAAATATCACCTTCAACATTAACCATTTTTCTTATTTCTTCTCTGGAATATTTTTCAGCAATTGGTGTGTATCTTAAATCCAAAAACCCCCCAACATGTGTTAGACTTCCAAGATATGTTAGTTTTTCACAGTTAAATAAATCCAAAAAACCTTCAACATGTGTTAGACTTCCAAGAGATGTTATATTTGTACCCCTTAAATCCAAATCCCCCTTTACATGTGTTAAGTTTCCAAGAGATTTTAGGTTTTTACATCCATATAAAACCAAATTTTTACCAACATCTCTTAAATTTCCAAGAGATGTTAGGTTTTTACATCCAAATAATTCCAAGTTATTCCCAACATGTGTTAGATTTCCAAGAGATGTAACTTTTGTGAACCTTAAATCCAAATACCCCCCAACATGTGTTAGATTTCCAAGAGATGTTATGTTTTCACATGCAAATAAACCCAAAAAATCTTCAACCGAATATAATCTTCCAAGAGTTTCAGGACAAACATTTCTAAAATCAAGATTTCCTTGCATCGAAAACAATGGATTTCCTTCTTCTTCAACATATTTTATAACCTCATTCCAATCATTAAAAAAAAACTTAATTGCTGGAAGTTCAAGAACTTCCTCGGTTTGTTCTTTTAATATTCTTTTAACAATATTGGCAAATTGTGATTCAGTTAATTTAATTTCCATATATCTATTAAAATAAATATCTCGAATGAAACAAATCATTCGAGATAATAAATAGGTTTAAGATTAATATTTTCAATCAGGTTTATCTATACCAAAATCTTTTAAGAAACTTAAATCAACATCATCGTCATCATCGTCACTAGGTGGTAATGTTGGATAATCATCATCTTCTTCCTCATAAGATTCAAAATCACCTAAAAGTTCTTCTAAATTTTGTTTATTTAGTGAGTCGATAATGTTGTCCGCAATTTTTTCCATATCTTTATATGCTGATTGGTCCCCACTGTTTATTCTCTGTGCTAAAGAAACAAACATTCTTTTTGGTAACTTAATCATTTCTCTAAAAATGAGTGATTGAATCACTTTAGAATTTTCTTCGTCAGTCAATACTTTCTCAGGAATTGATTCCAATAATTTTTCCCACAAATAAGCTCCAACAATAATATCAAACAATTCATTAACGGATACATCAGCTTTAGCCTTCACCATTTGAGCCTGTACAGGGTCTTCAGGTATTGAAGGTGCCATTATAATATCTTGATATCCTTTTAATAGTTCGTGTAAAATAAATGGAAACATCGCTCCTCTTGCCTTAACAATTAAGTTTCCTGTTTGATTACCTTCTTCATCGGTTTCAAATTCAACTTCTTCTTCACCACCTAAAGATTGTCCACTTGCAAATAGTTGTTCAAGCATACTTGGAGGTAACATCCAATACAGATAATCATTTAACGCCATCAATGCACCATATTTGTCGGTAATTCCAGGTTGCATTTCTTCTAACCTGTCTCTAACCAATTCAAACATATAATGTCCTTTTTTTGCAAATCCTTGAACAATTGCATTAAAGAACCTTCTTCTTGCAACCAAATAATCAAAGTTTTCGAAAGCATTTAAGAATTCATCCAAATCTTCACCATTTTGTTCGAAAGCCATTTCAATATCTTCATCTGAGAAATCTTCTGATTCTGATTTAAATTCACCTCTTGGTTGGTCACCAAAATTCATAAACTCAGCTTCAAACTTAATAAACCCTTTATACTTTTCATCAATTAGTTCATTTTCGGCTATTTCAACCGCCAAATTTTCAAGTTGTCTTTCTTTACCATTTTCAAATGATTTTATTTGACTAAACAAAGTCATTAAAAGCATTTGCAAACCTTGTAAGTTATTTGGAACATTTCTTCCAATGTATCTTTCCAATTTTTCAACAACATCGGCAAATCTTTTACTTGCGGCTTTTTCTTCAAAACTTTGATTTTCACCTTGTTTCTTTTTTGGAAAGAACGGACTGTCAGAATAAGGAGTTTCACCCCTTTCAATTCGTCTTCTTAGTTCAGGATTCATCCTATAACCTTCTGGCTCATCAATTGGAGCCTCAAATATATTTCTTTTGTTTCTCATTATATTAATTTGTAACCTGAGTTAATAAATGCGTTATAACTTAACCAACTTGGTGCCTTCATTTTTGGACCTGGTTTCTGAGCTGGTGTTGGAATCTTAAAAGGATTTCCTTTTCCAGGACTTTTTGTCGGAGTCTTGGTTGGAGTTTTTGTCGGTGCTTTTGCAGGTGCGCTTGAACCTCCTTCTTTAACCTCAGCCTTTGGACCTGGTTTCTGAGCTGGTGTTGGAATCTTAAAAGGATTTCCTTTTCCAGGACTTTTTGTCGGAGTCTTGGTTGGAGTTTTTGTCGGTGCTTCCTTAGTTCTTGTTGATGATTCAATTAAATCCATAAGATTCTTTTTTGTTATAGATTGAGGTATACGATTTTCAATTAACTTTGTCAAGCTCTCTTCAATCTTTTTAACATCTCTTTTCTTTTCTGGAAGTTTTTTGAAATTAGTGTCTTTTGAAAACTCTTCAGCCCATTTACACCATTTTTTCTTTGCCTTTTCACTTTTTGAACTATTACATTTCCACCAAAAATATTTTTGTTGTTTTTTAGATTCAAATTTTTCTGAAATTTCAGATTCAAACATCCCCATGCCATCTTCAGTTGCGTCTGGGTCATCAACAACATTCAAAGTTTCTTCTTCCATTGGAGTAACTTTTGTCGACCCACCTGTCGTGTCAATCTCCAAATTACCAATCATTGTCTTGGCATTTGGTTTTACTTTATATGTTGTTGTATTTTTCTTAATAATTTCTGTATTTGGTGGTGCTGTTTGCTCAACCAATCTATTATACAACAAATTAACTTGAGCTTCAGATAACCCTCTTAGTGTATTATAACTGAATCCATCAGCTATTAGTTTTTCTATTTTTGAACCTATGTTAGACATTTGTTAATTCTTTTTCAATTTTTAATACTATATCTCTTTCATATAGTTTATCGATTACTTTTTCCTCTGAATCACCATAGTGAAAAACCAATCTTGTTTTATTATCATCATAATATTCATTTTCGTTATCTTCCCAAGCCAATGCGATTACATTATCAACCGCATCGTAAATTGAGAAAAAATCAGAGTTTTGAATTACATTGAGTTTAACTTTATCATTTTTCAAAATTCCTACTTTGGATATAAAATCAATATGTGGTGGTTGTGGATTTCCTCCTGCTGGAACTGAGTCCCAACCTTCACCATCAACATCAGAATAATTTGAAAATATAAACTCATAAAGGTTATCACCTTTAAAATTCGGACCTAATTCATTAACAAAAACTAATTTATTCATAAAATCATACCTTTTGGTGAAACTTTAATTTGTTTTCCTTCACTTTCAAAAACCAAATTTTTTAAATTTGTCTTTCCTATGAATTTCACATTTTCGTTTTCACTCAAAATAAAATCAGCGGTTAGTTCTTGTTCGATTGTTTCAGATAATCTTTTGATTTCATCAACAACACTTACTTTATTTATTTTTTTCTTAATAAAAGTTTGAACTTTTTTTGTTCCTTCTTGTTTTTTTTCTTCTTCTGTGATTACAAAATATTTTGAAAGGATTTTTTCAACTTTTGATTCTGAAAATATTTTATCCAAAAATTTATGTGGGTTTTGTGATTCACCGACTTCAGGTTGTGTTGTTACTTCACTTGACCCATCAGAACCTAAATCCAAAGGAACTTCATCTTGTGTTGGTTCCATTGCTGGTGCTGACATATCATTAGCGTCTTCACCACCTTCTTCACCCTCCAATTTTCCGATAATTTCTTCAATATCTGTATCTTCAAGAACTGACAAGTCAAGAGCTGATAAAACAGAATTTAGGACATATTTAACGTCTTCAGGGCTCATTTCATTATCCTGCTCAAAAGTTCTTAATTTTTGTCCTAATTTACCTGTAAGTTTTTGAATAGTTTTAAATGTAACTTCTTCACTATCTTCAGCATTTGCATCCATATCCATACCCATGTCCATTGACATATCATCAGTTGGTTCTGTTGATGTATCACCCATAGGTTCAGAACCCATATCTGTCATTTCAGGTGCTGGTTCTTCAGTTGGTGTTGTTGTCATTTCAGGTGCTGGCGGAGGTGTGGAAACAGATGGTTCAGGGGAGGGTGTTGGTGTTGCATTTTGTTGTCCAGATTTTTTCAAAACAAACTTCTTTTGTTCACCGAATAATTCAACACCTGTTGTATTTTCTGTTAATCTGTTTATTTCACCAGCCAACAAATTAAATCTTTTTAACGCTTGTGAATATGAACTATAGTATTTTCTATTTTTCATAGGTTCAATATAATCCAATGTGGATTCATTTACACCTTTTTTAACTATGTATCCATTTCTTTCTTTTACTATTCCATACACATTTCCGTCTGCTAACATTCTTGTGTAAGAAAGAGTTTCGTTTAAATTAATTTCTTCTTTTGGAGTTTCACGATATCTAGCAATTTCCATGATACGTGCAATTTTATCGGCTCCTTGAAGTTTTTCGCTACCTATTGGTTTTAAATCTGCCATTTTAATATGTTTTTTTCTTTTTTTTATGAGTTTAGTCCGTTAAATCCTCCAATAGCAACTGCACTACACTGTAATGCAACTTGTGTTGGATTGGTATAATCTGTATCTGTCCAAACAGGTTTAGGTGTGTTAAATTGAGTTACAACACCTACAGTGCTACCTGAACCTGGTATATAACCAACCAAGTTAACGGTATAATATGAAGTACAAGCTGTTGTTGCCATTTATATATTTTTCTTTATAAATATATCACTATATTAAAATATTTCACTTTCTTTTAAGGTTAATTGTTTATCTATGATTTTATCAGCAGCATTTCTGAATTTATCTAAATAACCATTCCTTCTTAAAACCTTGAAAACCAAGTTTTCATATGAATATTCTCCACCTTTTTTTAGTCCTGCAGTCCTAAAATTTTTTAATTTTTCACCATATTTGTCAAATAAAGATTTTACAACATAGATATCTTCATCGTTTGCGGTATCAATTAAATTATCAATTAATTCCATCCATTGATTTGTTTTTTCTTTAATTTTGTTTAAATCTATCGTTGCTTTTTCTTTTTTCGGAACATTCACCCATTTATCATTTATTATTGAATAAACCCCTGAAGAAAATCTTTCATTATCACTATCTTCAACATAAACTTCAACATCATACCCTTTCACAGTTATGTCGTGTTTTAAATTAAATGAGTTTTTCTTTAATTTAAAAAATTCTTTATAAATTTCTTCATTTTCTTGATAATTACTTAATGATGTTATAACGTGTAAATCAAAATCTGAATAGTCGGACCAATTATAATTAAGTAAGGAACCTGTAATAACAATATCATTGACAAACATGTCCAATTTTATATAATCAACAAATAACTCGGCAATTTCAAGTAAACGTTGTCTAATTTCAGGTTTTAATTTTAAATCACCAGCATTACTATCTTTAACGGATTTTCCATCAGGGTTGTACCAAATTTCTGAAGGTAAAGAATCTCTAATCTCAAAACTTTTTAGTATTGTACCCATTAAATTTGTTTTTTTCATTTTCTCACTTTCATTAATGTTTTCTTCTGAATTTAATTCGGTTCCTGATTGAAGGATTCTTTCAACGTATTTGATGGAAAGGTCTTCCAGCTCTGTGGTGTCTTTAACCTCCTTTTGAAGGATTCTTTCAACTGTACTTCGGTGTATTCCATTACGCGTTTTGGTGTCTTTAACCTCCTTTTGAAGGATTCTTTCAACATACGCTTCATTTCGGAATCGAAATCGATAGGTGTCTTTAACCTCCTTTTGAAGGATTCTTTCAACAATGCCAATCACAGGAATGCGCAGGCTTTGGGTGTCTTTAACCTCCTTTTGAAGGATTCTTTCAACCCACTTTGTTATATACGGGTTAAAATCAGGGTATTCCATCGATACGTATTTAAAAATTTTAACGAAAACTGGATAATAATACCATAAATTTCCTGATTTTTTGAATTCAAATATCCATTGTTTTGTATCTGGATTTATCATCCATATGGAGTCATATTCATCATCATAATATAACTTTCCATCAGATGTAAAGTCATCCAATAATTCGAATATCAAATCTTCATCAACTGATGATGGTTCTTCGCTTTCATTAATGTTTTCTTCTGAATTTAATTCGGTTCCTGATTGAAGGATTCTTTCAACTTTCTGGTGGCGCATTTGGGAAACGAAACCGATATCTTCAATATCCTTTTGAAGGATTCTTTCAACCCACTTTGTTATATATGGAAAAAATTCAGTATGTTTCATCAAAACGTATTTAAAAATACTTTCAAAAACTTTATAATGATACCATAAATCTCCTGATTTTTCGAATTCAAATATCCATTCTTTTGTATCTGGATTTATCATCCATATGGTTTCCGTTTCATCTTCATAATATAACTTTCCGCCAGATGTAAAATCATCTAATAACTCAAATACCAAATCCTCATCAACTGATGACGGTTCTTCACTTTCATTGATGTTTTCTTCTGAATCCGAATTATTATCTCGTCGAAGGATTCTTTCAACTTTTCCGTGGTGCGTTACGGAAACGTCATCGGTGTATTTAACCTCTTTTTGAAGGATTCTTTCAACTCGATTGCGCAACTGATGAGAATCCACATCGGTGTATTTAACCTCTTTTTGAAGGATTCTTTCAACCCACTTTGTTATATACGGTTTAAAATCAGGATATTCTATAAAAACGTATTTAAAAATTTCACTAAAAATCGGATTATAATACCATAAACGACCTGTTTTTGTTAATTCAAATATCCATTCTTTTGTATCTGGATTTATCATCCATATGGATTCCGATTCATCATCATAATATAGTTTCCCATCAGATGTAAAATCATCTAATAATTCAAATACCAAATCAAGTTTTTCCTGTTCAATCACAATTATAAATACTTGAAATTTTCATAATTTCTTATATTCATAATTTTTACTTATTTTTGACGAAAAAAATTTTCCTTGGGATTCGGCCAATCTGAATTGGACATACATCTCGTGTGGTACTTCATTATATTCATACTCCATACCATTATTAAATTTTACTGTCATTTTCTTTGTATCAACATTATATGCGCTTTCAATAATATTTGATGACTTAACAATGTTGTAAATAACTGAACCCTTAATTTCTTCTCTTAATATTGCCATATTAATAAATACTAAAAACCCCCACATTGTGTAGGGGTTTTCATAAAATTTAGTTTTTAAGATTTTAATTTGTTGATTTTATCTCTCAATTTAATTGCCGATTCAAAATCTTGTTTGGAAATTGAATCATCAAGTTGACGTTGTAGGTCATTTATTTCTTGATTATTTTTTTCCATTTTTTTGATTCTGTCTCTGATTTCAGCGGCTTTTTCAAATTCTTGTTTTTCAACATACAACTCCATTTCATCCCTTAACTTTTGAATTTCATTTCTTTGAGGTTTGTTTTTTCCTTTTAAACCATTAATGTTTGTTGTGGTGATAACATACTTAAATGTCCCGTTAGGTGATGAATAAGTAGTTTTAGTCCAATCACCGTATTCGTTAGAACCTTTTTCAGTTTCCGATTCAATATCGGTTGGTTTTAGGTCGAAAAGACTTTTGTTTTCAAAACTCTTTCTCATTTCATCCATTTCACGTAGGAAATCTTCAATTAAACTTTTTCTGTTTTTTCCAAATAAATCGAACATAGTTTTTTTATATTATTATTTTTGTTTATTTTTGTAGTTCAATTATAAAAAATAATACCAAATAAAGAAAGATTGACATAATGTCAGACAAATTGACATTTTGTCACATTTGATTTTTTTTAATTAAAAATTATATTTTTAACATGATAGAAGCAGAAGACCGTAACGAAAAAAACAACGAGAAAAAACCTACAAGAGGTGAAACAAAATCAAATACACCAGTATTGGATAATTTTTCACGTGACCTTATTAAGTTGGCTAAAGAAGGAAAGTTGGACCCTGTGGTTGGAAGAGATTCTGAAATCACAAGATTGGCACAGATTATTTCAAGAAGAAAGAAGAATAACCCTATATTGGTAGGTGAGCCTGGATGTGTGTTAGGTGATACTATAATTGAAATTGAAAAAATTTCTAACGACGATTCACATAAAATAGAAATAATGTAATAAAAAAATGAAAATAACAATAAAAGACTTCTTTGAATTAGTCGAAAAAGATGGTGGAACCTATAAAATAAAAACGCCTTCAGGTTTTAAGTTAATAGGTAATTTATACCAAAAAAAGGATAAAAATTGCATAAGAATTAAACTATCTAATGGATTGGAGTTATCAGGTTCTGACACACATTTTGTTGAAGTACCAGAGACATCCATTAATCCAACCGTTCAATTTGAAAACAATTCCTATTGGGTTGCCTTGGGTAATATTACGGAGGGTGAACTAGTTTGGTGTGAAAACAATGAGTTAGCTGAAGTAATAGAGTGGGAAGAAATCGGTGTTCATGATACATATGATTTGGAGGTACTTGATTCAGAGAGAAAATATGTGTCAAATGGTATTATTTCTCACAATTGCGGAAAAACGGCAATTGTTGAGGGTTTAGCGATGAAAATATATGAAGGTGATTGTCCTGTAAATTTATTAGATAAACGAATCGTTAGTTTGGATATGACTTCAATTGTTGCTGGAACAAAATATAGAGGTCAATTTGAAGAAAGAATGAAAGTGATTATTGATGAATTACGTGACAATCATGATGTAATTATATTCATTGATGAAATTCATACTATTATCGGGGCGGGAAATTCTTCAGGCTCACTGGACGCTTCCAATATATTTAAACCCGCCCTTGCTCGCGGAGAACTACAATGTATTGGAGCCACCACCTTGGACGAATATCGGGAACATATTGAAAAAGATGGCGCATTAGAAAGAAGGTTTCAGAAAGTTATTGTTGAGCCAACATCAATTACCGACACATTAAAGATTTTGGAAAGAGCCAAGATTAATTATGAAAAATATCATAAGGTATTTTTTACAGATGCGGCATTAAAGTCTTGTGTTTATTTGGCAGATAGGTACATTACAGATAGAGAATTCCCCGATAAAGCTATCGACATTATGGATGAAGTCGGAGCAAGAAGTCAGATTAATACCAAAATTCCTGAAATTATCGAACAGCTTAAAGAGGAAGCCACCAAACTTAAAGAGTTAAAGTTGGAAGTTGTTAGAAATCAGAGGTTTGAAGAAGCTGCTGAGTTGAGAGATAGGGAGAGAAAATTATTGTTGAAACTTGAGGAAGAAAAACAAAAGTTTGAACAAAGTAGGAATGTGGACAAAAAAGAAGTAACCGAAGAAATGGTATATGAAGTGGTTGCATCAATGACCAAAATCCCTGTAAGTAAATTATCTCAAAGTGAATCCGAATCTTTATTAAATTTAGAACAGAGTTTAAAAACTACTGTTATTGGTCAAGAAGAAGCGGTTTCAAAAATTGCAAAAGCGATTAGAAGGAATAGGGTTGGAATTAAAGAACCTAATAAACCAATTGGTTCCTTCATCTTCCTAGGTCCAACAGGAATTGGTAAGACACACATCACAAAACAACTTGCGAAAGAAATCTTTGGTGATTCAGACGCATTGATTAGGGTTGATATGTCTGAATACCAAGAAAAATTTGCAATGTCCCGTTTGATTGGTTCACCCCCTGGCTACGTCGGTTATAATGAAGGAGGTCAACTCACCGAACAAGTTAAAAATAAACCTTATTCTGTAATTCTATTTGATGAAATAGAAAAGGCTCACAAGGACATTTTTACTCTACTTCTTCAAACATTGGATGAGGGATATCTAACAGATAGTTTGGGTAGAAAAATCAATTTCAAAAATACCCTTATTATTATGACATCAAACCTTGGAGCAAGAAAAATCCAAGATTTTGGAACAGGTGTTGGTTTTGGAACAGAAACAAGAATCCAAAAAGAGATTGAAATGAAAAAGATGGTGGTTGAAGATGAACTTAAAAAGTTCTTCCCTCCCGAATTTATCAATCGTGTTGATGACATCATCCATTTTAATCCTCTGAAAGAAAATGAAATTTCACAGATTGTTAAAATTGAACTTAACAAATTGTGTAAGCGTTTGGAAAGTATGAAATATTTCTTTGAAGTTTCAGAATCTTTGATTTCACATATATCACATATTGGTTATGATGAGAAATTTGGAGCTAGACCAATCAAAAGAGCAATCCAATCTCAAATCGAAGACTTTATTTCTGATGAAATCTTGAGGAATAATATTGTTACTGATAAACCATATATGTTAAACTATATGGATGACAAAGTTACCTTTGAAGAAATCGTAACACCGCCTAAAAAGACAAGAAGAAAAAAGGGTGAATGAAAAAAGGGGTCAAATTGACCCCTTTTTAATTTAAACATAAAATAAAAAAAAAATTAATCGAACAACATCCATCTTTGTACTTTTTGAAAGGTTTCATATTTTCGATAACCCAAACTTTCAATCAACGCCTTTCCCATTTCGATTGCGTTAAACAGGTCTTCAATTACCACATATTCTTGTGCGGTATGGTAGTTATAATAACCACAAGACACGTTCAAACAAGATATATTAAATCTTGACGTGATTTGTGAAACGTCGGTATAAGGATGCTTCATAAGTTCCTTATTTTTACCGAAGTATTGTTCCAAGATTGGACCTGAAATGTCAAAGAAATCTGATTCTCTTTCAAACAATCTTACACCCCAACAATATTCCGTAACCATATAGTTTTCAGGACCATCAAACTGAATACCATACCCTACGTTTTCAAAGAATTTGGGGTCCGCCTTTCTTGAACCATGACAACCAGTTTCTTCGGAAACAAAAAACGCAACTTTAAGAACAGGTAGTTGTTCAAGTAAATCCAAACAAGCATATACCCCACATTTATCGTCACCACCAATTCCTGTTGGTTTACCCGTAACTTTATGGTATGCCTTTAATGAAGGTTTTAGTTCACCATCATAATTTGGAAGCATTTCTTCTTTAACTACCATCTCCGTTATGGAATGCACGGTGTCGGTATGTGCTATAACACAAGGGTAAAATTCCGCTTCTCCTTTTGTTATATAGATATTACCATTTTCTTGAAGAGTGTAATTGTAATTTTTTGATTTTAAATAATTTACCAAATATTCAATCATCAAATCCTCTTGATAGGTTTTTGTTGGTATACCTAATACCTCTTTAAGGTGTTCAATTTTTTGCGTATTCATCTCACGACAAATATACAAAAAAATTATACAACGTCAAACAACTTATAATTTTTTAGTAAACCTTCAAGTTGTTCTAAAGTTAAAAATATTCTTTTTTTATCACCATCTTGTTTGGTGATTTCCACCAAAATCCTTGAATCGGTTTCTACACTAATAATTGAAAAATAAGTCCCTTTTTGTGTTGGAATCTCTTTTTTTACATTAAAACCAAAATTATTAATGATGTAATCAACGATATTTTGATACTCACTACTTGAAAACTCTTCATTTTCTTCTTCCAATAAATCTACATATTTTTCTAAAATATAGTCAGATTCTTTATGCCATTGACTTATATATTCATTATCATCAAAATATTCATAATAATTTTCTGAAATATCATCAACCGAATATTTATCCAATTCTTCGGCTAATAATCTTATAATTGGTAAGGATTTATTACCTGATTCCTCATAAAGAGATAACAGATTATCAATCGTTGTTTTATATTTACTAAAACATTCAACCATCTCGACATTTAAAAGTTTTAAGGTATCACAATATTCTTTAGGAATAGCGTTTTCAACACCAGACGAGTATCCTAAATCTTTAGCCATACTATATTCGGTAATCAAATGGTCATAATATTTATTATGATTCTTTAATGTTTTCGCCGCCTCACTAAAATATGTTAAAGAATCCATATTATCTTTTTTTGACTTTTCATAAAGTGACGGATTTAAGAATCTAATAATTTTACTCAACATCTGCATCCCATCATCGCTCAAATCCCTTAAAGCGTAACCTTCTTCAAAATCGTCTTTTACTGTATAATAATCAACAAATTCGAATTCACGATAACTACTTGTCATATATGATAACATATTAACACTTTCACTACCAAGTACTTGTTTAAATATCTTACGCATATATTCGTCAAAACCATCAAAAGTTATATAAACATCGTTTTTGATTACATCTATATTTTTATGACCAATAAACGCTGAACGAGAAATGATTTTACCTTTTTTAATGTCTAATAGAATTTGATATTCTGAATCAACCACCTTTAAAATACTTGTAAGAATTTCTTCCATTCCTGGCATTTTTTCATATACCGTATCCAACGTTGTAGATATATCTTGTTGGTCCCAAGCAACGACCTCTGACTTTGATTTTTTTGGTATTTGTATTGCAAATTTAGAATATTTTCTATCATTACTTTGTTTATCAATTACGAAAATAAAATTATTTTCTTGAATATAGTCATTGAAATGTGCGCTTGATTCTTTTGACGAAATACACCATTTTGTTCCTTTACCATAAACACAGGAAGCGTCATATGATAATGGTCTAATTACCAAATATTTTGAATCTTCATATAATTTAATACTTTCTTTTTTTGCCCTTCTTTTTTGTTCTTTTGAAAAAGTTTCATTTTTTATATATAAAGATAGTTCACGTAATGATGAAATATCGGGATATACATTAATGTCTTTTGGGGATTCTAAGATTTTTAAATATTTATCTCTTAATTTATCGGATGTAAAATAAGATACAATTTCTTCTTTAAAACCGTCAATAAGTTTTTCATTTATTGAAGATTCAATTCTTTTAAAATTATCAATCACCCTATTAAAAGTGGGTATTAATGTATCAGGATGGACTTTTCCAATATCTTTAATAACTCTTAAATACCAAGTTAACATTTTTTTACTTGGTGTTTTATCCATATCCCAAAGAGAATTGAATATTAAATTTTTATCTTCTGTTGAATACTCTTCAAAAGAAATATCGCTTTTATTTAAAAATATATCATAAAGGTTTTCTTTTTTACCTTCAGTTATTAATGATTTCATTAATTGGTTAATTATTTTTTTATCCATATTTATAAATACATTGATTTTGACAAATGAAAAAATATTCATATCTTTGTAAACAAGTTCTTTGAACATATGGGGACGAATTGGAATTGATTAACGTTTTTAGTCAATGGAGGCACGTATGAGCTGAATTAACTCATCAAAAACTGATTTAAACAAACAAACGGCAACGTTTTCAACAAAATGGCTGCTTGCGGACTTATCCGTGAAGAAGCTGCTGTTGTAGCTTAATTGATACAACACTTCGGGTCGGGAGGACATTAACCTAGGAACAGAAGTCCTTTTAGGGTGTGGTTTCTATCCAAAAAGAAACAAGTGGAGGATTAGTTCTCAGTAAACCGAACCACTATAAAATAAGGGAATTGTGAATTTCGGAACATTAACAAATGTTGTCCTAAACGTGTAGGCTCTATTGGTTAGGGCGGATAAGACCTCGGTTCGATGCCGAGCGTCTCCACCAAATTTAAAAGGTCGAAAATTATTTCGGCCTTTTTTTTGCCGTTTCAATAATTCGTTATATATTTGTATAACAAATCACCAATATTATGAACACCACGACCAAATTCAACGAAAAAGTAAGGAATTACCAAGGAACAAATTCCTTCATTGTTAAGATGAAAGATGTTATCAGCAAATATGGTCATTTGACCGAAAAACAAGCCCAAGTTGTTGAAAAAACTCTTTTCTCTCAACCACAGGTTAACAAAGAAAACCTTCCCGCAGAAATAAAAAAGATTGTTGAATATAAAGGTGCAAACACCTTTGTTTTGGATATTAAATCAAAGTTTGAAAAATATGGGACTTTGACCACCAATCAAATCAATGCGGCAAACAAGACAATTTCAAAAGAAGAAAATCCCACAAAGAAATTCGATGTAAATATTAATATTGTTGGTGAGACCGTGTTGTTGAAACGCAAAACAGGTGAAGGTTTGAAACTTAAACATGGTTTGAAGTTTAACCCGATGTTGATTGATGTTACCGAGATTGTAACCATCAGCGAAAAGGCGGTCAAACTCAAGGGAAAACTTACCAAAAAGATGGGTGGTGTTTGCAAATGTTGTGCAAGAACCCTCACCGATGATTTTTCCAAACTGACTGGTTACGGAAAGATTTGTGCAAATAACATGGGTGTTCAATACATCAAAGACAAATCTGAAGTCGCCCGATTCAATGAAGATATGGAAAAGAAGATTGAAGAAATTGGTGAAATGGAGTTTTGGGTTCCAAAAAGTCAAATTAAAGTTTGGAATGGAGTTTCCTCAATCATTTTGAAATTCTAATAACATGCAAACTTTTCTTCCATATCCCGACTTTAAAGAAAGTTTGAGGTCTTTGGACAACAAAAGACTTGGAAAACAAAGGGTTGAGGCATATCAGATAATTAACGCAATCTTGGGGCGACCAAAAAAGGATGGTCGCCCTTATAAGGGGTGGACAAATCATCCTTGTTCGGTTATGTGGAAAGATTATGTTCCCGCCCTTCAAATGTATTTTAACGATAGCATCGATGTTTGGGTGGAAAGAGGTTTCAAAAACAACATGGTTAAGGAAGATTATATTGGTGATGTGGTACTTCCCAACTGGTTGTTTTTTGAACCATTCCATTCCTCACATCGGGCAAATTTGTTAAGAAAAGATTTTGAGTTTTACAAAAAACAAGGTTGGGTTGAAGATAAAAATGACCCTTATGTTTGGCAAGATGAAAAAAAATTATGGTATAAACAAACCGCAAATACAAAAGAACGGATATATATTTGATTATTAAATATATGATACTTATTATTGGATAAATTATGGAAACTGTATTGGTATTAAATTATGATTATACACCATTAAATGTAACATCTCTTAAAAGGGGGTTTATTTTGGTTGACAAGGGAAAAGCGGAAGTTTTGAAAAAATCTGAAACTCCGATTATTACCGCCGTTGGCAATTTTGTACGCCCCCTGATTATCAGACTTTTGAAATACATTTCTTTTAGAAGAAAAAGAGACATCAAGATTTCAAGGGGAAGAATTTATCAAAGAGATAATTATTCTTGTGTGTATTGTGGTACACATAAAAAACTAACAATTGACCACGTAATTCCCAAATCAAGGGGTGGAGGTAATAGTTGGGAAAATATGGTGACGTGTTGTTTTGATTGCAACTCAAGGAAAGGTAATAGAACACCCCAAGAAGCAAACATGCATATGAAATTTAAACCATATACACCTTCAGTATTTTCTGAACTTGTGGCTGGTAATGCTGCAAAAGTTTGGGAAGAATTTAAGGAAAATATGTTTGATTAATTCAAATATGTTTTGTATATTTGTATAACAATTCACCCCATAAAGGAATCACTGGTGAACGGGGGTCTGAATAGAGGTGACGATATCCCACCTAACTCAGACATTATGAATTGTTAAAATGCTCAGGTGTTGTAAAGGTAGCCAAGACTGACTTAAAATCAGTTGGACAGTGATGTCCGTGTGGGTTCGAGTCCCATCCTGAGTACTAATAAAAAAAAGGTGTCTCTCGACACCTTTTTTAGATTTAGGACCCCTCCTCTCTTGTTTTAAAGATTAATCCGATGATTAACTACCAATTACGGTAGATTTAATTTCATCGGCTACTTCTTTATCCTTTTGTTGGATTTTTGTGAGAGTGTCGGAAATTTGTGAATTTATTTTACCTGAAATATTGCCTAAGAATCCTGAATCACTAAGTAGATTTGAAATTGCGGCTCTTAATTCTTTTCCAACAGGTCCTAATTCTCTATCAACTCCTGATGAAAGGACCTTATTTTGGAAACATTCAATATATGATGTTGCAATTTTATCTGAAACAAAATCAGCATCACCCATTAACTTTGTAATTTCATCGTTTGGTGTTTTTAAGATTTCTTCTTTAACACAATCTTTTAGGTCTTCATCTATATTAAGATTATTAATAAGATGGTCGGCCAATCTTGATTTTGTTTCATTCCAAAACGAATCATCTAATTCACCAAATAATGATGTAAGAATATCAAAAACTGATTCAGTAATAACCGCATCTGAAAAGTTTCTTTCTTTAAAAACCGATACCTTCTTAATTAAATTCTCGATAAGACAATCGTAGGTTACACAATTTTTCAATGTTCTAAGTTGAGAATTAACAATCCTTGTTTCAATTATTAAAGATTGTTTCTTTGTTTCTCTTTCATTAATTAGTTCGTTATGTATTTTCTTTTTAAGATTCATACCAATAAATATCTTTAAATTCTGATTTTTTATTTAAACTTATCAGCAAATAAACTTTGAATTAGATAAAAGTCAATATCTCCTTCATCATATGCGTGGGCAATATTGTTATCTTTTCTATATTTAATTATTTTATCTTTTAAGTTTTGTGTAAATACATTATTACCATCAGCGGCATCTAATTTAATTTTAACTTCGCCAACCAATGGGGCGGCATCAGGTAATTTATTTGATGATACCAATGACAATGGCTTAAAGTAAGTTACATTATTATTTTTATATTGACTAATAACAAAACTAGAATCAAGATTACCTCTATTAACTGATGTTTTTTGACCTGATATAAATAATTTACCATCATCATTTTTTATTAGATAACGAATTCTTGTCTCATCTAATAATATTTTACTTAAACCTATGACGGGTTTTAAGTATGTGTTTTCAATCAACGGTGTTTTGGAGTTAATATAGCTATCAATATCTGTTTTATATGTGTCCTCAACGTCTATCTCACTTACATTTTTCCTTAAATAAGAAAGAACTGACTTAATATATGCAATTATTGGAGTATCTCCACCAGTTTTTCTTCTGTTTGCTAATGTTACAATTTTAACCATGTTTGGGTCAGTATCAAAAGACTCATTACTTTTAAAATCTAACCATTCTATTAATCTTCCTGCGGTGTCATAAAAAGTGACATTTTTTGCAACATCCGTAATATCCTTATCTATTGATTCTATATTGGTTGCGGTTTGTGGTGTTACGCCTCCCGATTTTTTCCAATTTGTATATTTTTCTTTAACATCATTATTTTCATACATTCTTCTGGTATTTGGACCATAAGCACCATATCCATTACCTTTACTAAGTTTACCGCCTTTATACCAAGTAGGGTAATTTTCATCCAACCAATCTTGGAATTTTTTTACTCTTTCAATTTCAGTGGATTCACCACTCTGCTGTTCAAATAATATTTGGTTTAAGTTTTTTTTCATAATTATAAATCAGCGGGTACGTTTGATTTTTGTGGTTTAGTTTCCGCAGGTTTAGGGGCGGTTTGTTGTTTAGGAGCAGTTTGTTGTTGAGGCGTTGTTGGTTTTTGTACTGACTGACTTAAATCTTCAGGTGTAATATCAGTAACTTCTTTATCAAGAAGACCTGATAAATTATACCACGATAGAATTTTCTTGAAATCGTATTTTGTTTCTTCAGAATTAACATACTCATCACAATTACCTAAGTCTATGGTATATTGATTTGAATTATCTTTTTTTCTTTTTTCCAAATTTTGTGGTGTATAACCCTTTTTACTCATGCAATCCCCTCTCCAAGCTTTGATTAAATCGCTTGCAGTCCAAAAACCGGCAATTAAACTACATATCACGTATGATATTGCCGCCGAACCTATAGTTTTCCCAACCTGACCAAATGAAAATTTACCTGTTTTACTATCTGTATATATTTTTTGTAAAATTGTCCCTATTTCTGCTCGTCTAACTTGACTCCAAAAAGAAGGGTTTGAATCTATAATTTTTTGGAATTCTAATTTAAACCAAGTAGAGTCTATTTTAGTTCCCCCTTTTGATAACTCGTCAGCTTTTTTCAAAATGGTTTTAAGGGTTGTAGGTTCTAATATTGTTTTAATTGATTTTTTTAAACTTTGACTATTAGCAACAAGAATCAAATCATCGATTACTTCAGGTGATAAAACAAACTCGTCCGATAATTCTGTAGGAATAATTGCGGACGGGTTTATATTTATTTTTGTCTTTTTATAAATTTTTTCCGCATTGGCGTCACCAACATACTCACTTAACACGCTTTTAATTTGTTGAGGGGTTATTCCTCCACGGCTTTCATATTCAATAGCATTTTTAAAGGCATTTTTAAATGATGTGTCGTTGGATATCACATCAACTACTTTTTCTGAGAATTTTGAAGACGTTGATAATTCTTTAATTAATCTTGAAATTTCACTATCAGTTAATGGTTTAGTTAATAAATCTTCAACAATGTCGATAATATTCATTGTATCAGCATATTGATTTCCATTTATCCTACCTAAGTCTTTAATGGCAACTTTTGAAGTGTCAGATAAGTAATCATCTAAATGCTGACCGATTCTTGATGATGAATTATCAAAACCTTCTTTAAACGCTTTCCATGATTTATTTAAAAAAGGTTCTAGCATTATATTTAATATGGGGTTACTTGCCTCATTAATTAGCATTAAACTTTTTATTCTCTGTAATTCATTAAGTATAGTCATAATATAATAAATATATTAGTAATTTATTTTAAACCTATTTCACCAATATTATTAATGTTATTTATAATATTTGTAGAGTCTGAACCTATCTTATTATCTAAAGGTATTGGTTGTTTTAAAAAATCTAAAACATTATTAATATCATTATCGGCTTCTTTTAATTTTTTATTTTCTTTTTGTTTGGCATCATTAATTAGTTCTTCTAACTTATTAATTATTTGAGCGGTTGCCATTTCCCCAACACTTTTTGACAAATCATCAAATTTTTCCTTATCTTCTTTAGCTTCAGTCATATCTGATACGATTTTAATCGTTTGTATTAATAATTCTTTACGTGTCATTTCAGATAATGACTCTTTTTTTAAATTCTCCCACTGACTATATAATAATCCTCCTGTTATTCCAAGCTCAAATAAACCTTTCTTTAATGAAGTCGTTGCGAGAGACTCAACTTTTTTAGCCGAATTAACAATCGCTTTTTTTACTTCAGGGTCTGAAACCATTTTTTGAATTTTACTAATATCTCCAAGTTCTTGTAATGATTTTAACGTGTTTAATTCTTCTTTAGATAATGTTGCAACAATGTTATCGATTTCAGTTTTAGTTTTTGCATTAACAAATTTTTGAGCTAAATTATCTGCCGCCGCTTTCGGTACTTTTATTGCAAATTTACCCAAAAATGGTGTAAACGCTAATAAAGCACTTAGTTTAGCCCCTTCATTATCACCTTGTTTGTACTGCATTTCTGCAGCTGCTAAATCCATCCCTGCACTCACCAACAACAACGGCCACGTTGCAGGACCTAAAACCGCAACAGATATAGATGCCAAATTCAATAATGTTGGTCCCCACTCCTCCCAAGAACTCAAAGTTTTATAATCTTGTATGTTATATTTCAGATACCCATTTTGAGTTTGAATACCAAATTCATTTAATAAACTTTCACTATTAACCGCCCTTTTAAAATCTAAAGTCTTTCCTCTATATTCAAATGAAAACCCTTTGACAAAATTTGTTAAATTTAATGTCGGTAATATTGTTTGCCAAGTATTCCAAACAGCATATTCCCCTTTAAATACTACGGACTTTTTAAAGTTATCCAAACTTTTGGTATCGTTACCAAATAGGTCAAAACTATAAACCGTTGCGTTTTCAGGTATTTCTATTTCAAAATCGTTGGTTCCGTTTATCTTTATTTTTTTTGTCTTGGTAATTGCAAGACCTAAATCAGTATTAAGACCTATTGGTTTATTTCGAGATGTTGCATCTCTATATTGTGGGTCTATCTTAGGAAGTGGTGAAATTGAAGGTTTTTTATATGTCTTAGATAACCCTGCAAAGTATTGAGTATATAAGTTTTCACCAAAATGATTTTTAAATTTTTGTCCAAATTTACTAATTTCCGATAACATCTCGTTTTGAACTTCACCAGGTAAATCATTATTTTTTTCACTTGTGACACCATATTTTTTTAAAATGTTATTATAACCCAACATTAAACCACCACCAAACTCAGACCATTTAGTTTTATAAGTATTCCAAGCTGAAGTAGTTCTAGGACCAAAAGTACCATATCCGACACCTTTATTTAATTTACCACCTTTGTACCAAGTGGGATAATAAAAATCTAGCCAATCTTGAAAAATTTTTGTTTCGTTTTCATTTTTCGGTCTATTGGTAAAATCAACACTTGATGTTTTATTTTTTGATGTTGATAAAACAGTATTGATTTTATTAATATCTGCGTTTGCGGGGTATATGTTGTTTGTTATTTCAGGATAAACCGTTTCAACAGGAATAATATCATTTTTATTGTCAAATAGTGTTGCAATTTTTCCTGTTTTTGTATTATAGTACAATGGTTTACCTGGTAATTTCTCAACAGTTGTGGGAATAAATCTTTGTCTGAATTGTTGAGGTGTTGGCATAATTCTTTGTGCCGATAAACCACCCTGTTCAAATATCAACTCCTTATTTTCAGAAAGCGTCTTGGATGAATCATAATTCATCCTTAGAAGTATTTCATTTAAAATATCTTGTGGAGTTTGTTTCATAATAATGTATTTCCTTTCCCCCTTTTAACACCAGATTCCCATTTTGTAACAGCAATCTGATTTGCTTTTCCTCTTGTCACACCCGAATCCCATTTTGATTTTTGGTCAATAGGGTTTGCTTTTCCTCTTGTTAAACCTGTTTCCCATTTTGTAACAGTTGGATAACCTTTTTTTTCTCCTCCCCCACTTGAAGGTGTTGATGTTGTTGCACCAGCTGAAGGAGCTTCGGCTTCCTGTTCGTCAACCAAAGACATTAACTTTTTAATCTTTTGAATTTCTTCGTGTAACATTTTTTATAAATATCTGTTACAATTGAATTATTCAAATTCAGGTTTTGGTAGTTTTTCAGGATAGACAACATAATATTCATTAAGGAATGATTTTAAATCATCCTCATCAATATATTGCCAAAAATCATCATTATTATCATCTGTTTCATCTTCAAACATGAAATCAGCAATTGGTGAAAGAAAATCATATCCAAATTCATCAAAATATGTGTTTTCAATTTCATCCTTTCTTACCACGTCCTCATCATCATTCACCAATCTAAAAATAACCTCAGTTACGGTTTCACTCTGGTGATGTGAAATAATTTCCAAAATTTCCATTTTTTTTATTTGATTATTTTATTTATCTTTGCATTACATATATCGCAAAAAATTAAAAAAGTTATTAACTAATTAAAAAAATGTTATTTAAAAAGAAAAAATCCATAGTTGACGTTAAAGTTTTTCAGAAAGCTTGTTTGGTCATCGGTTCTTGCAAAACATATGAACAACTTAAAAATGCAAGAAAGTATGCCGATTTATTTTATTCAACGTATAACGATTACAAGACCTACAGTCACTTGCAAAAGTTGTTGGGAGAAAAGACTCCTGAAGTCTTTAATTGAACTTTGAAAACCTCTTAAACCAATTTAAGGTTTCGTTAATTGATTCCTTAACTTGTTTAACTTGTTCATCATCTTCCATTTCTCTGAAAACACCACTATTATTTAATGGTCCTTCAGAATCAAATTCGTATGGTTCCCATTCTCCACCCATTTTTTCTTTTCCATCGTATTCATCTTCCATAGAAGTTTCCAATTTATTCAACATCGCTCTTGAATCTGGGTCTGAATCGTGTTGTGATACATAATCAAGAATATCTTGTTGTGATTTCATTGATGAAGGATAGTCACCATTTTCATCACCTGGTCCGAATTGTTCGGGTCCACCTGAATCAAAATCATAAGAACCAAAATCAATATCAGAATAAGGTTCTTGAAGTGATGCTGAAACCTCCTCATCCATTTCCTCAACGTAATCAAACTTGTCTTGAAGTTTTGCTTCTTCACCTTCATACATACTTCCACATTCCATACATTCACCTTCATACATTACACCACCACATTCACAAAATTCTCCTTTTGATTCACGTAGGTTTACGTTTGAATATGTTCTAACATTTCCGTTTGCGGTTACCTGAACTCCATTTTTATCACCAGCTGCGTCATAAACCCTAAGAACATTATCAGGTTTTGGTAGTTGCATTGTTTGATAACCATTATAAGGTTGTTGGTGTTGACTTAATAAAGCCTGTTTTTCTTCATCCGAAATGTTTAACATGTATCTCATACAATATAAATATAGTTGATATTGAAAATATTAATAATTATAATTTGATATGGAAAAATTTACGATTGATATTGATTCATATGCTGAAGGTGCGGTGATTTTAACAGGACTTGAAGATTGTATTGTCGGAGTTGTTGAAGAATTTGGAAACGGAAAAAGGTTGTTATATGATAAAAACAGAATCTTAAACAAATTAATGGGAATACATCAAATGACTTCTGAAGAGGCTGAAGAATATTATGATTATAACATTCTTGGTTTATATGCTGGTGAACAAAATGCGGTATTTTTGGATAGAAATGTGTTATCAGCAACAATGATTGACGGCAATCTGACTTGTGAATTGTTGTGAGATAATTTTTGAAAGTCCAAATATTTTTTATATCTTTGCTTCATGAAATTTATTTTGGAAAAAGGTCGAAAATTGTTTTTTACAAGTGATACTCACTATTCCCATTCAAATATTTGTCGGGCAACCACAAAATGGAAGGATTCTGATAGTGTGACTCGTGACTTTAAAAGTCTTGAACAAATGAATTCCACACTGGTTAACAACATTAACGAAGTTGTTGGTCAGGATGATATTTTGATTCACCTTGGAGATTGGTCTTTTGGTGGTTTTGAAATGATTGAAGAATTCCGAAATCGAATTGTTTGTAAAAATATTCACCTGACATTCGGTAATCACGACCACCACATTCGTAGGAATAAACAAAATTGTCAAGAATTGTTTTCTTCAACTAGAGATTATTTGCATCTTGATATCAGGATTCCAAAAGGAGAAGTGGTTGAAAAAACGACAATGGTGTGTATGCATTATCCAGTTGCAAGTTGGGACGGAATGAATGATGGAATAATTCACCTTCATGGTCACGTTCATCTTCCACCTCATTTGAGGATTGCAGATGGAAAGGCGATGGATGTTGGTGTGGATGGAAATAATATGTATCCGATTTCTTATGAAGAAATTATGTCAATTATGAAGAACCGACCAATTAAAAAACTTTCTCTTCCAAAAGACCATCACGAAAAACGAATTAACTAATATGAAAAACCTATATCTAATCCGCTCAATTCCTGGGGCAGGAAAATCGACATTAGCTAAATCTTTGGTTGGTGATAAAGATTATTGTCACAAAGAAGCTGACATGTTTTTTCTAAATAGGGACGGTGAATATAAGTTTAATCCATCCCAATTAAAAGAAGCACATCAATGGTGTAAGGATGAGGTTGAATTTTTAATGAGCAATGAACATCCAACAGTTGTTGTTTCAAATACTTTCACCCAAGAGTGGGAAATGGAGGATTATTTCAAATTGGCGGAAAAGTATGGATATCGTGTTCATTCCATAATTGTTGAAAAAAGACATGATGGTGTAAACCAACACGGTGTTCCTGAAGAAAAACTACAGGCGATGAAGGACAGGTTCCAAATTAAACTTCTTTGATATGTCCATCTTTTTTTGTAATTTTGTAGTATGAAGGAAACTCTTGAAAAATATCATTCTCTTGGTTTGTTGTATAAACAGACTCACCCAAGGTTGCCTTTAACCATATGGAACTATACACCTAAAGTTCAATATGAAGAATTGTGGGATGAAATTACTTTGATGTGTCGTGGTCTTGTAACTGATAATGAAGGAAATATAGTTGCAAGACCCTTCAAGAAGTTTTTTAATCTTGAAGAAGGTAAACATACTCCGACTTCTGAATTTGAAGTCTTTGAAAAGATGGATGGTAGTTGTATCATATTATTTTACTATAACGATGAATGGATATTCGCAACTAGAGGTTCTTTTACGTCTGAACAAGCTATTAAAGCTAAAGAATTATCTTCAAAATACCCATTAGAAAATTTAGACAAAAACAACACATACCTTTTTGAAATAATTTACTAATAATTGAATTGTTTTTAACTATAAAAGATATTTATAATAAATCACCTTTATGGCGTACGTTTATATCCACAAAAGAAATGACAATAATCAGATTTTTTATGTTGGTATTGGTAGTGATACTGATTACAAAAGAGCATCTGATAAAAAAAGTAGGAATAGGTATTGGAATTTTATCGTTAAAAAAGTTGGATTTAAATTTGAAATAATCGAAGATAATTTATCTTGGGAAGACGCATCTGAAAGGGAAAAATATTGGATTAAAATTTATGGTAGAAAAGATTTGAATGAAGGTATTTTAGTTAATATGACTGATGGAGGTGATGGTTTAAATAACCCATCAGGGGAAATAAAAGAAAAATATAAAAAATTATATTCAAATAAAACCTTCATTGAACGATTTGGTGAGAAAAGAGCCAAAGAAATTGGGGATAAAATTAGTAAATCAAATAAGGGTCAAAAAAGACCAAAACAAAGTCAATCTATGAAAGGTAAATACGTTGGCAAATTAAATCCTATGTATGGAAAAACACGTAGTGATGAGTTTAAGGAGTATAGAAAAAAATATTTTACTGAAAACAATCCAGGTAAAAATAAAAGTGAGAATACAAAAAGAAAAATAAGTGAATCGAAAAAAGGAAAACCATCAAAAACTAAAGGGATACCAAGAAAAAAAATAATTTGTCCATATTGTGGTAAAGAAGGTGGTGAAGGGTTAATGTATAGATGGCATTTTGAAAATTGTAAAAATAAATAAAAAAATTATGGGAGGTCAAAATAGAATAGTTGTAGATTATGGTGATTATGAGGGTCTTGTATTACTTGGTGCGTTTAACACTGAAACAGGTAATGAAATTCCATACTTAGAACTTAAATCATTAGAAGGTTTCGATGTTGTCAAAAAATATGACGGAGTTCGGGATTATTCCGAGTTAAAGGGTAAAGTTGAACAAAACGCTGAAGGATTTGTTGTTCGTTTTTCAAACGGAGACCGAATGAAAATCAAAGGCGAAGAATACTTGCGTCTTCATAAAATAATGACCAATATCTCAACCACTGGTGTTTGGGAACATTTATCTAATGGTGGTGACATCAATGAATTACTCAAAGACATTCCTGATGAGTTCTATAACAAAGTTAAAGAATATGCCGACAGATTGAAATATGGATTTTATCAGGT